ATTTGCTCCAAATAGAGTTTGAAATTTTCCCATGTTATTTTGTACTGCTTGCCAAGATTTTTTAACCATATCTTCTGGTAACTTTCTTGGTCTTTTATTATTTCTTTCTAAAGCAACATCTAAGTCTGTATTTACAAATATCATATAACAATCGTATCCATGTTTTTGTAATTGCTTTTTCATGTTTGCAATTTTATCGTAATTCTTACCTGTACCATCTATTAACATACCAAGCTTTCCATTTATATAACCGTGCATTCTTTTTACAGTTACACGTTTTGCTTGATTTCTTAATTCCATTGCTTTTGCATATTCATCTGGGTTTAAAGATTTTACATCGTGAGATAAACCAGCTTGATCTAAATACGTTTCAAATGCTGAATCTGAATTTACCCCTTTAAGGCCTTGTGCAGAAACATAAGGCATTTTTTCTGGCATACCAAATAAAGTTGAAGCTGTATATGATTTTCCACTTCCAGGGCCACCAGCAGTGAAAACTGCTTTAAATATACCTGGGTCGTATACTCCTTCTTTTAATATTTCTTTCAATTTTATCATATATAATAAATATCAATCAAACCCCGATTATTGAATCAATTGAATCAGTATCGACTTGATTAACTTGACTTATATCAGAACCATCTATACCTATTACTGCATTAGCATAACCACTTGCTCCTCCAGCTGCAGTAAAGTAACATTTTAAACCTATTCCTCTAATTGCTCCGTATACAGGAGTGTTAGTTATAGATATAGCTTTTAGACCAAAGCCCCAATTAGCTTGATCGGTAACATTCCAAGATAAACCTCCAGTCTCAGTTGGTGTGCCTGCCATAACTGTATCGTTACCTTGGTTACTTGATGGCAATGCTGGGTGTCTTTTATTCGGACCTAAAAAAGTTACATCTTTATCACTATTTGCAAGAGAAATACCACTTACCCCAGTTGAAACATTTTGAAAAGGAATTGCCGAACTTAAATCAACACCATTCCATAAGAAAATATTAAATGTTACAGATTCACTAGAACCGGTCGAGCCAAATGTTCCTATGTTTCCCCTAGAGCTATTATATATTGTAGATATTATTTCAAAACCATTTACAGTAGCCCCCGATGGTATTTCGCTTGAAAATATACCTTTCCATATATGACCCCTGTTTGTACCAGAAAAACCTGAAGCAGAAGCACCAGATACATTTTCATGAACTCTTTGCGGTTGACTGAAATTAGTAGATCCTGCAATGCCCGTGTTTGATGTGGGTCCATGTATACCAGTATCAGCCATTGTAATTGCTCCAATCTAAATCTTTTGGCCAAAGCCATCCTGTATCTTCATCATACCATCCATCTGGTATAAATTTTTTATTTACATCGTCCCATACACCTAAAGTGTCATTTATTCCTTCGTCTGTAGTCCAGTACTTTGATTGATTAGTTGCAATTTCTGTTGAATCAGATTCTTTAGATATTACACCTAAATTATATGTAACTCTTATAAAACTCATATTAACTTACTTTTACAAATGTTTTATCTGGATCAAAAAATATTTTTCCGTATTCATCATCTAAAGCATAACCAACTATTCTAACTATATCATTTGCAGTACTAGGTCTAGTGTTAGTTATTTGACCATTTGATTCACCAACATATAATATTTCTCCAGCAGAACCAATATCGCCTTGAGACAATTTAACAGTACCTCTAATAAGCATTCCATCGACATTTGGGTTCGTACCTCTTGCAATACCTAATAAACCTGTTGATGTTTCTTCTGCTGTTGCATTTGCATAAACCCATTCACTAGATGCTCCCATAACATATAATCTTCCGGCGATAGTTGAACCTTGTCCATGATACAATATATCTGCACCAGATCCTAATGTATTATCTGGACTATCTGCTGGTGTATCAAATCTTCTATGAGCTATTAATTCAGCACTGCAGCTTATATCTGATGATGCAGATATTGGATGGTCAACTGTTATGCCTATTCCTTGTAGATGCTGTATTCTATCTGTTATTACAGTTGAAGTAGAAATTGATTGATCAACTAAAGCAGCTGAAGCTGATATTGATCCACCTGATACATCTATATTTCCAGTGTTTGGATAATTTAGTCCATCTACAATTTTTAAAGAGCCTGAAAGAATTATCCCTTGCGCTGTGCCAGGATTAATATCATTTTGAGCTGTTAATAGATCTAATAAATTTTCTGTCCCACTACCTCTACAATATCTTACATGATTAGCTGCTACAACTTGAAACATTCCATAAGATTTATTACCAGAATCTGCTATTGAAGTAAAAGAAAGTTTAGAAGCATTAGGTGTAGCACCTAAGAAAATTCCACCACTAGCACTTATAGCTGTAAATGAACCTGTTGCTCCTATTATGTTGCCACTTGCACTTATATTACCCGAAGCTGTAACATTGCTTGAAATATCAACTGACCTGTCAGCCATTAATTGAATATCATTGTCTGCGTGTATTTCTAAATTTTCAGGGTTATCTGAATCTGCAGCTATATAAGTATCCGTAGAATCAAACATAGCCTTTGTCTGTGCTGAAAATAATAGGTCTTTATCAATCTCTATTGTAGATGCATCATCACTTGTTATTTTTGGATTAGTTGAAGTGACAGAGTAGCCACCTTGAAGTTTTAGATGTCTATCGTTAGTACCAATAGTTAATAAACCAATATCACCGGAAGTTGCTCCCATTATAGTTTCTGCAGTTATAGTTCCACTTGAACTTATATCCCCTGAGGCTGTAATATTCCCTCTTACATCTAAACTTACTTGTGGATTAGAACCAGATATCAATACTACACCTCCTGCTTGTCCACTACCAGCTTTATCTGATTGTAATAATATATTACCACCTGCATAATTATTTTTTATAATAGTATTACCTGCAGAGGAATTTAATAATACGTTTCCTGCGTTAGCAGTAAGGTCTACATTAGCACCATCTGATTGTATAGTTAAATCGCCAACTGTATTTGCTACTCCAGTTCCTATTCCCAATTTAATATTATCTGCGATTTTTAATATATTATTAGATGCATCATATTTTACATTACTACCTTCTATATCTAATTCCTTTGCAATAATTTTTCCACTTGAACTTATATTGCTTGAAGCGGTTATATGACCATTATTACCATCAATACTTACTTTAGCATTATTACTATCATCTGCAAATTCAACATAATTATCTGCTTTAAGTCTTATAGTATCATCACCATCTATAACAATAGAATTATCTAAACCTTTAATAAATTGATCATCTGTGACTTCATTATCAAATGATATTCTTCCTTGTCCTGGAACATGAAAATTTGCTGCAGAAATTAGTCCACTTGAACTTATATCTCCTGATGATGTTATACTACCATTAATTTTAGTTCTTTGGGTATTAGTACTATTTTCATCATCAATTATTAGATTTTTAGTACTAAGTACGATTTTTTTCTCAGTTCCATTCAAACAATTAACATCCATCCTTCCTAATGACTGTCTAAGTTTAATATGAGTTTGCGTATCTATACCAGTATGATCGCCTATCTTTTGTTCTTCCGAAGTTATTGAAAGAAAGTTGCCTTGATAACTTGTAAATGAACCAGATAATGCTGTAACAATCCCACTTGAACTTATATCACCTGAAGCTGTTATATTACCAGATATACCTAAACCGCTATTCCTAAAATTATATTGATCTTCATCATCAATAGCTATAATTATTGCATCACCATCCCAATAAATTTGATCATTATTTTGAGAAAAACGCACATGTTGTTGTTGAGCACCGTTTTGTGTGAATACTAAATCACCACCTACTTGTATATCACTATCAATATCTAATATATTAGAAGATATAGTACCACTTGAACTTATATCACCTGAGGCTGTAATATTACCTTGAACTATAAAATTACTAGAAGCCATTGATGCAGTTTCAGAATAAGAAGAAGATACTTCTTTTGTAATCTCTGTTAAAGCCGTTATTGCATGAGAAGCAGTTGGCGGTATAAACAATGAACCCGTACCATCAGTAATATCTCCACTCGAAGATACTTGCAATACTCTTTGATAAGTATCTTTTATTTTTTGGTTTGTTAAATCAGGCAATGCCATCTATAACCCCTTACTTTCTTTTTTCTAAAACTTTTACAACTTTATCTATTATTGTGCCCTTTGCATTTTCATTGATAGGGTTAGTTTGAACATACTCAGCAATGATTGTATTTAATTTATTTTTCTTTATTCTTAAATTAGAAAAATTAATTTTTTCTTTAATTAACATTTTTAATATGTTTACTACATGTTGCTTTTCTGAAATTGTTGGTTGAGAAATTACTTCAACTTTAGCTTTAGATTCTTTTATAACATTTGATCTTTGTGATCTTACTTCTACAGTTATTTTTTTACTTGCTTCTACTTCAAACGTAGATTCCCAAGGTGTAAAATATGTATCTTCTGCAATTACTTCTAATTTTATTGTGCCTTTAGTATTTTCATCTAAAAGCCCTCTTAATCTTTTTACTGGTACTTTAACTAATCCAGATTCGGTAATTGTACCTTTAAACATTAAATCAAAGTCTTCTGATTCTATTACCAATCTTGCTTTGGACTTTTTTAACGATGCACCTTCTAATTGTATCTTTGCTTCAAAGTTTTCTATTTTATCAGTGTATAATTTGTACATTTCTTTTTAACTCCTCTGCTATTAAAGTTATATCTTCTATTCTATGAGAAATATTTTTTACTTCTTTTTCTTCATCATAGATTTTTTCACCTTTTATGTGCATTATTAACCTTATTAGTTTCTTTTTCTTTTTCTTGTCTAATTTTTCTAATTTTAAAGGGTCAACGCCACCAGTAGATTTACTAAGTATCTCTTGAACTAAATTCCAAAATTGATCTAGTTCATTCCATTTAAAATCAGCTTTATCCCAGTCTATAAATGCCATATATAAATATCACTTACTTTTCTTTATATGGAAATATTTTGTTCAAGAGTTGCTTTCTTTCGTCACAACCACAATCATTCCCAATTGTTTTCTTAACTATTTTCTTTATTCCAGTTGCTTTGGTGATCTTTTCTATTGTATCACCTAATCCTTTTGATTTCTTTTTCATCTTAATCCAAATCACTTTGATCTAATTTAAATACTACTGTTACATAATAATTTTTAGTAGCATTCAACGGAGCTTGTAATCCAACTAATAATCTAGTACCAGCTGTAAAACTATTGCCAGAAGCATCAGATAAATCTATAGTCGTAGTTGTTCCACCAGCACCTGTTGTTGCAGTAGCTGTTGATGTTAAAACGTCTGAATTAGTACCACTAATGTATTTATGCAATTTTGCAGTTATACTTACACCCTTACCTTTAGTTAATAAACTTGAATTACTTCTAACAAAAACTTTATGAATATTTCCTGCGCATGGTGCTATAAAATTATTTCTTCTTAATAATTGATTAGTTGCTTCTGTTTCACCATCTGATAAGGGTACAAATTGTTCTGTGTTTATATTACCACTGAAATTTGCAATAACAGGAAAATAAATATATCTTGCATCTCTTTTTGCAGTGTTAGCAGTTATTGCATTTGCTTGAGAAGTTGTTATTCCAGTTTTAGCTGAATTAGTAGTAATAGCTTCAGCTTGACTATCTGATATAGTTGTAGTATTACCTGCCATGGCTTGTGTTGGTTTTGACCCTATTACCATACTAACTTTTGCAGTGTTAGCAGTTATTGCATTTGCTTGATCATTTGTAATAGTAACAGTGTCACCTCTTAAAGCTTGATTAGATTTTGTACCTATCACTAATGGAGTCTTTGCATCATTTGCAGTTACTCTTGTAGAAAAAGATGCAGAAGCTGCAGTTAAAGATTTAACTTTCGTTTCTAAAGATCCTGATGCACTATTATTTGCATTTATAGTATCAATACATTGATCCATTTTTTTATTCATGTATTGTAATGCATCATCATAAGGATTATCATTATCTGTTGAATCGTCAAATCTTTCTGTTATATTAGCTCTTTTAACAGCAGCTTTAACAACGTTAAATTTGCTATCTGTTTCATTTTCTAAATCTAAAAACTTCTTTATTGCCATTTTTATCTCCTATTTTGCTATTATATATTCTACAGCTAATTGAAAGTCGTAATTTGTTCCACCAGTTGCAGCTGCTTTTCTAAATCTTGGGTATAGCATTGTCATAGGATTAACTGCTATTGCAAATTGACCTCTTCTGTCTAGTTCATAAAAATTATTTTGTGCTGATATAGTTATAGTTTGTTCAGATTCTGCTTCTGCTAGAGTTTGAGAAGTACTTGTAACATCTCCATCAAACATTCCATTAGAATATACTAATGTAAATTTAATATCGTCGGTAGTAGATCTTCCTTGTATATTTAAATGATAACCAGTTAATATAGCTTTATAAGGTAACTTGAAGCCAGAATTCAGTGTTTGAGTTTTGCTTGTAATCGTAGTTGATGATGTTCCTAAATCTCTATTCCAATAATAATAATTAACACCTTGATTGTTTGGACCATAATAATTTGTTGTATTATTAGAAACTACTAATCTACCAGTTGTTGACCAATATTGTTTTGTTGCAGAGTATATTTCTCCACTTGCACTTATATCACCTGAAGCTGTTATATTACCTGTGAGAGTATTTATAGTAACTCTCGTTGTTCCTGCTTTTGAAAATTTTACCTCATTACCTGCAGCATCAAAATCTATATCTCCTGTTGCATCTAATTCTATATCTGCTCCATCTATATGAGAATTAGCACCAGCAGCTCCAACATAGAATATTCCGCTATCAACATATACAGCTTGAGTAGTGCCTAAATATAATCCATTGGCAAGATCTGCTATAACTTTACCACTTACCTTTATATCATTAGATGCTGTAATACTTCCATTGAAAGTATGTGTATCTGCAGAGGTATCTCCAAAGATATTTGATCCGCTTGTTATTATTATAGAAGAAGTTAAATTAGAAGAAGTTATATTTGTAACTGTTAAACTAGTAGCATTAATATTAGTTGCAGTTAAATCTCCAGAAAGATTTATATTTTTTGCTTTTATATTTCCTCCACTACTAAGTGTTGACCCAGTTAAGTTTCCATAGAATGTATGAATCTCATTTCCATTGTTACCTAATGTTGCATTACCGAATATACTTAAGTCATCAAAACCGCTTATATCAGAAGAACCATCTCCAGAATTTTTACCTTTTAAATGGCCACTCATACTTACATAGCCTCCTACAATATGATTACCAGTTTGTCTTACGGTTCCATTTATAGATAAAGACCCTGTTATTTGATTTGCACCATTAGATTCTAATAATAATCTTTGGACTGCTGCTCCAGATTTTCCGGCTGTCATGAAAACTAAATCTGCTGCTGTTCCAGTTGCATCGTTATCGTCAATAACTGCTTTTATTACTGCAGCCTCTCCAGAGACTCTTTCATCATAATCACCTAAAGAGCCAGATTCAGCTACCCATCTTATAGCTCCTAGTGTATCTCCAGCTTGACCAGGAGAAATAAACCCAAGAGCTTCACCTTTGCTTAATATGCTTTGTTGTACATCTGGCGGGAAATCATTAAAAGCATTTGTAGCACCTTCTTCAGTATCAAAATCGTCACCAGTAACTGCTAATAACATAGCTCTAGAAACAGTAACTCCTCTTGAATATCTTAATATTAATTCACTTCCAGTTGTTGCTCCCCCAGAAGTTCTATCAAAGCTTTCTATGTTTCCTTCATCATTTAATTTAATTCCTCTTCTATTAGATTGATTTTGTATTTGCAATTGATCTGCTCTTAAATCTATATCTGCTAGAGGCTCTTCTGTTCCGATTCCAATTTTACCAGATCCTGATAAATAAAATTTAGCATTGGAAGATCCTGTAATTATAAATGAAGTCCCATCATTTTTATCAATAAACATTTCAGTTGAAGAAGATAAAACGTTTGGAGTCCCAGAAAAGAAAGCAGTATTAACTTCACCAGATCCTCTTTGTACTATTGAACTACTAACATAAGAATCAGTTGAAGCAGAAAAAGTAGAAATAAAAGAAGACGTTGGATAATGTGAAGAATGAGAAGGTGTTCCAGCTAAAAACCTTACATCAACAGACCTATTAGCTTCAGATGAACTTAAGAATATATAAGAACCACTTGTTCCAGCAGAAGCTACAGAAGCAGTAAAAGCTCTAATCATATCTACATGAGTAGATGAAGAAGCTAATGCTACTTTGTAAAAATGAGTATTTTGTGTTGTTAGAGTAGAAGCAGACAATGGACCCTCTAGAGCAAAGTGACTTTCTATTACTGGTTCAGTATTTGAAGTAGAAACGAAATAAAATAAATGATTATAATAAGGGCCAGCTGCAAAAAAGTATTCCAATCCTGTAAAGTTAGAACCAGAATAAGTTGAAAGAGAAACTGGATTATTTAAAAAATTTAATTTTACAATTTCTGAAGTAGAAGCTGTGATTGCTGTTCCCGGCACTTCGTTTGAAGCTGATGGGATAAATGCAAATCCTCCTGATATAGGCATTAAAGCGTTTTGTGTTATTGGCATATAATACTCCTATCCAAATTTTAAATCATTTTGGTTCGTAATTACCATTGTCCATGTTGAAAAATCAAAGGTTATAATCCTGTTAATAAATGTCCCCCCTACTAAACCAGAGCCCCCATCTAAATCTGTATTTTGGAAGTGACTAATTTTTTGATTAGCTACAGACCCTCCCACTAAATTACCATCATCGAAAGTATAACCATTAGGATTGAAAGGTGAATATACATCTGCTAATGCTTTACAATCGTCGTATCTTTGTCTTAAAGAAGAGTTAGGAGTTCCTGGACCAGCTGAAGGTGCATATTGGTTTCCTCTTTGATTTAAATAAGGCGGCCCTTGAACTGCATACATTAACCCTAATCCACCTGGTGTTGCTTTCCAAAGTTCATTAATTTTTTTATTATTACCCGGCATCTTTATCTCCTAATTTTTTCTTTAATGTTTTTACTTCTTCATTTAATTCTTTTATAGATTCTATTAACAAAGGTATTATCTTTTCATATCTAACAGATTTATACCCATGATCTCCAGTTCTTACAACTTCTGGTAATACTTTCTCAATTTCTTGAGCTATTACTCCATAATCTAATCCCTTTGTTATTAAGTGATTTCTAGATATTTTTTGAGCTCTTTCATCGTTTAATTTTTTCCATCTAAAAGATACACCATTTATTTTATCAAGTTTTGTTAATGCAGAATCTATTGTATTAATATCATATTTTAATCTTTTATCAGACGTTTGAAATGCAACAACATCTCCACCAGCTCTGACATCTCCTGTAGTATAAATATGTCCTCCGTCTCCATAAAAGCAATAACGATTAGCAGCTGTTGTTGATGTGGATGATATTTGGCAATGAAACCCATATACTTGTGGAGCTGAATATGTATTATTGTATGTAAAATCTATCTCTGATAGTACATTTGAAATATTTGCATTTGCAGTATTCCAAAACGCTCCTTGTAAAGAGTGACTACCGGAAGTTGCAAATCTATGAGAAAAATATTCTTGCTCTCTTCCTCCAACTAAAACCTTTGTATGATCTGTAGAAGGTATTCCTCCTAGACTATTACCTCCAAAATTACCACCTGGAGATGGCTGTGGCCCTTGACTTGGACCATACCATGTACCAGTAGGAAGTTGAACTCTATTTTCAGATTTATGTTGATATGCATATAAAGTAGAAAAAGATCCCGGCGTTTTTAAGTTTATACCGTATTCTACAAACTCGGGAGTTTGAGTCCAACCGTTACTAGCAAATGTACCTTGTAATGTACCTGGACCATGCCATTCAGTAGGAGAGAAGGTGTCACCCGTATTTGTAAAAGGCATACCCATAGTATTATAATACGAAGCTGTCATTTGGCCAAAGAAATTATACGAGGGATTTGAAGCGCTTATTATTAATCCAGCAAACTTTCTATTTGTGTCTAGATTATCTGGAGTGTTGTTCATTGACATCCACTTTATTTGTTTTGTAATCACTTCTATAGTTGATGGAGATGTTACAGTCTGTAAAAATGCTGTATTATTTGACCCAGAGAAATATTGTAATGAACCTCCGCTAAGCTCTACTCTTGTTTTACTATTTCCTCCAATTTGTAATTTTTGATTTCCTGCATCTAAGGCCATATAATTTGCATTAGAAGTACCATTCTTTGAAAGCTTTGTTGAAGATATAGTCCAGCCAGCAATGTTTCCACCAGTTGATGCTTGTAAATCTGCACATGTAATTGTACCATTTGAATTCAATGTAGTTGAACCACCAGTTAAAGTAGAAGCATTAATTGTCCAACTTGCAATTTTACCAGCACTTGCAGTTACTGCTCCCGATTCATCTACTGCAAAATCTGGAGCAGATGAGCCACCTAATTTTATTGTACCATTATCTAAATCTATTTCAGAACCAACTGAAGCTCCATAATTTGTTGAAAGTATTCTACCAGTTTTTATTCTATTACCTTCTATAACTGTTGATCCACCAACTGTTCCTGCTGGCGATTGATATAAAGCTGTAATATTATTGGCTGTTAATTTGTGATGACCATAAACTCTTAGTTCGTCTATAGAACCAGTAAAAGGATTTTTACCATCCCCAGAAACAGCTCCTGAAGTTTGTGTAAAACTAGAAGTTATTATTGCAGAATCATTATGTGATGCTCCTATTCCTGTAAACCCTGAATAATTTACTCCATTCGTGTTTATATCAGGATGCCCAGTTTCAGTCTTTTTGTGAGTACCATTTAAATATATACTTGCTGTACCATGATAAGTTGTGGCTGCAACATGAGTCCAAACATTAGATTCTATAGATGCAGAAACCTTTAAAGCATCGTAATTATTTGAAGACCCTTCCCAAACTGTAAACCAAACGTGACTGCTACTAACGTATAAACATTTACCATTTGATGCTCCCCCAGCTTCCCAAACAATTTGCGGTTCAGTATGAGCAACGTTTTCAGGTTTTATCCAAACAGATAAACTAGCAGAATTAATTGGAGTAGTTGAACCTCCTGGATAGTACCATTCTCTATCTTCTATTTCTATACGAGTATTTTTACCCGATTCAAATTTTAAAGCTTTACCACCTGTTATAAAATTTCCACTTCCAGAAACCCAACAATCATTAGGGTTAACAATAGTACCGCTAATATGATTTAAGTCAGTACCAACTGTATTGTATACTACTGATCCATTTCCTGTATTAAAGTCATAATGATAGGTTGGATCTTTTGTTGGTAACCCTGGTAAACTTGCGACTTCTATCTTACCAGAAAAATACCCGTTTTGTGTATATAAACCAAAACCAGTTACTCCATCGCTAAATTTAGAATCAGTAACTCCAGATAAATCTCCAAGTCTTGCTTTTAAATCTACATCATAAACATCTGACCCGGTTCTTTCTACTATATCTATATATGGCGTTGTTGGGTCGTTTGGATTAGCATTTAATCTAATATACCCTGTACCCCGTTTACCAGTTGATACTATTACTTGTGACCCAGAGTATGCTTGAGCAGAACCACCTCCATCTCCAAGAGAACCAGAAGCTCCAGCGAAACTTTGACCTAATCCTCTTTCTACATAAATTGCACCAGTAAAGTCATTATCACTACTTCCAGCAAATCTAGAAGAAGATTCAACTTTCATATATTCTGTTGCAAAACCTGTATCAGTTATTTTCTTTGCAGTTAATATTTCTCCTACTGCAAAGCCCGTAACATTTACTACTGACATTGTTGTTTCATTTGCAGGATACTCTGAAGAAGTGTATCCAGAAGGTTCTAATGTAGTTGGGAATGTAGAGCCAGTTAAAGTAGTAGAGTTTGCAACATACAATTGACCACCAACTGCATTGACTGCTTCTTTTTCAAATACAGCTGTTGACAGAGTTCCTCTAATCCTTGCATTCTCTACTTCTAAGAAACCACCACTTGCAGCAGTTAATCTAAAACCAGACCCAGCTAAATTTGAAGCAAAACCATCAGATTCGATAGTTCCATCTTTTCTAATAATCATTGCACCACCAGTAAGTTTTTCATTGTCAAATTCCCAGCCAGCTATTTGATTATTTGCAACACCAGATATTAGATTCTTACCTAAAGAGAAAATTGTATTTCCTGCAGATTTTCCTATAATACCAAAATTATCGTTTGCTTTATACTTTAATTCTACAAAATCGTTATTTGCAGCTGTAGCGTCAAAAGCTTTTATACCATAACTTGCACTTACATGTACACCAGTATTTGATAGTTTTTCTTCATCTATAGTCCACCCTGCGATCTTTCCACCAGTGAATAATACTTTTGAACCAGTGATCTGTCCAGAAGATTTTAACAATAAACCAGAGCTACTTATTTGAGTTGATGTTAATGCGAATCCTCCTATATCTCCTCCAGTAAATTGAACTTTACTACCGGTTATCTGTCCAGAAGATTTTAATAATAAACCAGAACTACTTATTGATGTTGCACTTAATACAAAGCCACCAATCTTACCAGATGATGCAGTTATAACTCCTGACCCAGATAATACTAAAGCAAGATCAGAACTTGCTATAGCTTTATCAGTAATTGTAAAGCCACCAATATCACCAGCAGTAGCTGTAATAGTTCCTTGCATTGTAACATTACCATCAGAAGTTAATTCAAAGTTAGAAGAAGATATTCCTATGTTACCACCAGACCCAGAAATAAATTGTGCCGAAGATCCTAAGAAAAATGTATCAGTTCTAATTTCTAAACCAGATCCAGCTGAAGAGGCTGAATATCTGAAAAAGCTTTCGGAATGTAAAGCTGCTTCTAACCCTATACCATCGTATGTCGTATCAAGACCATTTGCTGCACCAGATCCAGTTAAAACTTTTGAACCAGACCAGAACATCCATCCGCTTGTTCCTAAAGAAGAACTAGCAGCTTTGAATCCCATATAATCTAGTGTTCTTAAATTTGCCATTTATTATGCTCCTATCTTCCCATCGAAAATTATACCTTCACCAAGAAATCCTTCATTATTTATATAAGTATTACCACCTTCAAAACTTATATTTTCTTTTAATAATATTAAATCGGATCTAACACTATTGATATTAAAAAATTCAATTTTAAAATCTAATATATCGTCATTTTGATATTCTGGCACTCTTGCTTCTATAATAGTGTGATTAGGTGTAAAACCTGATTCTATACCAGACTTTATAGAAATTTGAGATACAACCCATTTACCAAATTTTACTTGAAATACTGGTACTATAGTTCCATCTCTAACTGGTGTAAAATCAAAGATCATAAGATCTTTATCAACGGCTGGTAATGAATTAGCTCCTATGTCTGGTATTCCTACTTCTGTTGTTGGTGTTCCAAAAGCTACTGTACTTGACTTAGCAACATTCATAAACATTTGAGGATTAGCATTAAAATTATTATTTTTAAAATCTATAGGATTAAATATATTAACAGGTGATACTGATGGGCCTCTTAATTGACCAGCATCTAATCTAGCACCTAATCCTGGTACAAATTCGTCAACTGCAGAACCTGATAAATAAACTCTCATTTCAGCTCTACCTTTATTATTAGAATTTCTTTCGTCGTCTAATTCAGTAAATGCTCTTGTTTTAAAAGATATTACATAATTACAATCTTTAAAAACTTGTATAGGTTTAGTGCAATTAACTCTTACATAATTTTGATCTCTATTTGCTGAACCAGATAATGCTAATGAACCAGATATCATCATTGCATCTATTAGCGTTTCAGAGTCTCTTTTTATTTCAGGTGTAGCTGTAAACGTTGGGTCTTTTTTTACTATAGTAGCATTCCATTTTGTTATAGCTTGTCCAGAATCACCAGATGGGAAGAAGCCTAATTTTTGAATTTTAAATACGTTATTTTCATCTACTAATAATTCATTAGACTCTATTACTTCATCTGCTAGTAAATCAAAAGTTTGAAGCCCAGCAGTTCTCATCGACACCTTTGTTCTATATACATCTCCACCTATTGGATCTATATTTGCTAATATAATATTTGCATAAGAAACTTTGTTTAAAGAAGACACTGTTAAATCTATGGCTTCTTGATTATAAGCTATCTTATAAGTATTAGAAGAAAAAGTAAATGGTGAGTATGTAATTCTTATATCATATGAAACTGGACCTTGGAACCCTTTTGAAGGGGAAGTAGTATGAGAATAAAAATATTCATATTGATATGGCGTAGAAAGTTTTGCTGTAGTAGAATTAATCACTTGGACTATAGAAGCAGTGTAATCTGTAGTATTAGGTTGTCCACTAGCTTTAAAAGCTGGTATATTTGTTAGATTGCTGTTAGGTTGTGGGTTTGCAGTAGAAGTTGGATTAGGTATAGTTAAAGTTCCACCTTCCATAGATGAAGAAAATGTAAATCCCGTTGCAGTTGCAATTATATTGGGAACATTAGCTCCTTTACTACCAAAACCTCCAACTGGGCTTTCTTGAGGATAAGAATACGATATACTTCCTTGGTTTTGTAATGTTACTTCTGATGTTGTACCTTGTTGGAAAGATTCACTTAGAACAGATTTTACATGTTCATTGATAGTTATTCTTGGTTGCTGTGCAAATAGTATATCGGTAATGTTTGGTTTTTCTGCATCTACAAAAACTTCTCTTTGCCATATTACATTCCGTTTACCTTTAAAAGATTCAGGTATTAATCTGCCATTAGGTCTTCTTCTTGCTACACCAACAATTGTTATTGTTGCAATACCTGGATCTTGCTCTGGGTATATATAGATAGTTATAATTCTCCTTTGAGAAGAATCTATAAACTTATTTACTTCATGATAGATTGGCTCTTCCTGGTTTTCCATAGTTACTTCTATTTCTACAGGATAACCCTTTTCTAATAAAGCTGAATTACCTTTTAATTTAAAGATATTCTTTCCACCATGTAATTCTGATTTTAATTCTGATACTTTAAAATAGGCTGAATCGTACTTGTTATCCGTGATCAAATAGTTTTGACCACCGGCAAGGTTCTTTCTCTTTGCTCTTTTACGAATCACTTTTTTCTCCTATTTATATCAACTTAAGTCTACCTTAAGTTTCATATATAAATATCAAGTTAACAAATAACGTTAGAGAAATCTCCTTTCCTATTTATTTCTATTAAAGAATCTGTTACATCTTTTAGTGACTCTATATGAGATATGATAATAATATAGTCAAATTCAGATTTTAAATAACTGAACATGCTTTCCATTGAACTTAGATTTTCAGAATCTAATGTTCCAAAGCCTTCGTCTATAGCTAGAAAGTTTGGTCTAGGTAAATTAGAAACGTTTATTAAAGCTACTCTTATTGCTAATGAAGATATAAATTTTTCCATTCCAGAAGTTAATTCTAAAGACCATCTTTTATCATCATAAACAATATACGTTAAAACAGATTTACCATCTACTTCAAATTCTATTTTGAAATCTACCATTTGAGATAAAATAGTATTTACCTCTTCTTGTATATAAGGTAACACTTCTGAAATTATTTCGTAGGGTATACCATCTCTTTGGATTGCTTCTAAATAATATTCATACGATTTTAATTTTATTTCTAATTGATGCGCTTTTTCTATTGTGTTATTTATATCTTCTACTTTTGTTTTCCATAAATTAACAGAAGAATGATTTTGCAATAAGCTTTCTTCTTTTAACTCTAAGTCAGCTTCCCATTTTTTCTTTTCAAATTCTTTCTTTGATATATTCGAATTAACTTTTTCATTAAAAAGTATAGCCTCTTCTTTTTCGTAATATTTCTTTATATCTTTTTCTATTGCTCTTATTTCCGATTTGCAACGTTTTATATTTGCCTTTCTAGTTACGGTCTTAACTTTTATCTCTGATTGGTAAACTTTAATCTGTGAAAGATTAGACATCCATTTTGCATATTCTTCTAATATAGTTTCAGTATCACCAGAAGCTTTAAACTCTTTTTCGCATTCTTTTAATTTATTACTTATTTCTATATACAAATCTTTATACGATAACAAATCACTTTTTAATTTTTCTGCGCTTTTAACAAAAGAATTGTCTTTACAAAAACTGCAGTTTGGGTCGAATGTTCCTATAGCTTCAATTTTTTCCTTTGCGCTTTTAGCATTTGTTTTTAATACTTCTAGTCTACTTTTTAAAGATTGTATTTCTTTTTCTTTTAGTAAAGCTACTCTATGTTTTTCTCTTTCATTTTCTATATCTAAAGAACAAATCTTTGTATCTAATTCTTTGTATTTTATTTTATTAGCATTTGTATAGTTTGAATACTTCTCAAGCTTTTGCAAGTCAATTTCTATTTCTTTTAAGAGTTGCTTTTTATTTGCTTCAAGCTCATCTATATCATAATCTTTTTTTATCTTTTTCAAAGATTTATACATTTCTTTAATTTCTTCATTTACAAATTTAATCTTTTCTTTGATTTTAGAAACTTTAGAACTGCTTGATTTATATTCTTTTTGAAAAACTTTTAACTCTTCTTCTGCTTCTATCAATTCAGAATCATAATTGGTTTTATTGAAGTCTTTTAATAATATTTGAACTTCTTTTATATCTTCATTTGCCAATTGATATAATTCTTCAAATACTGTTATATCTAAAAATTGTGAAAGTAACTCTTTTCTTTCAGTTTGAGTTTTTTCTATAAACCCTGTATTATTACCTTGTACAGATAAAGCTGTTAAGATAAAATCTTCATATTCACCAACTATACCTCTAATGTTTTTATCTGTATCTCTTCTTTGTTCACCGTTTAAATCTACTCTTTCTCCGCCTTCGTCTATGTACCAAAAGTCAACGTCTACTCTAATCTTTGTATTGTTTCTTCTTCTCTTAGCTCTACGTTCTATATAATAATCTATCTCTTCTATTTTAAAATGCAGTTTACAGGAAAAGGTTGATTTCTGTGTATTCATTATATCGTCTGCTTTTTTTCCTCTACTGCATCTATCGAATAAGCAAAAAGATAATGCATCTAATAATGCCGATTTACCTATATGGTTTGGAGCAAATATACCTATTAACCCATTTAACTTTTCAAATTCTACAGAATTGTTAGGACCATAAGAAAACATATTAGAAAATTCAAATTTTATAGGTTTCCAGTCTATTCCTCTACCAACTTCTATATCAGATAGATTTTTATTTAAATTCCTATTAATAATTTTTATCTCTTTTGTTATATCATCTTGTATTTGATGATTCTTTTCTAAATACTCTTGTATCATTTGATTTTGATAATCAACATTCCTAACGTCTTTAGTTAATCTCCTAGAAGATTTGTTTTCTGAAGAACCTTTTATCTTGTCTTCTCTTATTACTATAACGTCTTGTACTTTGCACTTTTTTCTTATTTCTTTTACAACTTCTTTTATTTGAGCTTGTGTAGTATTTATAGTTTTAAATCTTAACCTAGGGTACTTTGGAATATCATTTAAATTTTGTTCTATATGCCCATCTTGTATATGAACAGTATAATATCCATATTCATTTTTTATGTTATATTCCTTATGCGTTTTAGTTTTTACATCCCAAACTATGTAACCATGGTTTTCATAAGCTTCACCAAAGTTTTGTTGTATTAAAGAGCCAGCATAGCAAACAGTTTTCTCTTTATTTAAAAATTGTCTTTTATGTATATCTCCAAGTAATACTAAATCATAATTATCAAACATGTTAATTTTATGTTCTTCGTTTGCAACTTTAAAACCTGCATCTGTTGCTGATGAATCTATAGCTCCGTGAAATAAAGCTATTTTATTATTTCCTTCTATATCTTTTGCTTTAATATAATTTTTTGGATCATCTGATATTTCGAAAACAGAGAAATTACAATCTGCTATTTTGTAAACTTCAGTTTTATCTAAATAAAATAAATTAGGATGATTTAAATTTTTAACTATAGGTGACAGCGTATCTAGCCTCGTATCATTGTTTAGATTAGTGTCATGATTACCTTTGATAATGATAGTAGGTTTTAGGTCGGCTAGATTCTTTAGAAATTCTGAGGTTATCTCTATAAGCTCTGGTGATATATCAGTTTTATTGTGAACTATATCACCCGCAATATAAACTAAAGAATTATTAGGTAAAGCCTTGACAGCTTTGTACAACTCTTTAAATATAGATCTATATTCTTTGTGCCTTTGATAATTTCTTATATGAACGTCAGCAATATGTAAAATCTTATCTACTTCATCAAAGTTAATTTTAATATGTTGCATTTATCTTATACTCCATAATCTTTCCAAACGTTAATTTTTCTGATTTGCTTATCATATCATTTACGATATCTTTACCTAAATCACTTGGGTCTTTATCTGGTAAATAAATTAAATGTACGTCTATGCCATAACCCATAAAAAATTCAGAATGTTTTATTGCAGATGCTAGTGCGTCATTGTCTAAAATTATATTTATCCGTTTTACTTTCTTTTCTATTATCTTTTTTCTTAGTGAATCTGGTAAGATTTTACCAAACAAGGGTATTGAATTTTCACCAGTTGCTATTGCATCAAAAGCTCCTTCTACTATATTTACAGGTTCATCCCAATTAATTAATAAATCAAAACCCACTATATCCTTAGATACTTTTGGGTTCTTGTGCTTATAATCTGTATCATAGAAAGCTCTACTAACAAAGTAATTTACAATTCCTTCGTCGTCATAGCTTGGTATTATTATCATACCATTATATTCTCCACTTTCAGCATATCCTATATTATGCCGTAATATATCTATTTTAGTTAAACCTCTCTTCTTTAAATAATGTATTGCATTTTTATAATGAGGCGAATTAATATTACCATGTAAAAGAGGTATAAATTCTAAAGGTAAAGAAACGTGCTCATCTCTTTTCTTTGATACAACATAATTAGTTTTATCGCCAGTTATATCTTTTAATTCTTCTAATTGCTTTTTTGTTGCGTTAGCTTTTTTCAATAAAACAAAAAGTTTTCTACCTTTAGCGTTACAATGCCAACAATGCCATTTTTCACTTTTTAAGTTTACACTCATTTTTTGTTTAGGATGATTGCAATATGGGCACTTGTACCATACGTCATCATTATTTCTTTCTAGGCCTCTGCCTAATAATGCAGTCATTAACCGCTTTAATCGTGTTTTTATCATCAATCTAAATATAACAAAAATTTATGACTTATCCAAATTTATAGCTTTTATTTTTTTAATTACTTTTGAATCTAATGAAACCCTTGCAAATCTTCTAGGACCTATACAATCGTTATAAAATTTATCTGAATTTGCTACGTGATATTTATGATGTATATTTTCTTCTATATAATTAACTTGCCCTTTGGTCTTTCCAAATACTAATATTTCAAATGTAAACTTATTTTTATTTTTTTGAATTTGCTCTTGTAAGATTTTGGAGCTTCCTATATATGTTCTCCAGTCTGAATCTTTTCTAATAACCTTTCTTCTTTTATTACCTTTCTTTTTAACTCTTCTAGTTTTTCCAAAGTATTTCCTTCCTATATACATTTTACCATTTTCAATATTTGTAATTAAGTATACAAAACCAAAAGCTCCTTCAGGCGCTTCTTCTAAGATTTTATTTTTATATAACCAATGACTCATTTTAAACTGTTGTATCAAACCTTATAACAAAAGAATTATCATAATCATCTTGATTTTTTATAGGTTGTGCTAATTTTCCAACTGCTATTAAATTATTATAATCGTCGTACAAACCTATAGAAGTTACATAAGGATTAAATTCAGAATGTGTAGTGTAAGCTTGTAAATTAGAATTCCTTGGGTCAAATTTTTCTCTTGCTGTTGGATTGTACGTTGCATTAAATTCACCATCTAATATATTACAAACATATAGATGCTCTTTAATCATATGAGTACCTCTAAATTTTAATTCTGTAAATGCACTATTAAATCTTCGATATTTTTGATTATATTTACCAGCTTTAGTATTATGATTAATGTTAATGATACCGTGATCATAAAATACATTTCCAACGTAATTGTGACCAAAGCTTGAACTTACATTTGCTACATTAGTATCTGGAACATAATAATTGGAAATTATCAAACCGTCTAATGAACCCGAAAAAGGATCTAAATAATTTCTATTCTTTTTATCGGTTCTAAATTTTTGTGTTCTATCGTCGTAGCGTTTCTGTTTAAAGTTATAGGGTCTTGCTCCTATGTGAAAATTGATAGGAGCTTTAGTGTTATTCGTTGGGTATGTCCCTTGACCTTGAGATGCTCCATCAATATAAAATTGTACATTATTTGTAGATAAGCTGCTATTTTTTGTTACAAGTATGTGATGCCAATCTCCATCATTAATTGTTGCTGTTGAATTTATAGTTAAAGATTGTGGACCAGATTTAGATTTAGCAAAGAATTTTACTTTTCCTTTATTATCAACATTACTACTATTATATACTGCTATTTCAAATGGGCAATTTCCTCCGAACCATTCTCTAGAAGTTAATATTACATTTGTATCTCTACTTTTAAATTCTCTAACTATCTTTGAATTATCTCCACTAAAGTTTCCAGAGTACGATGAAGTTACCGATTGAGAAGGCGGACAATTTACATAAAAAGAAATACTCCAATCATCAGGCATTTCAAAGCCTTTTGTATCATATATTTCTATAATGCTATTATCATGAGGTACAGCTACAGAGTGTGACTCTTGTAAACTATGAGAACCATGCAATCTTACATAAGGACCATTAACACCTGAAGTGTCGTTGGCAAATGATACGTTAAATGCTCTACCATCATATAATCCATAATTTCCACCTGCTATTGAAGCAGTTGTTTGATTCTCATATTCTAATCCGCTTGTTTTTGCTGTACCATTTATATTCAATAAATCAACCATATTTTTATCGAATGTTAGATTTATAGAAGAAGATAAAATTATAGGTAATGCAGCAGACCCAGAAGTGTCAGTTGTATCTATTAAATTACCAAATTTATCGTCTGTATAATAATGTTCCGATTGAGATATAATTAAACTACCTGGTTTTATTTTTTCTCCATATATATTACCAGGTATAGATAAAACTGTAGTTTTGTCGCCATATTCTAATCTATAAGATTTGCTTGGAGAAGAATTACAAAATTGATCATAACTAGTATCTCCTCTGTCGTAATACAGATTGTATATAGAGTGATATAATAAAAAGGGATAATATGAAAAACCGTTATGCGTATTTAAAATTTCATTTGCACTAGCACCTTGGTTATCATCATTTAAAGCAAAAGCTATCCCGCCAGCTTGTGAAGACAGACTACCAGTTAAGGTTAGTACCTTTAAAGAAGCAGTTGTATTTGAATTTAATTCCCAGTGTTTGTGAGTAACCGCATTAGTTATCTTTTTTTCACCAGACTTAAAATGTTTATAGACTTCAGACATAACATACCCTAGCCTTATTAGTAATCAAGTTTTACGCGAATTGTTGCCTCTCTTGCAAAAGATTTTAATAAAGGTTTACTTAATTTAGCTGTTGCTACTAATTCGTTTTCATCATTGTATAAACCAACTGATGTTATATAAACAGAAGGATCACCTTGCATTGAAGCGTTTTGCAATTGACCAGTTGTTGTAGAAAAAGTTGGATTATTTGAAAAATTGTATTCTGAATTTTTAACTCTAACAAAATAATGAGTAGAAGTTATATCTTCTTCTGCTCTTGCTTTAAAGTATCCACCTAATGCTGATGATCCTGATATTGCTGTATACATAGCTAAATTTTGATCTGTTGTAGATCCACCTGCTGACATATTATCTGGAGTATTATCTCCTATATCTCCACCAGAATTTGCATTATCATTTATAACTTTAGTTGCTATAGCAAGTATACCTAAGTCTGGGTAAAAGAAACCGTGATTTGCAGTAGTTGAAGATTGACCTGTAGCTAGTGTACCGGATATAATATTAAATACTCTGTTTCCGTTTGAGTCTCCAGAAGAGTTTATCGAACTATCATCTATTAAATGAACTTGCTTTGAGCCATTCTTTAATCTTAATTCCCAACCCCCTGGGTTCATTTTCTCTTTAAATCTTTCTCTTTGAACAGTTAAGAAATACATAAAATCTTGATCAGCAGAATCTACTGTAAATTTATCATCGCCTGCTGCAAGTAATTGATTTGCAAAAGCTGTGTAAACTGCTTTTGATGGTGTGTTACCTTGATTAGATGCACCAGAAGAAGTTACTGAACCAGACCCAGCATAATGACCATAAGCAATACTGAACTGAACTGATGCTGATGAATTAGTTTGCGGATTGGAAGAATATACTTCATATTGATATCCACCAGCTGCAGAAGCTGTTTGTGTAGAGCTTGTATAAAAACCTCCATATGCCATTGTACTAGTGTTACCAGACCATAAAGCAGAAGTAATCGATTTAGCTACATCTGATTCTATTACATCTTCTTCATCGAATCTATTAAAAGCACTAACACCTACTCCTCTAAATGATCTTCTTAATCTTGCTTCTCTCAAAGCTCTTTTATTTATTCTTGAAATTCTTTTTGCCATTTTTTATTCCTCTTATGAACTAGTTACTACATCTAATTCAGGATCTCTTTTAACTGTGTAAGGTATTGTTACAAAACCACCAGTTTCATTTCCTATTATAGTAATATTAGTTGTTGTATCTGCTGTAACAGTTTTCGAGGTTAATACGAATCTTGTACCTGCTACTGATACTGCTGTTGCTGAATCATCGCCTATCGCAGAGAAGTTAGTATCTGCATCAACTTCACCACCAGGAGCTACTGCTAGTGTTGCTATTGCAGAGTTAGATAATATACAAGTATAACCAGCTTGTCTGTTACCACCTTGTAGATTTACTGTAGTTGGAGATATAACAGTTCTAAGACCTGGTCTTGTATGATTTATTGATGTTTGTCCTATTTCAACTAAAGGTAATTTAGTTGTATTCTTTGGAAGCGTTATTAATTTATATCTCATCATTTGAGTTTCATTTGCAAATGCTTCTAATAAAGGCATATTTTCTATTGCCTGTCCGTAAAAATTTGTTCCCAATGAGTGGGCTGCATCCCATAATCTATAATCGATTTCATCGTCTGCTAGTGCAAATTTAGTTATTTCTAATGCACCTTCTGATAGAAGCTGTCTTCCTTTTTTAGTTAGGATAGCATCTACAGTTAAACTTGTATTATCTAAATATCCCATGTGTTTTTCCTCTCTTTATTTTATACTAATAAATATACGTTTTCTTAAGTTTTATCTAACATCTAGGTCACCTTTGAATGAAGGTTGATCTGCTATTAGTGTATTAGGGTTACCAACTATAAATTCTACTACTGGTTTACCGTCTATTGTATCTGGACTATCTATATTAAAATCGTCTGAAGTCATTCTACAACCTTTGTAAAAAGAATTTGCAAGACCTAAAAAGTCGTCTTGTGGTACAAAAGTTGTTGGTGAAAAAGATGATGAATAACTTTTCCCTAGTGATGCTGATAAAGATGAACTATATTGGAATATAGTTTTAAAGTATTTACTACTAGATCTTTGATCATGATAATATGGCATTACACCAGCTTCAGTAAATGTTACATCATTAAATACTCCATTTTGTATAGTTGTCTGATTAAATGTGTATCTATTGGGTTCATTACCAGCTTCAGTTTTTACAGTGTCTGTTAATATTGAAAATTGAGAAGTACTTCCATCTTCTCTAGTAAATACCATTGCGTCATAATCATCGGAAGAAGATAAATAACTATTATTAAATGTTTGTATACTTTGTGTATAGTGTTCTAGGTTTTGTAAATCTCTGTTTGTTTTTCCTAAATAATGGTTTTCTTCCAAAGAGAATGATGGCTCAAATGCAACTTTTGATCTTTCTAGCATTGTGGGTTTTATCATCATACCAATAACATTAGTACCTCTTGCTGGAAGCAATTGTTCTATTTGATCATATAAAGCTGTGTTTATAAATTTCATTACTCTAACATAAGCTTGTATACTTTGTGGACCAGAATACTTTTTAAAATAATCTTTTCTTAAAGTTATCAATCTTTGATAATCTGTTTTATATCTGTCTCTTGGATCTCCAATGTATTCATCTAAATCTATATTACCAAATTGTTTTGCTATATCGATATCTAAATCGTCTTGTGGAGAAGATACAACGTATAAGTCAGGTAAATCTATTGGATTAGTATCTGCAGAAGATATTTCTATTTTTTCAAATGGATCTAATACTCCATCTATTGTATTATTCTCTATTCTTATTTTATCACCAATAGCTCTTAACCCAAAAGAGTTTGGAGCTGAAACGTAATAGACTTCTTCTTGATCTTCCCATTGAAAAGAACCACTCAAGTGTACTATTTGTGTTGATACCCCTCTAGTTTTACTTTGGTCAGGGTGAGCAGAAGTGAAAGTATTGTTTGATGCTGTATTATAACTAAAATTATTATCTGTTCCCATTGGTAATCTAAATACCAAGTTATCATAAGATGAAGAATAATTATTTCCAACTATTGACGTTGGAGCTATAGTGTGTGCATCTCTTGCATCTTTATTTAGTTCCTCTGTCCATATTCTAAATTCTTGCATGCTGCCTGAAAAGCAATCTAGTTTTGCTTGGCCTCCACCTAATGCAGCATCAGTAAATACTGTTGTTCCCATTGTTCTAGCATGACCTAAATAGAATATATCGTTTTGTTCTGCATCCCAACCAAAGGGTCTTCCTGCAGCTGTTGAAACATAATCTAATACGGAAGAAGATACATGAGTAATTTTTCCATTAGCATGATCTGGTGCTTTTTGACAAGTTAAAGTTACTTGTTTAGTTGTGTCATTTTTTGTTAAAAATACATTCCACCAATCATTATCTAATAATGGTAATTTTCCTAATGAAGCAGAAACATAAGTAGTTTGATTTGTATCTGCAAATGAGTATTTTAAAAATGCATATTTAGTATCAGGATCTCCAACAGATCTAGAAGGAATTAAAAATAAATTTTGTCTTCCAGTTGCAAAAGGTAAAGGGTTTTGTGCAGTTATAAGTAAGGATTGAGAATTTTGATAAGACGTTTTAAACCTTAAGCTTACACTTTGAAAATCGTTAGCAGTCCCATCAGCAAAGGTTCCACTTACAAAAGAAACTTTAGTACTTAATGAATCGTGTAATCCCCCTTGAAATTCTAATGCTTGATTTTGTACATCTATTGGTCTTAAAGAAGCAGTGTAATTACTCTCTGATCTTTTTGGATCTGGTCCTCCAAACTCTTGAATTTTAAAAAACGATTGTGGTATTCCATAACAATTTAATAAAGCTCTAACAGAATTTTTTGTTCCTTTTGTTTTTAATATATATGGTAAATTGTTTATTACTCTAGACAAAGGTTCTAATTCTAAATCTCTTCTACTTAATGACTCTGATTGTACGAATATAGTTTCTGCTGCTGTTGGATGATCTGCTGAAGATGTTGTTTGATATAATCCATCTGCATCTGAACCTATGAAATATTCCCATATCGTTTCTAAATCTAAACCAGATTGCGGTTTCCAGCCAAAAGATTTTAATGTGTCAAATATTAGATCTTTAGATATACCAGTATTTAAATCTTCATTTCTAACTCTTTGCTCTCCAAGTCTGTCTATGTAATTATATAATATATCAAAGTGTTGAGATACCATATCTACAAATAATACAAAGTTAGAATTGCTAGGATCTAATCTAACAGCTGCTGGTATTGTTTTATTTAATAAATTTAAGTTGTCTTCATCGTATCTAGATGCAGAAGCTAATGATCCAGTTAACCAAGCTTGACCTTGAGAAGAAGATATAGAATAATTTACATATTCTTTTTTAGAGTTACTTTTTGGAAAAGTACTTGGATAATATGTTATACCATCTGCAGTTTCACCAGAAGCAGATTCATAATATAAAAACTTTTCATAATTATCAAAGGTTCCTATTACTTTATTTTTTTGCAAATCAAAATCTGCAGATAAAGAAACATATAAATTAGACCCAGTAACAGAAGATGAAGCTTGACCACTTAAAGCTGAAGAATGACCAACAGACTTTGAAGCGTAAAATTCTATTAAGGAAAGTTTATATTGAAAGTTTACTAACCTCTCTCTTGCTGACGAAAAATGTATAAAGTTTTGAAATCTTCTGTAATCTATATTTAGCTCTGCACCAGAAGAAGATAGAGTTGTATTTATCACTCTCTGATTGATATCTGAAGACCCTGTTAATATAGAATCGTATGATTGATATTGAGTTGGCTTTGCTATTTTAATATCATATTCTACAGTTACATTAGGACCATTTAATTCTGTATATTCTTCTAATCCTTTTGGTAAATCTATATCTATTATTAAATCGAAAAATCTTGTACTTGTAAGACTATCCCATAATTCTATTTCTTTACCAACTTTTATTTTTCTAGGTACTACATCAGCAAATTTTAATATTAAAGTTTGATCTTCATAATACTCATCAAATACCCAAGAAACTATTTTATAAAAGTCTCCTTCGCAAAATACATCTATCGGTGCATAATATTCTTGATCAATTAAAGCTGGTCTAATAGATAATAGACCTTCTTCATCTGGAGCATCTATTCTAATTTCTTTTTTACTTTTTGAAATTTCTTTTACTATAGCAAAATTATTAGGAGGTATTGCTTCTCTCTTTACACAATATTCTATTGTATAACTCCCTTCATTGTAATCTAAATCTTCTACTAATAATTCATAAAAATCTATTTCTAAAGCTTGACCTTCTACATTAACTCTTTCAGTTGAAGCTATTTCTAGCCAATGAGTATTTATTAATTCTCCATCAGAATAAACTAAAAGGTAAAGAAAATCAGTTGGCTGTATTTCTCTTCCTGGTAATACAGCTTCAAAAGATAACAATTCACTTTGCTTCTTTTCATCAAACTCTATACTTAAATTTTCATTGCCTATCATTTTTAATATCCTCTTGGCCTATTTCTTCTTCTATTGCTTCTTGAACCTAAAAATCTTCCTGTCCTATCTAAAAGTTCTTTAACCTTTGCTGTTGCTATTTTTTTCTTTTGACCTGCTATAAATGATGGTGTAAACTTTTTAGCTCTTTTTATTTCTTCACTTAAAAACTTTGTAGCATTATCGTTTTTACCATAATAAGTTATTTCTTCTATACGCGGTTTTAATACAACATCTATTTGATCTCCGTCGTCTTCTTTAATTCTTCTTCTATAAATCTTTGAATAAAGCTTGAAAACTTTTTTAGAATCTTTTAACGTTTTAGCATATCCAAAAACAAAACCTAATACTGCTTCGTCTCCTGGTCTTGCAGATACTTGAAAAGGTTTATTTACTCTTTCCATAGCTGTAGAACCTTCTGGATCTAATTCGCCTTTTGCATTTGTTCTCATAAAGTTTTTTAAGTCATATGGATCTTTAACATCATAGCCAGACCAAAATTCTTTAAATGTTACCCATTTACCTTTTTCATAAACTCTACCTATAAAAGAATCATCTTTAGTATAAGGTCTGCAAATTTTATTTATTAAAGAGTCATGATCATCTTTGAAATTTTTAGCTCTTTCGTTAATTAAATTTTTATTAGTTCTTACATACCTGTCATAATCTTCTGCATTTCTTTTAGCTTCTTCTGCGTCGTTTAATATTGCAGTTTCATATTCATCGTAATTTCTTTGACCTAGCTTAAAACCCATTTTTCTTAATTCTTTTGCAGAAGTTTCATTTCCTTGATTTGCTTCTTTTCTTAACTTATCTATTTCCTGAGGGCTTGGAAAATCGTCTTTAGGTACAAATGGTGGTCTAGCTAATTGTTGAGAAACGTTTATCAATTGCTTTTTAGACCAAGGCTTTGCTTCATATCTAGAGGGAGTTGTAAATGCATCTTTGTTAAAATCAAATATATCAAATTCTTTTACTACTATATTTCTTTGTTTATATTTAGGATCTTGAATATAATCAGTTAATACTCTGTAGTCACCGTTCATAAAAACTTCTTCTTTAAATTCTCTATAACCTTTCCATTTCCATCTTGGCTTTCCAGTTACTTCGTCTGCTTCTAGCTCGTTTTCATTTCTAACGTCCCTTGCGCATCTCATTTTAGTATCTGCTTTTAATTGACCAGATTCATTCCAAACTCTGCATTCAATTATTATATCGTCTTGATTTCTCCACCTTGATTTATCATCTCCTTCATCCTTTTTTCCTTGGTCATCAATATTATATAGTTGTAAAAAAGGTTTATCTGAAACTACTTCACCATTTACTTTCCATTCGTAATTAAAAGATGCTCTTGCATTTTTTGGCTCGCATTTTCTTAAATAAAATAAAGGATGATCATCTGGTATATATAAATAACCACCACCTGGGTTGTTTCCTTCTGGATGATAATTATTTTGCCAAGAGTTTGTATCTTTATCTCTTCTACCAAGTTTACCGTCTAGTGTCCAGTGATTGTTTGTTCCTTGTATTTGTATAAGAGAAGGAGCAGGTGGTTTTCTTACTTCTGGAACTGGATCTGGTTCTGGCTCTGGAGCTTTTGTTATAAGCTCTGTTAATTCTACATCGAAGTTGTTTTCAAAGCTTTCTTGACTATAATATTCTCTAGTATTATCAAACTCTAAAGTTGTATTTACAGATTCTCTATTACTTAAAACCAAAGAGTCATTAAATATAGTAGGTCGTTTATCTAAATCAGCATTGAGCCCTTTATTTCTAATATCATCTGCTAGTTTTTCTCTGCTATCTTTAGAAGATCTTCTATTAACCCTAGCATCTCTTAGAGTTTGTTCTATGTTCTCTGATGTTACTTTTCTTTTTGGCATAATATTACCTAGCTATTCTAAATACTATATTAGGATCAAAGTGTTCTACTTGACCATTATATTTTCTATTGTTTACTTTTAATACTAATTTGTATAATCTTTCTGGTGTTAAAGCTTTCATATATACATTAAAGAAATTACCAGACGATGTACAACTTATCTTAGTATAACTTGTATCAAAGTCTATAACAGCTTCTTCTGTTTCTGCATCTTTGATTGCATAATAAGAACCAGTTGGTAAATAAAATGTTTCCAGTGCAGCAGAAGATGTTCCATAGGTTTGAGTTACATAAGTATCTCTTGCTCTTACTTCAAATCTTACAACTTCATTTTCATTGTATTCGTATTTATTATTTTTTACATAAACTAATATTTCATCAGATGTTGCTGCAGATAAAGATCCAGTGCTAAATTCAGAATCATCCCAAGCTAACTCTAGTCTTGGAGAATATATTGTATTAGTATCTCTTGAAAAGAATTTTATACATCCATATTCTAAAGTGTCTTCTTCTAAGCTTGAAGAGAATTTAAATATAACGCCTTTTTTATCTCCATCAGTAGTTGTTTGCCATTTTGCTATGGAATGTGAAGCTTCAATTGCTATATCAGTACTTTCATATTCAAAAGCTTGAGTTGTAATATTAGGATATTGCCAAAAATCACCACCTGGTTGTAACCATGCATCTGATCCAGATTCTGTTCTAAAAGCCCAGCTACAACCTTCTTCAGTTATTGGAGTGTGGGATCTTCTTCCTAAACCCATTTGCCAATTACCAGTTGAAGATATTTTTATTGGGGAGGCTTCTATTACATAAGAGTATCTTATCTTTTCAGCTTTAGTTGTATACAATCTAAATTTACTAGCCCAAGTATCTGCTGCCCATGATGATGAAAAAGAAGAAAAGCTTGATGTTAATTGTTTCCATTCTGTATCAAAATCAAATCCTATAATTGCACGAGCTTTATGTATAGGCTCTGTACCAACTGGTATAGTTTTTTCTATTTCTAATATCTCGTCAATACCTGTATTCATACTTGCTGAGTATGAATATATTGTTGTATCTTTTATTGGATATATAAAATGTTTCATATTGTTATTCCTCTAGTATGTAGTTGCTCTTCCTTGTATATCTATATTCGGATATTTTATTTCGAATACAGAAGGATCTAGTGAAGGATAAATTACTCCTCCTCTGTTAGCGTCTTCTAAATTATATTTATTACCAGAATAACCTAAACTTGTTCGCCACTTATTTATTATGTCAAATTTCATAACAGATTGAACACCGTCTACTTTTGCTAAAGCTAACGTTAAATCTTTTATTATAATTGGTTGGTTAAATTGCATTCTATCTATATGCATTAACCTCTTTACTTCTTCTATACATTTTAAAACTACTTCTCTTGAATTAAAACCTGCTAGTGCTACTATTTCAAAATCAACTCCTAGGTTTATTATATATCCGTCTTTTATATTTACAGCATCTGTTAATATTCTATGTTGAGATAAATAATTTTTCAAGTTATTTTTTGTTGCTTCATTTACTGCAGTTAAATTATTAACATTGTTATAACCTAAAGTATACATATTTAAAGCCATTGGATTAGCTACTTCCTCTTTGGTCTTTTCATCTATTTGTGTATCATTAGTTATAAATACTTTTTCTACTGATCCAAATTTAGATGGCATTGAATATGCTCTTATAATATAATCTTCTCTTGTTACTGCTCTTCTTTGAGTTGCAAAATGACCTAATGCATTTTGTCTTATCTCTTCTAAGCTTTCTTGAGATTTACCACCTCTAGCTGGTTCAGGATTATCTACAGCTAATGAAGCTTCTACTATTGCAAGTAATGTTGGTGTTACTTGGTCAGAGTTTTGTGTTAAAGTTTTGCTTTCTATTTTATTTATTAGACCTTGCTCAACATTAGAATCTAACCCTTTACCAACAGTATACGTTATAGTCATACTAGAATCTGGAGCTTTACCATAAGACTTAGTGAACATAAAATTACTTGGGTCAAAAGCTTTGTTTAAATTAGTTGATGACCCTGGCAAATTAGAACCTACATTGTTTGGGTTTGGTAAAATAGATACATCTGAATTAGAGCTTATGCCACTTCCAAATTGTAATACTGGTCTGTTGTTATCGTTTACTCTTACAACGAATCTTCTTCCCGTTTTTCTTAAACTTAAAATATAAGGGGTTCCAACTTTTTGTGTAGATCTAGAAGGATCAAAAGCATTATTGTTAACATTTTCTTCAAAGACTGTATCTTGAGCTAAGAAAGGAACTTCGTACCATTTGTTATTATCTGAATCTAAGCAAGAAACAATTTCTATTACATTATCTTCTGGTATTGTAAAAGTTTGCGACTTTTTATTGTTACCAGTAAAAGATGTAGTTTTAGTTTCACCACTTATTACAGTTACGCTTTTTTTCAATAAATAAAATTCAGGTTGACCCGTAGTTGCATTAGCTGTATGAACAGTTACATTAGTTGGGTCTAAAGATGAAGACGATTGAAAATCTATTGCAGATACAGTTCTGAATTTAATATCACCTTCAGTTTTAACTACCATGCCTTCTTCTATTATAGGAGCATAATCCCAATCTGGTTGAGATGCTACTGCAGAGCCTTCAGCTCCATCTGTAGATTTAAACGTTGAGGGTATCTTTAAATAAACATCTAACTTACATGTAGAAGCAACTGATATCTTTGGTTTATAACCAAAAGCTTGTGCTAAATCGTATAAGTTTTTTCTTTCCGTTGCTTTATGAATCATACTTTCTTTTAAAGCGTAATCCGTATAATAAGAAAGTACATCACCAACATAAGAAGCCATTTCTATAAACATCTGCCCTGGAGAAGATGTTGAAAAATCATTGTATGTTGTAGGAAAATAGTTTTTTGCAAACTCCATTAGGTTTGCTCTAAACCCATCAAAGTCTCTACCTACATATTTTATATCTTTTTCTGCCATATCTTAATTCACCTGTAATACTAATTCGTCTTCTATATTAAAGTTTGGAATTCTATAGAATATACTTAATCTAATAAACTTTTCATCTACTACTTCTGGAAATGTTACATCAACAACTTCTACTATTGGTATCCATGTTGAAATTGCTCTATCTACTTCATTCCTTATTTGTTTCTCTTTTAAATCAGTATCAGAAGGTTCAAATAATAAATTATACAAATAAGTTCCAAACGTTGGCATCATAACTCTTTCACCAATCATTGTGCTAAAAAGTAAATGCATATTAGCTTTTACTTGATCTTTAGTGTAGAAGGTACTATTTAAACCGCCACCGTTTGGTGCGTTCATAGGAAACATTATACCTAAGGCTACATCATCTTCAAGATCTATTGGGTTTATTTGTATTGGATCGTTTGGCATTATTTATTAAACCTTTTTACTAATTCTGAATAATCTCTTGTTAAAGCTTTATCTAAACCACCACCTAATTGATTTACATTAACAGGCTTTCCAGATAAATCTGTTTGCGGTTGAGATGAAGGATTGAAACCATTTTGCATAGAAGCAAATTGCGCTCTTGCATCAGCAGAAGTAAAAGTCTTTCCTTGCATTGTTGGAAATGGATCAGTTTGATTTAATGCTTCATTCAAAGACATAGGGTTCTTATCTTGAGCTTTTTTATGTTCCATTTCTGTTAGTACATTACCGATTTGTTGTTTTACTTCTTTTCTAACAACTTCTCTAATAATTCTAACTAAATCTTTTTTTGTCATTATATACTCCTCTTTTATAAACCTTTTTCTAATAATAAATATCAGAAAGAGTTACTTTATACCAGCCCAAGGAACAGGTAATGGTGCAGATGCTGGTGGTGGTGTTAATCCTGTGAATAAACCAGTAACCGTTGACAGATGAGTCTTATACCCATTTACTAATTCCTTTGCAACTTTTGGTGCTTCTTCTTGTTTAAAAGCTTTGTCTATTGCTGCTGCTATTGGTGGTGGAGCACCAGGGAATGTAACTAAATTAGATACACCCGATACCGTTCCGGGATGTGGAATTTTAAATTCAAATAAAGCTCCTGTCCAATATAATACTATCGAAGTTGCAACAGGTAACCAACACGGTACACCTAATGGAGTATCTGATGCAGCTTGTTGTGCAAATGCTGCTTTCCAGGCTTGTTCTATAGCAGCTTCCTTTGCAGGATCAATTACTGCATTCCCTATTGGTTCTGCTCCAGCTGTTACGGCAGAAGCATAAGAATCAGCAAAAAATTTAGCTGTGTCATCTGTTGTTTTTTCACCTAGATCTTCAAGCCAATCTGTTATTTCTTTTTCTAAATTTTGCCAAACTATTGCCATTATTGTTCTAACCCAGATATTTCTTGAACTATAGTTGCAACGTCAGCTGCATTTGTTGCTGGACCAGTTGGGCCAACACCTGTTGTAAATGTTGCTTCACCTTTTGTTAAAGCTGCAACTTGTTCTGCTAGTGCTTTTACTTGATCCATTAGCACATCTAAATCTACTGCCCACTTTGGAGTAGCCATAGATATTATACCAGTAGAAGATAAAGATATATCGTCGGTCTTAGATATAAAGGTTAATCTGTCTGCACCTATTACAACTTGACCTCCAACATATGCATCATTCGGATCCGAAACATTTGCACTTTCTGGCGATGGTGTAAAGTCGCCATAATCTAAAGATTGATCAGATAACAAATATATAAAAGAATTATCTGTTGCAATATTAGGTTCTGGGTCTTGGCCATTTCTTATTACAATAACAGGTTGGCCATCTTCTCCATCTAATGACCAAGCAGTTTCATTTAATTCATTCTTGCATGTAAACTTAATAGAACTACCAAATCTACTTTGTATTATCTTATCTCCTTCTCTTACTTTACGAGCTTGAACTACATCAGTTGCTGCTACAAGATCTTCTGTAAATGTTCTACCATATATCTCTTCGTCAGCATCGTCGTTTATTGAAAAGTTTTTAAAAGAACTTACATTGATTTGTAAATTTTCTTCTGGGTCTTCTTCTTCCTCAGCATAAATAGGCATAGGGTTATCCTCGTCGTCTATTACAGCTTGTTCTATAAAATTAACAGGTGGTATAGAAGAATAAAAAAATTGACCGTTCTCTGCTTTAACAACTATCACAGATTCATTTGGTGCTGGTAAAGTATAATTGTATATATCTAAAGGGTAAGCTTCTATCTCTGTAAATTTATTTCCCTCTAAATCTTTGTTATCAATTAGTATTTGCCCTCTTATTCTTCCATATGAAGTATTATCATCTTCATCTAAATATAATGAAAACACTCTACATTGATATATTGTTAACCCTGATTGTTTGGGGCCAAAAGTATCATTAGAACCTAAAGGACTATCTACTTCTGCATCATACATCTTTATCCTCCGATTTAATTTCCTCTACAGTTTCCAATAAGTGTTTCTTTTCCTCTTCTGTTAAAAGCATTCCACCAGTTTCAGTAGATTCAGCTCTTGCTTGTGCTCTTTGAACAATTGCTGCCATCTTTATTAAATGCTCATCATTTTTTACACCAACTTCTAAATACTCTTTTATAATTGGAACAACTACAGTTGCATCACCAATAGATTTAATCATTGGTTGTAAATCTTTAATTAAAGATGTTATTTGTTTTTCTTTCTTAATTGAATTTTTATATATGTCTTCCATTAAGCTTGAAAAAGTTTTTCCTTTAAATATTTCTTTATCCATAGACATTATCCCTTTAGTATAAATATATTAAACGCACAAAAAAGCCCTAGAATTAACTAGGGCCCTTTTAATTATAATAACTATTTCTTCATAAAGAAAGATGCAATAATTACTAATACTACTAATCCTACAAACCCACCATTACCTAGTGAACTTACAAGAGCAGATAAATTTGCAATTACATCCATCCCAAAAACGTTAGTACCTGTAAGTACTTGCCAAAGGATTGTTACTGGTAAGATAGCTAACATAAGAGTTGCTAGTCCACCGAAAAATCCATTTACGTGTTTGATTACTGAATCCATTGTTTTCTCCTAATTCAATTTATTGTTCTGTGGCAGTATTGCCGTCGAAAGCATGTTGACCCCTCTATGGGTATTTAGAATCTAAACCCAAACCCTAATGTAAGGTTTGTAGTTTTTTCTCCTGTGTTATAAACCACTTTAGGATCAACGTAAATATTGTTCCTTAAAGTAAACATTTTCCCAGCTCCAATTGACATACCATCTGTAGATAGTCCGTCAGTTGCAACATATGCAAAATAACCTTTTACAAAATATCTTGCATGGAAATCGATATTCATATCAGCAGTTGAATCTGCTTGGTTTATCGACGCACCAACCATTAAGTTTTCCATTACACCGTAGCCTATTGTTGGAGACACAGACCAATCAGTCCATGCTACATTTGCTACATCACCAGTACCTACGTACCAGTCTCCTTGAGTTTGTGCTTGAGTTGCAGTTAAACCGCATACTAAAGCTATTGTTAAAATTAATGTTCTCATAAAATTCTCCTTGTATTCTTTCAATTAATAAAAATCTACATGCTTTCGGAGTATAAAAATATCATAACCTTTTTTAGAAACCTTTCTATATAACCTTTTATATAACTATAAGCCTTGATATTTTTTATAGTAAAATTCGTACTCTTTTTTTATGACCTTTACAACCTTAGTTATATACTGAGTTTTTGCATCGGTCATTTCTCTTATTAAAATGTATAATGCTTTTTTATTATACGTTTCAATATTATCTCTAGTTTTAAACAAATATAAAACTGCGTATGCTATTGCTTTATCCCTTTTCAATCTAAACTTTTCTTCCACTTTATCTTCATACCATTCTATAAATAGATCCATAAAGTCTACTACACCATCTAATACCATCTCTCTTTGTACTTCATTAGATATATTCCTTTGCCAATCTATATGGTTAACACTTGCTTTAGACGTTAACCTTTTATAATTTTTATTGTTATTTTGTATCAAATAGTTTTTTGCAACAATTGAAAAGTAAGAAAATGCTTTACCTTTGTCTTCTGTATACTTAGGTAACTTAGTTAATAAAAAAGAAACTACTTCTGATTTTACTTCTTTTATTCCACCATCCATATACATAAATCTAAATCTGTTAATAATATTTTCAGCAAGCTTATCTATAGGTTTATTTATAAACTCATTCCAAACTTTATTTCTTTTTGCATTATCTGTTTCAAGATTATAAGCTATAATTGCATCTTGCGTATCTTCAGTGAAGTACATCTTTTTCTTTCTTGGTCTACCTCTTTTAGAAGTTTTTACTTCCTCTACATTTTTAGATTGCAAATTTAAATAGAACTTATCTACTGGGCTATGATTCATCATCATAATTTATCTCGTTATCTAATTTAGTTATTACGTCTTTTATATTAGAAAATATTTGTCCTACTTCATCATCAGATTCGAAACCACCTTTTTCATCTATTTCTTTAATATCATCTAAAGCTTTTTTTATAGATTCAAAAGTATTAAGTAATTTCAATTCAATTGAATCTATATATTCTATTTGTTTGCTAATCGTTTTATCTTGTCTATAAAACAAGAAAGATATAATAATCAAAAGTACAAATAAAATTATTTCTAATATCATTATTGTTTCTCGCTTTCTTCTTTTGGTAACAAGCTTTGTATAGTAGACTTCATCTCTCTTGCTTCTGCAATTTCTTTGACTAACTTATTACATTCTGCAACTATATCTGGGTGTTCACCAACACCAACTGAATTGTTCATATAGTTCTGTAAATTTGCTGCTGCTCTTGTTTCTTTTGCATTTGCTTCTGCAAATAATGCGTTCATAATCATTTCCATCATAATTTTACTCCTTAAAAAAATCGTTAAATAAATCTTGAGCAGAAGTACCAGCAGTGCTGACAACTTTCTTTGCTCTCTTGTTTGGTTTTACAATTGGTTTCTCTACACTGTCATGTTCTATTCTTGAAGCCATATGATCTGCATGATGTAAAATCGTTGGCAGATTACTTTTAATTTCTTTATCAGTATTAAAAGTTTTTAAGTATTGTACATTAGCATCGTCATATAATCCATCGTGTAATCTAATTGCCATGGCTTCGTTGTACGAATACTTAATATCATTTTGAGATAATAAGAATAAGGATCTTTCTGGTACAGACATATAATCTAATTCTGGATTAAACTTATAAAGCTTACCCTGATTCTTTCTGTGCCATTCACTTGGGTTTGGAATATAATAGTCATGCTCCATATCTCCAACTTTACCTAAGTCGTGATTAAGTGCTGAGAATATTAATTCTTCTTCGGTGTAATTTTGTTCAGCTCCCATTTCTTTCCATACTAAATGTAATTGCTTTGCGCATTTTATAACTCTTAAGACGTGATCTACATAACCACCAGCAAAACAATTATGATAATGCACTATTCCAGATGCCGGTGCTAACATCATTCTTTCAGCTAACTTATTGTACATTGATTTAAGATTCTTTTTTCTTTCACCATCAAAATTGTCATTAATAACTTTTAATAAATCATTCCAATTTTCTAATATTTTTCTTTCATCTAAATTCATGAGTTCATCTCCTCTTGTACTTTATTCCAATAATAAACAGTTGCATCTTTATTCATTCCCCTTGGTCCACCGTTCCAACATCTTGCTATTTCTTCTGCAGTTGTTAGACCATAATGTTTACAATAGATATCAAACATTTTAATAGATTTATCTCTTAACCATCTATCATCATATGTAAACGTGTAATCTTTTCCTTGTCTCTTTAATATTCTATTTACATCGTCTACCATTGTTTTTCTGATTTGTAAACATCCAACAGCATCTTCTCCTATAGCATGTGCTGAATCATTGTTTCCACTTTCAACAAATATTAATGCTGACAATAAATGAGTCTTGTTATTTTCTATATTGAAATCCCATAATTCAGTTTCCCATGTTAGAGTGTCAATTTCTAACATTAAACTGTCAATATAATTTTGTTGCGTTTCTACTTCGCATTTTAATATTTCTATTTGCTTTTCATAACTAACCATAGTTAAGATAACATAGATACTAATAAAAAATATCATTGCTATCCATAAAAATAATTTTACAGAGTCTTTCATAATATATAATTTAATCTAATAATAATTTTAATTGATTTTCGTTTCCAACTTCTTTATCATAACCAAAAGCCTTTCCAATTGATTCTTGACCATAACCTAATGATGCAGCTAATCTTCTACATACTATTTTAAATTCGGAAATAGTTAGATTTGGTGGAATATCCATTTCTATCTTTTTTGCTTCTCTGCTAGATTCGCTTCTTAAGTAAATAAGTTTATCGTGCTCCATTATATTCTCCTAATACGAGTTGGTTTATATTAGTATACAATATAACAATTTTTTTTGACTTATCCAAATGTTTTTACTTAAATCTCATAGACCTTGGTATTTTTCCTCTACCAATTTTGCTATTCCTTGCTATTTCTCTTTTTATTCTTTTAATATCTTTTTTAAGTTTAGCTTTTAATAATTCTTTTTTTAGCTTATGCACTTTAACATTAGCTTCAGTAATCATTGCATTTCTTTCGTTCTTTGAAATCTTTTGTTTCTTTTCTATAACAGTAGGTTCTTTTGTGCCTTTCAAGTTTGGTTGTTCTTTTCCTCTATGAAATACGTTACCATCTTTATCTACATACTCTGCCATGAAATGCCATCCAGCTGGACGACCCGATGAAATTTTTCTTTTTGATTGTTGTGGTGGCTCAACCATTTCCATAACGCAATCTGAACAAGTAACTGCTGTAGTAGTTTCTCCCACAACTTCCATTTGTCCGCAAACTTTACATGACATATATCTATACATCGTATCAGATCTTTGATTCCATTTAGTACCCTTTTTATATTGTACTATATATTCTGTTTCTTGATCTAGTTTCTTTTTATTTTTGATACGTGTTGCTTTTCTAGTTTTCTTTGCCATAACTTTTATACTTATCTATTAATTTTTCAAATTCTGCATTTGGTATAGTTGACTGTTTTCTATACTTTGCTTTTAAATCTTTATAGTCATTATTTAGCTTTTCACCGTATACTTCATATTTTACAGGTTCTTCTTCACTTTCCATTGCAGCTTTAATTTCTTCCATAGTGTAAGGAGTATTATATTTCAACCCCGGAGGAACAGATCCAGTTACTTCTCCTGTAAAAAATTCTGGTTCTACGTAAAACTCTTTCTCTTCATTTTTTATTTGAGCAAAAGCAAAGTTTGCTGCTACTACTAATGCAATTGCTAATGGATCAAATACAAATATAATTAGTAACAAAAACCAATTTACTACAGAACTCATTTCTTTTCCTGTTATTTCAGATAAATATTTTAATGGCCCTAATTCTCTTTGTTCTTCGTTACCTATTTCTAAATCAAGCAATTCATTGTCTAATCTCATAATAGAATCTTGTACAGCTTCTAGCTTTAGATTTATAGAATTTCTATCTTCTATTGTTATTTGCAATTCTTTTTGTAAAGCTTTTCTCGTAGATGAAGAAGTTGTAGTTATCAATTGCCCAGACTCTCTATCTACATATTGAACTTGGGCTGGATTAGATAAAGAAGTTCTTAAATCATTTATGGTATTATTCAATTGAGTTTTTTCTATATTTAAATCGGCTTTATTTTCTTCAAACCTATTTTGCTTTGTTTGTAATACTAATAATGATTTATCTAAAAATTCAGACTTAGTTGCAGTCTCTTGATAAGCACCAGATAGAAAACCGTAGATACCTCCACTAGTAATTACCATTAAAACAAATACTGCTACAGATAAATAAAACCTCATAAACTTATTTATAGTATTCCAGTATTGATATAATAAAGAGGCTGTAACTAATTTAGCAAATTCCAAAGAACCAGCCATTATTATTACTTGAAAAGAAGCTCCGGCGAATAATTTACTTAAACCAAACACAGAATAAAATGCAGCAGAACCAGATACTGATAATGCCGATAGTGCTATTGTAATAGGTAATAAATATTTTTTCATAACTAATTTTTATTATAGTTATTATCTAATAAATTTCTTAGTAGCTCTTTTATTGCATTGTCTTCTTGAGCAGTTATAAAATCTTCATCTCTTAAGTATATAATATTACTTAAATCTACAATACCCTTTTCTACTTTTATTTTCAACTTTAAAAGCTCAGCGCATTTTTCGTATTCCTCTTCGCCAACATACCAATCTATCAAATCTTCTATTAACCAAACTTGATCTATCTCTCCAACTAAAAATGGGTCGTAAGATAATATTACTTCTTCATCAGAATTTATTAGATCTTTTAATTTTCTTTTTTGAGTAACTATTTCGTATGTTAAATCTAACATGTAACCTTCTAAATATTCTTCAGCACTGTTCCATTCATCTTGTGTCATAGTATTACTCCTTTATATTATTACCTCTAACCTCCGGGACTTTTACGACGTGGTCCCTGTTAACCGTTTGCTCTGGGTACCTAATTAGGCAGCCATTGCATATTCAACTTGTTTGCCAGTTGTTGCAGTGAATCATCCTTATACCCTTATCATTCTGTCAAAACCAATCATCCCCATATCGTGTAAATCTTTTAGTGGAGATGCCGGGAGTCGAACCCGGGTCCATAAATGCAGCTAATATAAGTACTAGCGATTCAATTATAAATATCAGTTACTAGTAAGCAATTTTGCAATTTTCTTATGTTTCTGAAAAATAGTATTTAATTCTGAAATATCATTTTTACTTATATTACCAGTAGTTGAATACTTCATCTTATAATTAAATACAGTAGATTTATCTATTCTCATTTCTTTTAAATCGAAATTTCTATTATCAGAAGATAACTTAATATTGCAAGATATTAAACTTAGTACTTTATCATATTTATCTACTGTTGTACTATTACCAGTGAACTCTTTTCCCCATTCACTAATAATAGTAATAACAGTTTCTTTAAGATTGTTGCTTTGATTTGCCATAGTATCTTTTCTTCTTGTTCCAATTCTTTGGCTTACTTGGCTTAGATTTTTCAACGTGCTCTTTCAAGAATTTATTTTTAAGCAAACTATCAGTGTATAATTCTTTTAGTTCAACTCCTTGTTTTCTCATATAGATGTACATTGAAATACTTCCAACTAACAATCCAATAATAAATAGCCATATACTTTCCATAACTTTCTCCTTTTAACTTTCTCTATAAATACTAGGAGTACCAGTTGTAGCATCTAACATACCCATTCTGCTAGCAACATTGTATCTATGTTTGGCGTCGTTTAACTCCTCCATAATTCTATTTGCTTCAGAGAAAGTAATATCTACTTTCATGTTACCAACAATCAACGTACCAATTATAGGTTGTGTTGCAGGTGGTATAGGGTTAATTGCTTTTGCACCCTTTGCTAATTCAACTTTAATACTACCCCAGTTCTTACCATATCTACCTGGTTCAAACGGTTTGTTTTGATTATGCTTTGTACGCTTATCAAACTTTCTAAATTTATTGTTATATCTTTTCATATAATTTTTAAAATGTGCCTACTCTAAAAAGGATTTTCGGCTTACCTCCTTAAATATTATATACAATTCCTATTTGTAATAATATTATATTAGTTATATTTTATATTAGTTAATAAGTTATATTAAGTTAAGATTATTGAGTAATAACTTATTTTAAGTTTTTAACTAAATATAATAAATTTTTTCGACTTATCCAAATGTTTTAGTAATTAATTTGTAATAACCTTTGGTTCTTTCCAACCATTTTGTTTTTTTATTTGTAACAATATTGCGCATTTCTCGTACTCTTCAGATTCTATATAATACTCTATCATCTTGTCAATCATGTTGTAAAACTTTTCTTTAGAGCTAAAAAACTTTAAAGGGTCTATTTCGTTTACAATCATATTGTACCCTTCTCTCATTGCTATATGATTAAAGAGTGCAATCATCTTTTCGATATTTATAGATTTGTCTGTCATACTTTATAATAAATATCTTTAACTAAATCTAAATGGAACCTTATAGGATAATCATTGTCATCTTCTATTGCATAAAAAGATTTACCAGAAACCAATCCGACCGTAATAATTTTATCAGCATAATTGAAAGCACCATCAGTTTCAAACTCTGTCATACCTTTAATTTGTTCTATCGTTCGGATCAACACCTTGTCGCCTGGTTTAAGCTTCTTCTTGCGCATTTTAAGAACATCATTGAATATTACAGGTGGTATATAACTATGATCTATATCTTTAGGAAAATCTGAGGTTTCATCATAAGTTAACTGACCATTCCTTCTTAACACTTTAACTAATCTGCTAGAAGGAATGATATTAGCAATCTCTAATATTTTCTTTCTAGTTGCTTGATATGATCTATCAATCAATTTAGCAAGCTCATAAATATCTTCAGTAGTTAAGTGATTCTTAACAGCTTGATCTAATAATAATATTTCTTCTGTAGTCCAAGATCTAAACATTAGGCAAAAGTAATTTAAGGACATCGTCCCAGTTCATAGCATTGACATCAGTTCCGAAGTGTATATGATCTCCTTGGAAATCTTCAACTCCATTCCATGTATTGTCGTCGATTAATGTATAAGGTTCACCCTCATCATCAGTACCTTTAAGTAACCCTTTGTTACTTGTTAGTATAAGCTTTTTGTAAGCATCTTGTCCGAGATATTGTTGAACCCAAAGTCTCTTATCTATCCAGCATGAAGGATTACTCCAACTTGGTGTTGAAGCAATATAAACATCATAGTGTTTGCATAATTCTTTGTAAGCTTTAATTGCACCTGGCAGAGGTTGGAGATCTCTATAGAACCCAGGAACTCGATGAAGATTATCACCATATTTATCTTTGATATGTTTTGGTGACATAGCAGCTTTACTATCGAAGTCACAAAGGACTCCATCCATATCAATGTATAAAATTTTCTTATTTGTCATTTATTATTAGTTAATTATTTATATATAAATATAATCAAAAAAATCGACTTATCGAAATTTTTTGAGGACTATTTTGAAAAAGTTATTAACAATTTCTACCGTTGTTGTATATATGTTTTACAACTGGGAATCTTAAAGAGTATAGTCCATCCTCGTTTAAGGTTTCTTCAAAGTACTGGATAGTAGCTGTCTTTCCTGTAAGCTCATCAAAGTTTTTAGTGTAGTATCTTCTTTGCTCTTTTGAAAAGCCAGATCCAACTCCAACCTTGTTTCCTTTGTGCTCAATGTATATTTGAGATAGCATTCTTTCTTTTACTTCTTTGCCATTTTCAATAACCCTATGATCAGCAAAATCAAAACCAACTATTTCATATTCTTCATCGTGCATTTTCTTTACTTTAAGAATATCATTAGAACGCTTACCTTTGTATTCACAATCTTTACGAATCATAATACCTTCGTGCCCTAATGAATCTGCTTCATCAGCCATTGATTGTATTTGTTCAAAGCTATCTACTTTAGTCATTTCCAAAGCTTGTAAAGTATCGAAACCTTTAAGCGTAATTAATTGTCTTTCTGACAGCTTCCTAGTGCTTGTACCAGAATTAAATTCTTCCAATGTTAAAGTATCGAAAACTAAAAATGTAGGGTTTGGTATAGTATGATCTTTTCTACGTATCTCTTTCATAATACCTTGGAAAGATTCATTACCCTCTTTATCTAAAATACAAATCTCTCCATCCCATACAGTATTAGGTTTCATTATCTGAATTAATTCTTTTTTAACATTATCTAATGTATCAAATTCTTTACCAGCTCTAGAATGTAACTTAACGTTACCATTAGAATCGCAGATAGCAATACATCTAACGCCATCTAATTTTCTAGAAGCTAACCAAGTTTCTTCTTGTAAGTTTACATGTTTAGGATCATAAGAATTGGCAAGAGCTAACTCGAATGTAGGAATCAATCCAGGAATTACTTTGTTTATCAATTTAGCATTAGCTCTGATTTGAAGATTCTTGTCTATAATAGAATGAACAAGATCTGTAACGAATTTTTCTTTGTTTTCGCAAAAAGCATTTACCTCTGATATTGCCTCGTGGCCAGTGATAACTCTTTTATCTAAATCGTCTAATAGCTCAAATATATTTTCATAAGCTTCAGCTGAACGATATTTCTCCCCTAGCTTTTTAATATTTTTACTAGTAACATAATACATCTTGAATGGGTCAAGAGTATATCTTAGACATTTCTTTACAAACTCATTTTCAGAGTATCTTTCAATTATTTCTTTTTTCTTTAATGTAGAAGTTGTACCTTTCATGTCTTCTACAAAGTGCTGGAGCATTCTCCATGGGTGGTGGTAAATCATTTTTCCGTTTTCGTTAAATTTATTCATAGTAGTAATTTTATTTTAAGTTAGTGAACCGGGAAGGATTCGAACCTTCGACCGTTAGCTTAGAAGGCTAATGCTCTATCCAGCTGAGCTACCGGTCCAAATTAATCGCAATCACAAATTGATAAAAGCCAAAGGCAAATAAAAAATAAAAGCCATTGACCTGTACCAATAAGGAAACCGAATAGTAATATAGTTAAACAACCTTTCATATTATCCTTTAACGCCAGCCATAATACCATAGCCCTTTCTTTGCGTTGCTTTGCGAAAAGCAGAAGCAGTAGCTTGAGAAACTATTTGTATATTATTACCAGTCTTGTGATTGGTGATTGCAATACAACTGTATGCTTGTGTTGTAGAGCAATTGACGCAAACCTTATATCCTAGATCTAATCGACCTTGAGGCATAGGTCCTAAACATTTAATGCATTGTGCCATATAGTAGTGATTTTTAAATTATAGTTAAATATAAGAAATTTATTTGACATATCCAAATAAAAAGAGAGAAACTTTTAAACAAGTTATTAACAGGTAACATAGGACATTGTTTCAGAATCCCATTTGTAAACTGTGTCGTCTACGTAATTGGGTAGATTAATATCTTTGAATACCATATCTGGAATAGTAACAGACCAGATCTGTCTTAGCTGACCAGGATAACCATCATCATCTTCATAAAGATCAACCTGAGCTGTAATACCTTGGTCTAGCAAAGACTGACAAACCAATTCGGCTTGATGAGAATTAGAAACTCCAATAGTGGGATACTTCCAACGATTACCATCTGAATCGCTAGCAGAAACAAATTTTAATGTAGCTGAAGACTTCATTGTTTCAGCAGCATCGTTTACTATCATTAGTAGATAGTCTTCAATGAATACCCAGCTATTAAGATAGTCAGAGTATATAAGATCGTCTTTAATTTCGAAATTCATATTTTATTTATTTAAGATTGATTTTTTAAGTTCTGAAAGATAAGTGTCAACTTGATTAACAGCTTCCTCAGCTGAAGGATCAATGTCATCTCCGTTGTACCAATTCCCTAAAATAGAAGGTTCAGAATTAGCACCGAAGTAACCAGCATAGAAAGTAAGTTGATCGCCATTTGAATTTTCAAAGATATGATCTCTTCCATAATCGGAATCGAGATATTCAAACCCTAGCTCTTTTAAAAAATTAACAACTAAATTAGTTATTGCTGATTGTTGTTCTTTAACGGTAAGAGTAGGTAATGATTTTAAATAGGTCATAGTAGTAAGTATTAGTTAATTATTTATATATAAATATAATCAAAAAATACGACTTATCCAAATATTTTATATGACAATTTGTCCACTTTTGCAAAAGTTATTAACAATTGCATATGACAATTTGTCTTATTATAAAATACCTAAAGTAAATACAATAGCCATAATGACTATGTAAATCACAGGTGTAATATCTATTGGTTTACTTTTCATATTAATAAATATATTTTCTTTCATATCGGTATGTTAACAGTATATTAATTTTATGTTAAATTTCCCCCGCGCTATTATTAACTACTTGGTTAGCGCGTTAGGGTATAGGGTCGTAATCTATGTCATCTATGTTTTCGCATATATACAATTGATCTTTTTGCTTAAATATAATATCGGCAACATAAAGGGTTCGCAGAACTTCAGCCCAGCCATCAATCATCTTTATACGTTTCACAGGCAATATACGCTTGATCTTGTAAAGCTTACCGTTTATATTAATAACCTTGTAATTAATCATTACTTAAACATAGGATGTACTCTAACTTCTTTCCATAAAGAATTAGCTTTAACCATGTAATCTCTAAGGGTACCAAAAGCTGCAAAATCGTATTGAGCATGTAAAGCATCAGAGCATTGCTTCATGGTATCTAATTGTATATGTTTATTAAATACAAGTAGGGCATTGTTTAACCATTCAGGGTTTGATTCTCCCTGTGCTTTTAATGCTGTTTCCAGCTTTTCAAATTTATCGAATAGGTATTGTGCAGTAGTTTTTTTCATATTAATTTTATTATCTGTTTATATCTGAATTACAATAATCATCCGCCATGCTTTCTAGTATTTCATGGTTAGTGTATATCCTGCTAATCGCAGGTGGCTTCTTAGCCAATTGCCACATAGGATGTAATTTAGCTTTTGCTTTTGCTTGACGCTTATTGTAAGCTTCTATTTCGAAATCGTGGAAATCAAAGTCTTTATATCCTGGTATCCAAAATATTCCTTCTACTCTGTACTTCCTTTTCTCGTGTATTTTATTATTTAGCATGCGTATATTATTTAGTATATTATTTTATTAAGTATTACTTATAGTGGTGGAAAGTAAATTCCCCGGGTAAAAAATTGGAGCTCGGCATATAAACGGCCTAACGCCCTCCCCTATACAACCCAAAGAGTAGCTTACAAAAAACTTTTTTGGGGGCTGTAAGCTCTCTTCGGATCAATCATCACTACATGATTAACTTGTTTGATTTATATCGTCTTCAGTGAATAATTCCTCTTCAGACTCAGTATTAAATAAATTTTCATCCGTATTAGCAGGTATGAACTTTTGAACTAGCTGTTTGATGAATGTTCTTTCAGAATCAAGACCACCAGCATCATCGTATAATGGATATACTGTAACCGATGCAGCTTCCTCGAGTGAGAAGCCATCATAACATAAAGAAGCAAATTCAACTGAAGCTCTTGTTGAAACTGATGTACTAATACGTGGTATTTCAGTTTTCATTTCATCTCTAGTAGCAGATACTATGGAAGCTATATTAGCAATCATGTCTTTGTCTGCTTCTGGAAACATTTGAAGTAAAAGGCTTTCTTCTTTTTCTTTTGAAAGAAGGTCCATTTCAATAATTGTAAATCTGTCTAATAAGGCTCTATCTATAACTCTTGTTGAGGTATATTCATTTCCTATATTAGCAGTAGCGATAAAGCAAACTCCCTTAGCAACCTGAATAGTAGGTGAGTCCTTTGCTTCATCTAATCTTAAGTATCTTTGACCTGGGTCTAATACTGTCATTAGTATATTCCAAGCTTCAGGGTGAGCTCTTGATAACTCGTCTAGTAGAATAATAGCATCAGGTGTTTGAATAGCTTTGACGAAAGAGCTCTCTGAGAAGAAAGTCCCTGAATCTTTAGAGAAGTGAGTATTACCAACTAATGTAGCTCTAGGATCTTGAGTAGCACCTAGATTGAAATAGAACTCTGGTCTATCTAATGAATTAGCCAGTGCCTTAGCGGCCATTGTTTTACCGGAACCAGCAGCTCCAGTCATCATAATATTCTTTCCTCTCATTGCAGACCTTATTAAATATTTCCATTTAAGATCTGGTAGCATTAATAGCGAAGGTCTAAGAGCAACAGAATCATTGTGTATGAATGACATCATATCTGCATGTTCTTGATTAACCGGAGGAGTATATTCGTTCCAGAAAGGCTCTAAGTCCTTTGGAACTTTTTTGAATGTGCTAACTTTTTGAGAGCTAGTCCCAAAAGCTTTAGACTCTATAGTAGTAGCATCAACGGTTAAGTTGTTGCCTTTTCTTAAAGCTGCTTTTGCTTTTTTAATAGCTAACGGTTGAGGAAAGCTAAATGTATGTTTACCAACAGAGCAGTTTACTGTTTCGGTAACATCATTAATTTTTAAAATGTACTTCATGTAGTGTAGTGTTTAATTAATTATAGTATAAATATAAGACAAATATTCGACATATCCAAATATTTTAGCGGTTAGTTATTAACAATATTAGTAAAGTTATTAACAATTCTTTTTAGTTTCAATTGAAAATAAACAACAAGTGCCAAGCATAATACAAGCAATAAAGAATCCCATTTCATTTAAAGGATCAGCAAAAGAAATTATTTGTAAGATCTTTCCAGTACCTGTAAGATACGCAGTAAAGAAAGATAAGGTAGCACCGATTAAAGCAAATACGTTTGTCATAGTGATGAATGTTTTAATTTATATATAAATATAAGAAAAATTTTCGACATAAAAAAATTTTTTAGGTGACAATTTGTCAAAACCTCTATGACAATTTGGCATCGGTGTATTAGCTCATATAAGCGTGTGTATGACCTTGGTATCCCGTATGGCCTTAGCCTATTTGGGCCTAAAATAACTGTGTTAGCCGGCAAAAAAAAGCTATTCTCGGGACACACGGCCCAGCATTTTTAGATTATTTAGCAAATTATTTTCAGCCTTTGTATATTCATATATAGCTATACTCTTATATAATAAACGCCATTACCTATAGCTTGTGTGTATTATTTAATTGAGGCTTCAGGTACTCGTATACCCGAGATTTACTGCGATCAAGCATGATTGCTATACTGTCTATACTAATACCCAATGATTGAAGATACTTTGCTTTTCTTGCCATGTCTTTTACACTGTCTGTGTGTATTGGTGTATAAGCATGTTTTTTTGAATTCCAATTTACCATGATGGTCTCTCTAAATTTACTATTCCTAATTTTACAAAATCGTTGTAATTAACTGTTATTTCTGATTGCGATTTAATTTTATGCAATGACACCAGTATCACTGATGTTCCTGATAATCTTGGTTGTGCTGAAGGCATTTTACTGTGATTTACATACATTCCAAGTTCATGTATTTCTCCTGCAATATGATTGTCGTTTACTTTTCCTATTAATGTATATGCAATGCCTAGCGATTGTTCTTTTGCTATATCCATGATTGCATGTATTCCTTTTCCATGAATATCACTGTTTTCTACTGTCCAAACTTTTCTTTTCATATTAATCTATATATTCTACTGTAAATGATTTTAGTCCTTGATATTTCATATCACTCATTGCATTACACAATACATATTGTACATTTCTTTCAATTGTGTTATGTCCATCACCATCAACTATAACTTCCTTTACGGCATCATCCTTATTTAACTTAACGGGTTGAGAAAATTTTATCTTTACACTTTTCATAATTTTTATCTGGTGCTTGCACCTATTGCGCAACCAAGTTATTATATACGCGTGGGGTTAATTGCAAGATTCTAATGCTGTTATTACTATTGTGAATACCATACCTAATATACCATAAAAACACATCTTTGATGCAAATTGATATCTTTCTTGTTCTCTTGTTAGTGGTGGTATTTTTTCTGTTCCATCTTCATTGTCTTCAGCTGTAGGTGCTGACATGATTTCTAATACTAATATTAGTATGAAGAATATTGCTAATCCTAATACTGCTAATGCTGTTGATATTTTCATTTATTTTCCTTTTTCTAAATAACTTTGCCACCATCCTGCAAATGCAAACATTGCAGTAAAAGTTGCAAACATGTATAATATGAACCAAGGAGTATAAGTCAGATCTCCGTGCCATATAACTGGAATAGCCATTACGAGCATCCATATTAAAAAGAATATTAATGGATTCTTTTCCATTTTCTTTTCTATCTTTTCGGTTCTTTCTTTATTGATAAGCCTTGATATTGCGTCTTGCATATCTTTCCCATAAACTGGGTGCTTAGTAATTGTTCCATCTAATTCTCCAACTGTTACTTCATATCTAAAGTATTCTGGATTGGATACAGATTTTCTTACCATCTTGCAGACTAGTGCTCTGCGTCTTTTAAATTTTTTTATTTCTTTTGTTTTCATATTTTTTTATAACTTTATTATATGCATAATCCCATTTATCTCGGGTTTCTTTATAACGATGTTTATCTTGATATCTCATCTTTTCTAGTTGATCATCGAATTGTTGTCTCAATCCTAAATTATTTAAAGATTCTGTAATTTCGTAAAATAAATCTTCATAATGTCCCATCTTTTTTGGCCCTTATTAGTTTATCTAATTTTTGTTGTAACATTCTGATGTATCCAAAAGGTTTATTTGCTAATTTAGAATTAACTATTTTTATCTTTAGTTTATCTATTTCATTCATCATTAAATCTCTTCCAAAGTGCGTTTAGCATAATCATTGCAGCAAAAGGCCAAAGTAAAATTATACCGATTCTTTCTTGAATGGTCCAAAGATAAGGTGAGCCTATCTCTATTATCCACATTAGCAATATACCTATTAATAAATACGTTATCATGTTTTCCTCTTATATAATATAAATATAAGAAAATTTTGCGACTTATCCAAATATTTTATCAACAATTACGCCAGCAGATTGTAAAAAATCAATACCAGCTCTTTCTCTATATTCATCTTTGTATACAACTCGAATAATGCCTGCTTGATGTATTAATTTACTACAATCTCTACATGGACTCATAGTTAAATATAATGTAGCTCCATCGCAAGATTTACCATGTTTAGCACATTTTAAAATTGCATTTGCTTCTGCATGTAAAACTTCCCATCTTGTTGAATCTCCCATTTCACAAGTGTTTTTAAAGCCAGATGGCATTCCATTATATCCGTCTGAGATTATCATTTTGTCTTTAACTATTAATGCTCCAACTTGAGCTCTTTCGCAATGAGATTGTTTTGACCAGATTTCAGCCATTTTAATATATGTCTCATCTAGTTTCTTTTGTCTTTTGGAGATTGGAGCTTTATAACCGAAAGTTTTACTTTGTCTTAGTTCGTCTAGTGTTCTTTTCTTTGCCATAATTCTCTAAATTCTTTATAAATTTTTTGTGCTGTGTTCTGTCGCTTATCCATTCAGAAATTTGTGTAGTAAAATACATTCCTAATGCAAAACATGCTATTCCAAAAATTATTATTGCTGTTAATTCCATAACTATTTCCTTTTTTATATAACTAATACCGGATGGGTATTGCGGATATTATTATCCTATTGTAATTGCTTTCGGTTTAGCTTCATCAGCAATTGGAATGAAGATTGAAAGTAACCCATTATTCATATCAGCTTTAACTCTATTCAAGTTAAATTTTGGAGATATCTTCCACCCTAAGTTAAAAGATCTTCTAGCAATACCTCTATGAATATAATCGACTGATGGGTCATCACCAGTCTTATCATAAATAACCTTAATTTGATTTTCTGCTGTTTCTATTTTGATATCCTTTTTATTAATACCAACTGCAGCAATCTCAATATGTAAACCGTCATCGTCTGTGAACAAATCGCAAGGATAGTTCGGTTTTATTTCAGCATGAGATTGAAAGTGTGAATCTGTTTCAAAGAAATTTTTGAACAGAAGGTCGGTTGGAAACAACCGCTCGTGAAATTGTAATCTTGTCATAATAAACTCCTAAAATGTTTTAAAAATTAAATACCCATCCAGTATACTTAATTTAAGGTCCGGTTAGTATTATCTTTTCCCCGGATCCTCGTAGATAAATATCAAGTTCAAACAGTTTTTATTCAAAAACTTCAATAATTTTTGACTGTTGAACACCTTTTATTTCGTAATCTTCAACTGAATCTTTCAATTGCTCTACAATCTTTGCTTCAGCTTCTGTGCAAGTCATTGCATTTACTAAATATTGTCTTCTTGTTTTCTTTTCTTTTGTGCCACCACCTTTTGTGTCTATTAGCGTGATGAATTCTACTCTTCCTAAATAATACATAACTAATTCCCTTTTCATTATAGATTTCTTAACATTTCGTAATCTTGCTCATCAAGATTATCTTTTTTTAATAATGCGCTGTTTTTGCGTGGGTATGGAGCATTCTTACCTCCAGCTAATTTACCCTGATGAATGAAGAAACAATTGTAGCACATTACTATTAAATTTTTAAGTTTCCTGTTTAATTTGTTTCTGTCGTCAAAACCAAGTATCAATGGAACTTTACCATCACCTTTACGTTTTTCAGCAAAACCACAAATTTCACAGCATTCATCTTTTACTTTATGCTTTATTAATCTTTTTAATAGTTTCCATGTAGGATATTCTGGATGTTTTCCTTCGCAAATATCTTCTAATGGATATTGATTACCATGGTGTCCTTCTCTGAACTGTGATATACCTCTACCAGTTTGATTTTTATGTTTTTCATATAATGAAACACCATTTTCATCGTAATAATTTGAAGCATATTTTTTATAAGTAGTAAATGAAACTTTACACCATTTAGAAGCAGCAAGATTAGATTTAGTATTCTCCATAGCTTCTTCCACTTCAGATTGAAGTAAATACCTTAAAGGTCTACCTCTTTGATGATGCTTTGTTATTTTACCTTTCGGTCCTTGTATACTACTCATTTAAATTTTCTTCGTCATACATTTCATATTCATCCTCAAAGTATTCATGTATAGCTTTTGCTAATCCTTCTCCACCTTGAACTGTATTGTTTTGAATATCTTTTCTAATACCTTTGACTTGTCTTGCTTCCATTCTATTCCAATGTTCTACTATGTAAGCATTTTTATATGCTGTGTAAACGTCTGGTGATATAGCCAAGTCTGGGTATTTATTACCTATTAAATTATTACCTTTTGAATCTGAAACGTAAAAACCACCATTTGGTGCCATTTTAGTTTCTATACCTTTAAACTTTCTGTTTAAGAATTTTTTATATTCTCTAAGCTTATATTGTTTTCTTTCTATATTCATTTTATTTGACTTTTATGAGTTATATGGTCTTTTGGATCTCTATTTCTATTATATTGATCAACATACCATGAAGCTGGCCTAGAACGTACATCTCCAGTATCAGGATTTCTTTCGTGAATCATAGGAATTTCTTCAGAACCATATTTAGCTTCTAATTTATCCATTTCTTCTTCTGAAACATATTCTACATTGTTATCTTCTAGCCTTGCAAATTCGTCTTGAGAGATTTGCACTTGAACATAATCTGGCCAATTAGAAGTTTGCGGAAGGCCATGAGTATGATATTTTGTTATATTACCAGAAATTGCTTCTGATTTATGTATCCAAATTGTTATTTTCATAATTATTTCTCTATAAACATATTGTTAAGCGTTTTAGCTAACTGATTAAGATTATTGACGTTAACATTGCTAGCATCTGGTCCGTACATAGTTTTAAAATTGGATGAAGTTGTTGATTCATCAGAACCAGTAATAAAGTAAGATAAAACTTTGATACCTTTATCTCTAAACTTTTTGATTTCAGTTGCTGTATGTTTTGCAGCTGAATCTCCCCAGTATTGAATTTGTCCATTTTCAAAATAAGGTTCACCATCTGAAAAGTTTATGAAGTAACTATCTAAATTGTTTGAAGATTGAACGATTTCTCTTTGAATAGCTTCGAAGCATAAACCTTCTGGTGTAGTACCAGGACAAGTGATGTATTTAAATAGATTTTGAATCTTTGAAATTTTATCAACCTTTGAATCGTAAGCAATGAAAATAGCTGGAATGTATTTCTTTCCTTGTTGCTCTGTTGAACGGAAAGATATAGTAACATTTAAATTACCAACCATTGAAGCAGCTTTAGCAATAGCAACTGCTGATGTTATTGATTTGTCCCATTTTGTACCTGACATAGAACCAGAAGCATCAATGGAAATATGAACATTAGCATCTTTGTGATTGTCAATAAAAACTTGTTGAAATATATTTTCATTACCAAAACCAGCTGAAGCAATCATTCTTTTATCAATCTTTCCTTGATTTAATCGATTGAATTGTAAGCTTCTTGAATCATTTCTAACTTGAAGCTTTCTACCAAGCTGAGTACCTAATGTAATACCTCTATCGATAGATTCTTGATTGTCTTTTGTTCTGTGATAGTAATGACCTTCTGATTTGATAGTCTCAAAGATATTAGAATTGATAACAGCTTTGTTTATGTTTCTAACAACTAAGCAATCAACTCCAGAAGATTTAAGCCAGTGACTTTGAAATTGATCACCAACTTTTTCGTATGTAGCTTTTGAGCTATTAATAGCATTTATTTTATTCTTTTCTGATTTACGTATAGAAGACTTTTGAATATTGTTTCTGATGAAATCTTTTTGCTTTTGAATAGCTTTTTTTAACTTGCTTTTTTCATTTGGAGATAAATCTGATTTTTTATCTTTACCAGTAGTTTTTGATTCACCATCTTGTGTTGTAATTGGAATGTATTTATCTAAAGCTTTGAAAACCTTAATAGCTGTTTCAATTACCTCTCCTGTTGTTTTTAATCTTGAAATATTAGCAAGGTCGATTATATTGTAAATTTCTTTTAAACCTTTAAGAGCAGATAAATCTCTGTTTGAATTAGTTATATTAATAATTCTAAACATGTAAGATTGAATATTTTCTTCTCTATGCTCTGAAGATAATATAGCTTTATCTATTACTTTAGCATGAAAGTATCTATCGTATAAAGCATTGTAATAACCTTGATAACCTGGAGCAGTAGTAAAGATATGATAATCGATTCTTCTATCCTCGATAACATTGATAAGGTCTTTAAGCATCATAACTGATAAACCTTTTAATTCCATATCATCAGTGATTTCGAAATTAAATCTTGTTTTTAATAAATCTTTACCTTGGTAACTCATTAAATGTTTAAGTAAACTAAAGTCTGATAATTTAACGTGAGATCCTTCGTGTAAAGCAAGACCAACAGTAGAATCAAATGATTTACCGTTTACTTTTGAAGTGATAGTAACTGTTTTACCATCTGTGTAAGATTCATCTCTATTGCTATATTCAACTTTAACATCATTACCAGAAACGATTTTAACAAAGTTTCCGATAGCTTTTAATGTTGAAGCCATTTTGATGTAATCTTTACCACTTGAAATCTTTTCTCCAGTTAGGATATCTATATTGTTAGAACCATCTAACCAGAAAGAAGAAAAATTGTTTGATTTTGTATAACCCATATTAGTAGTGATTGTTATTATTTATATATAAATATAAGATTAATTATTGACATATCCAAATAAATTGGACTGAAGTTATTAACATTTTTGAAATAGTTATTAACAATTAGACAGCTGAACCGGTTATAGCATTTAAAATAGGTAATCCCATTTTTTTAGATAAATCTTGAACATGTTCTTTTAATTCGTGATGACCATACATTTTCGATGGAGCTTCAGTAGCTTTAATTAAATCGAAATCGTTGAATTCGTTACGTCTTTTATAGTATAACATGTTGTTATTCAGCTCGATTTGATAATCTTTTCCTAATTGGTACTTGTAAATTAATTCCTTTTTTGTCATAGTGTTTAATGTTTTATTATTTATATATAAATATAAGAAAAATATTTGACATATCCAAATAATTTAGGTGACAATTTGTCCATTTTTCAAAGTTTTTTAATGACAATTTGTCATAGGTTACTTAGAGTTTTGTTCGATTTCCAGAGATTTTGCTGATATCATTTCTGATGCTTTATTCCAAGTTTTAATTTTATCTTCCGATGAATGTAATACATCTGTCAAGTCCATTGTAAATTCATCAGTGCAAATTAATGCATCTGCTGATCTCATCCAATCTAATACAGCTTGCATTCCATAATTTCTATATCTATAGCAAACTTGTTCTGTATCTATATATCTTTTGTGAAATCCCATTAGTTATTCTCCTTAATATGATAAATAACTTCTATATCACCGATAGTTGTTGTAGTTGTCCAGTAATTCATAACCTGTTTCTCCTTTGTGTGCAATAATTGTATAATTTTTTCCAAAGATCTGTTTCTCCGTACATATTCTTATATAACCATACCCAATTGTATGCATTGAAAATTTGAGCTGTATTTTCACAGCTTCTTATAATCTTTCTACCTTTTTGATATGCTTGTATCTCTGGTTTCATTTGATATTCTTTTGTGTGCCTTTGTTAAAAGGTCATTTCCAAATTTTAATAACGTTTGAGCTTTTTTATGAGATACCCATGTATAATTGTCATGCTCATGAGATATTGTAACATCTTTTGTTTTAACTTCAGATAAATAATATACAACAATCTTTTCAAATTGATCTGATTTATCTAAAGGTTTAGGTGGGTCAAATCTATAATCGTGAGTCATAACGTAATGAGAATAAACTTCGAAATTCGGAATAAAACGTTCTATAGTTATACCAGTCTCTTCTTTCACTTCTCTGATAGCAGCTTCCCTAGGAGCTTCTCCTGGTTCAATATGACCCTTAGGAAATGACCATCCTATTTTATCACCATGAAGTAATAAATATTCTATTCCATTTGCATTCCTATTAAATATAATAGCTCCTGCTGATTTTTCACCTTTAAAGGTATCCATAAGTATTTCTGATAATTTAATCATAATGTTAATATAATAAATTTTTACGACTTATCCAAATATTTTAAGTACTTTTTCCAATTTCTTTCTGATTTTACAGCAGCCTTTTCATATGGGTGTGTTGCATAATCATATTTACCAGAATCATATCCAGCTTTAAATTTCTTTCTATCTTGCTTTGTATGAGTATGCTCATGTAATAAAGATCTTATTATTTGTTCAACATTAGTTATTGCTGATGCATATAAATAAATTCTATTTCTATCCCAATCGTATTCTGCAAATGGGTTATTATCTTTCATTAAATCTTCTATTCCAACAGCACCCATTCTTTTGTATATATTATTATGAACTTCTACTTTTACTGCTCTACCACCAAGATCTTTAACTATTTGAGGATATACTTTTTTAACTACATCCATTATATTATTCTTACCAAGTCTTTCAGCTAAATGATATTGATATTTTTTATTTGAATCTGTTGATGCTCTTGCTTTTTTCAATTTTTTAGCAATCTTCTTCATATCCTCTTTATCTGGATATCTTATTGCAAATCTTTCTATGATATTTTTAAGCTTTATCATTTGTGAAATTTAACTAATTTTGTTTGTATTTTAGTTCTTGGATATTTCTTTTTTAATTTATCTACTGCTGCTATATTTTTAGCTGAATCATCCATGAAATAAACTGGATTATAACCTTTCTTAATATGATCTTCAATCCAATCAGCTTTAACTTTAGGATCAGCTGAACCAACAGCAACAACATAAACATCTATTCCCAATGTTTTAAAGAAATGCTTTACTGGGAAACCAACAGCTCTTGCTGTTAAAATTGTAACCCTTCTACCAACTTTTTTCAATTGTTTTTTAAGAAGGTCTACATTTTTCTTTATTATCTTTGGGTTACGTAACATTCTATCAAAGTCTCTGAAATCGTAGCTTTCACCAGGCTTTAGTTTATGTACAGCAAATTCAGCAGAATCTAATTTATATTCTCCACCGTTCTTTTTTACATAAACCCAAGAATCTGTAAAAGCAAGTGTATCGTCAAAATCAAATACGCTTAAACTTCTAGCTTCTTGTAATAATCTCTTTAATTTAATCATAATATTAATATAATAAATTTTTACGACTTATCCAAATTTATTTATTCTTTTTTTCTTTTCTTTTTTGGGTTATCTTTTTCATTTTATTTATATACTTTCTGTATACACCAGCAGCTGAAACTTTTCCCATTTCTTTAGCTCTTTGTTCCATTGCAACAGCAGCTTGAATTTTATGAGCATGCTTTTTACCAGAAGCGTCTATTTTTCTCACAGAAGCTGCTGCATCTTTAACAGTTGCAAATTTTAACCCTTTTATTGTTCCTTTTGGGTTTTCATCTGTATATAAATCTGAGTGTTTAGATGAAAGTCTTTTTTGACCTTTCTTTCTAGGAATTCTAGGTTCTTCTAATAAATGCTTAAGCTTTATCATAATTGAACCTTTATTTTTTATTTTTTTTATTATACATTGCCCAAGCTACTGCATATGGGTTAGTAATATCTTTTTTCTTTTTTAAAGCTAAAACTACATCTTCCATTCCTGGAGGAGCTTCTTCTTTTAATCTATCTATTGCTTTTGCAGCTTTGTTGTATGCTTTTGTACCTTTCTTTGCTGGAGCTTCACCTCTTTTTCTTTTCTTATGAATATTGTGCCAAAGACCTTTTCCTTTTTCATTTAGTTTACCTTCGAATTTTAGAAAAGCATTTACCATAGGTGCACCTCTTGCTCCACCTTTCCATTTCATTATATCATTGACAGCTGCTTTTTTAATTGCTTGAACAACTGCTTCTGCTTTCCATTTTTGAGGTCCTTTCCAACTGTATTTATCGGGTCCCTCTTTTGTAAAGGTCATTTTGTAAGCTTTTATCTTACCACCAATCTTAAGGTCTTTCATTCTCATTCTAAGGTTGACTCTAAAGTTTCTTGCTCTTTGAGAATAATCTTCGTTTATACCTTCTCCGTACATTTTAGCAAAAGCTTTAGATGCTGCTGATCTTTTTGTTTTTACTCTAGTTTTCTTCCCAGTCTTTTTATCTTTCTTGTAATCAGCATCCCAATCTTTTTTGTATGTATCAGTTCCTCTGTACTTTTCTATTTCCTTTTCCATTGCATCTTTGGAACCGTATTTCTTTTTCTTTCTAGATAACCCTTTTGTATAATCTTTAGAAACTTTTATTTTCTTTTTATCTTCTTTTAATTTTGTAATCCTATTTCCAGATTTATCAAATAATAAATTATCTTTCCAAAGCATTTTAACTAATTCTCTACCAAACTTATTACCTCTGATATTAGAATATTCACCCTTATTAGTTTTCTTGTCCCATTCTTTCCATAAACTTTGTAAAGCTTTAAACATTGAATCTGGTCTCATTGGTTTAAGAAACTTGATCATTTTCTTTTCGTTTTTCTTTATATACTTAGCAAAATCTAAGTATGCAAATTCATTAGGAGTTTCTGATGGAAATGGAACACCTTTAAAACCGAAAGGAGCTTCGGTTATCATTGATTCTATTATTCTTCTTATTTTAGTCATCTTTACAATCATCGCAATAAATTTTGGGTCTTGCTTCTGTCCTTTTTATTTCTTTCCCTGATTCATCGTATATTTTTACATTTTCAGTTTTATTTACTGTTATATCTGAAATGGATAAACCTTTTATTACAGTTTTACAATTATCGCATATTTCTTGAATACTTTGTTGACCTTTTATATTTGTAAAACGGATCATGATTTTTACATCATTTCCATTTTTTCTAATTTAGCCATAAGCTTTTTAAATTCAGCTTTTTTCCTTTTGTATTCTTTTTCTTTCTTTTCAATTTCTCTACCATATCTAGTAGCTTTAGGGCCACCTTCTGGTTCAGCTTCTTGTTCCATATCTTTATAAAGTTGAGATAAATCTTTAGTTATCATCTTCATATCATATTCTAAGTCCATGATAGTATCTTGTAATTTCATTTTTGCATCGAAATGTTTCCAAAGATTAGTAGCTTCTTTAACAACTTCAGGAGATCCTCCTTTAGAAACGTGCTTTTTTAATAAATGCATAAGATCTAATTTAAATTCTGTATCGTCATCTACTTCTACTTCATTTGCTTTAGCCATTAAATTAGCAATTTTCAATAAAGTTTCTTTGTCTTTTTTAGATATATTTTTTAATTGTCTGTCTAATGCTATTTTTCTAAGAGACTTTCCATATTCTTTTGTTGATTCAGATGTTCCGAAATCTTCTGGTTTTGGTGCAGGGTTTGCTTCTTCAACGCCTTCTTTTTTTCTCTTTCCTCTTTTCTTCCAAAGATCAGCATCAGCTTTTCTAGCACCACCTTTACCAGTGATAAAAGAATTTACTCTACCCATTGCCCATTGTTGTTGAGTTGAGCCTGGTCTGTGTCCTGAATTCCATGCTGCCATTCCTCTATCGTATACTTTCTTTAATGTACCATAAGCAATACCAGTTTTCTTAGATTTATTGTCTAATGCTTTATTCTTTTCTGATAATATATTTTCTATGATTTTTGAAATTTTCATCTTATACCCGCTCTTTGTAATTTGTAATAAAAGAAATCTAAAATTTCATCGTTTTCAAATCCTTCATCATAAAGTTCTTTTGCTAAATCTTTACCAGCAGCTAAAAAAGTTTTCATTACTCTTATATTATGAAGCCCTTCTAATCTGTCTAAAGCTTGTCTAGATAATCTTTCATTTACTGGTTTTGGATCTGTAACGGGATTCCATTTCATTTTCATCAATTTAGAAGAAGGTAATTCTCCTAAAGAATGTTCTTTAATTATTTTCTTTAATTTCATTATAATCTCCTATTTTATGATGCTCTTTTCAATACTTCAACATTTCTTATACCATCTAAGAAATCATCTTTAAGAAAAACTGCTCTCCCTATAAATTTTTCACCTTTATCAGATGGATAATTAGGTTGTTCCTCTACCATCACTGCAGTTAGATTGACAACTCCAGTTCCAAAATCTCTATGATAATATTGCGTTTGGTGTATGAAATAAGTCTTTCCATCTTTTCCTTTAACTACATGATATTGGATATGAACAAACATAACTCCTCTAGTTCTGTGCATATTTTGATCTATAAATACTACTTGCTTTTGAGCTTTCCTAAGGTTTACTTTTGAAAAACCTGCCTTCTTTAAAATTCTTTCTACTTTATCTGCATTTTTAGTATTTCTACTGTACATGTCCATCGGGTCAAAGTTATATTCAGTAAACTCCTTCAATTGATGTTTACCTTCTAATATTTCTCTTCGCCATTTTGAATCGTTAAATTGTGCCATTTTATTATCCTCTTTGTTATAAATATCAAGTTAGGTCAGTAGATTCAAGTAATGTATATGTAAAATTGTTATTCCAAGTATCTCTTGCTGTTTGACATATATCTAAGAAACAATGCCAATCATCGTTACTTGCAATTACTTGACAACCTGCAGACCATTTATCTACATAAGTAGAAGTTTTTCCAGCATGTTTAGTTGCTCTATGAATATTGATTCCAAATAAACCTTCGTCTATTGTTGAAGGATCAAAATCATATTTACCATCTTTATCTCTATCTCTATAAACTTTAACTGGTCTTTGCTGTCCTAAAGCTAAATATCTTCCCTGGTGTAATCTTAATTTGTGTGAACCTCTGTATTGACCTGGTACTAATATAGCACAGCCTTTTTCTAGCATTGGTTTATCCATCCAATCATCACCTGGATCAGTAGTGCAATTAAATATTTCATAACACCATTCCCCGTCTACTTTATAAGATATTGTTAAGTGATCATCAAATTTATTTGTTACTCTGTCACCAACAGACATATTTCTGATTCCAACTATATTAACATTGTAATCACCATTTTCAAACCATTTATACCCTTTAGCTTTTACGGCAGCTTCAACCTGTTCTCTTGTATACATTTATTTTCCTTTTATTTTTTCTATTGAACTTATACCAAAAGATCCTAACGTGACTATCACGAAAGAATTATATATTACTTCATTAATTACTAGTTCCATTCCGCACCATCCAGTAATTAAATCGCAAATTGCAAATATAACCATTAAAACAAAAGAAGCAAATCCTACGATTGCTTTTTCATTTATATCATTTTCATCTTTAAATAATTTCCACATTAAAAGCTCTCCGATACTATATTATCTATTTCCTCTTGTACTTCTTCTTTAGTGGCTTTCATAGTAAAAGAAATATCAGCTTGAAAACGTTTTACTTCTTCTCCTTCATGAAATATAATAATTGTTGGAACAACAACTATTTGATATTTTTCACCAGCTTTTGTATCTTTTGCAATATTGCAGTTCATTTTCTTTGCATCAGAAAGTTTTGTAAACCATTTTACATCATTAGCAGAATTCCAATCTGCATTAAAATGCACAATAGTTAATTCACCATTAATTTTTATAGTCTTTACAGATTGACTGTGACAAAGCACTGGAAATAACAAAATTATTAATAATTTAATTAGTTTCATGTTGTTCTCCTAGTTGAGTCTATCGATTTTATCTTCAATACGTTTCAAATCTTCTTTAATCTCTTCAACATCGTCTTGAGTATTTTCGATAGTTAATCTAATATTCTTATCTTTCATATCGAACTCCATCCTTGTTACATCTGGTGGAGGAGCTAAAGGTAATTCCTTTGCTTCTGCTATATCAGCTTGAAGCGTAAACCACATACCAATCAATGTTGATAGAGCTATACCGATAGCAATTAAAGTTTTTATACTTACTTTGAAACTTGAATCTTCATTTAATTCTTTAGCCATTTTTTTATCCCGTTATCGTATTACATAGTTGAAACCTAAACTGAAATCATGCCAGTTTCTATTCCAATATTTATTATATTTACCTTCTATAAATAATCCTAGTTTCTTTGGAATTATATAATATCCAAATATCAATCCGCCTGAATAATCTAACCATTGTTCGTTATTGTTGAATTTATGATAAGAGAATTCCCCGCCATCATCGTAATGATAAGGCATTAAGTTACCCCATGAATGGAGCCAAAAGTCTTTTGTATAATGATAGTAATCAAAACCTATTACAATTGAATGCTGTAAAGTTTGATCTAATTTATTTCTTTCTTTTTCTACATAATCAGATAAAACTTGAGGTATAACAACTCCTTCCCATATTTGAGTATTCTCTGCTACTAAACCTCCGGATGGATTATAATATTCTGTACCACCGTTTCCATCGAATTGTACTGTGTATCCTTCTTGTAATGCTAATTGAGTATAATGTAAATTTCCATTTGATAATAACCATTCTTCTAATGGATCATACCCATAAGGTTCTGCAAATCTTTGTACAGCTCCGATATTAAATGAAAGCTTTTTACCAATTTTATATCTATATCTTTGTGATGCTTCAAAGTATTCTATATCTGCAAAGCCGTCCATAACATATTCTGTTTTTATAATGAATTTGTCATGAACATATCTTAAAAAGTGTTGTTGATTAATTAGCTCCATTCCTTGTTGTCTTGCTAATTCACCTTCAAATAAAAATTCAAAACCTTTTATTTTACCAATTGTAGCAGCATCAGAAAAAGAATTTTCAGTTCCATTGTAAAAAGTATTTGCTCTATTTTCATAACCTAATCTAGCAATTTTTCTAACTCCAAATGTAACTGAATAATCGAATGGAGTTTTAACAGTATTTGTTTGTAATCCATTTGTAACAGAGAATACATCTACATCTGAAATAGAATTACCACCGTTTACTGCACCATAAAAAGTTGAAAACTTAAATACTTTTTTTAATTCTTTTTTAAAGTTATTGTCTTGAGAACAGCATTTTTTAGGAGCAGCACAAGATGCAACTAATATTGCTATTAAAATGTAAATCGATTTTCTCATTGTTTTATTACCCTCTTATTTATTCTGAGTTCGTTGTATATAATTATCATATTGTATACTCCAGAAGGATAACCAGCTAAAGAAATTCGTTTATCTTTTGTAGATATTATTCTTTTACCAGTTAAATCGTAAATTTCTGTTTCTATATCTAATCTTGTTTCTATATTGAAAATATCTTTAGATGGGTTTGGATAAATCATAATTGCTTTATCTCCTAATTCATCTATTGATGTTGGCCAGCCTAATTGACAATAATCATACATTGATTGACATGATGCATCCCATTCGTCAGTACAACAATAAGAGTCTACATCTATTACCCAAGCATAACATCCATCGTTTAACCAATAAGGTATACCTGGTCCTCCGTAGCATCCTGCATCGTATAAACAAGCTGTAGAATCTGAAACATTTGCTATTGGATTATAATTGTATGCTGCTACATCCGTACAACCTGTAATAACTTCTATACATGAATTGTCATCATAACAAGCAAACTCATTATAATTTAATGCAGTGGAATCTGTACATCCTGAAATTAGGCAACATGAATTATCTGTTGTATTTGCTAGTGGATTATAATTAAAAGCTAATGGGTCAGTACAACCATATACGAACGGTTCACATGTTCCATTGTCTACATTGGCTAGTGGATTATAATTATACATCGTTGAATCTGTACATCCATAAATTGGAAGTATACAAGATAAATCATCTGTATTAGCTAATGGATCATAATTTAAAGCAATAGGATTAGTACATCCATATATAATTACTTGACAAGTTCCATTATCTGTATTAGCTAATGGGTCGTAGTTAAAGGCTGTTGAATCTGTACATCCATAAATAAATGGTATGCAGCTTCCATTATCTGTATTAGCATTAGCATCATAATTAAACATTGTTGGATCTGTACAACCGTATATTGGTAAAATACAACTTCCATCATCATCAGTTGCATTTAGATCAAAATTTAATGCTATTGGATTAGTACATCCTAAAATTTCAAGTTCATCACAAATACCATCTCCATCAGTATCATTTATACATGCTCCGTAACAATCGTAATATGTAATTGGATATTGACAACCATTTGAGATTGTTGCAGTAGAATCATAGTTACATGCGGTTTGATCCATACACCCAATGTAATAACAACTACCATCGTCAGTGTTTGCAGATGCATTATAATTATCAGCTGTTGGGTCAGTACATCCATTTACAATTGCTATACAGCTTCCATCATCTATATTTGCTAAAGAATCGTAATTTATTGCAAATTCATTAGTACAACCAAATATAAAGGGGATACAAGAACCATCATCAACATTTGCTAATGAATCAAAATTAAAAGAGTTAGTATCCATACAACCTAATATTGTTGGAATACAAGTGTTACCACAGAATGGGATACCTGTATATTTAGTCCAGAATGGGGATTCAAAAGATTGTAAAGCTCCTTGACCATTATTAGCAAAAGGATTCTGTCCTTCGTGCATTAATACAAAACCATCTGCATTTGTTAATTTGAAAGAGTTGTGCCAAGTTTGGAATTGTACCTCTTGTGGCGGTTGTTGTGGTCCACCAACTTCAAAATAATAAACTTCAACTGGTATTCCTGGATCTAAAATAATATTAAATGTTTGTTGATAATTTCCTGGTCCCATTGTATACGTTCCAAGATTGATACCATTTTGATAAACTCCAATAAATGAGTTACCCCAACCATCACCTCCTGCATCTCCTATCCATAATTCATAATTACAATCGGGTATTAAGTCCATCATAGTTGCTGTTGGATCATAATTAAAAGCCAATGAATCAGTACAACCATAAGTGTGTAATGTTGTACATGAGCTATCATCTACATTTGCTAACGGGTTAAATTCTACATAATCATCATCCATACAACCTGGTATCACTGGAGTTGTTGGACATGGTGAAGCTGTTTGCGGTCCTGAATATAAAACGTTTCCAAACCCTGGATTATCCATATACCAAATAGTATCACCTGAACAATCATATATTACTGCTGCTCCGTCGATTGAACCACCAGAAGTAGAACCTGCCATCCCATCACCATAATCATCACTGATAATTAATTCAAATGCAGCATTTTGATCTACACAAAAAGTATATGTATAAGTTTGTCCTATATCATTGAAATCATATGTTCCTACGGGATATGTAAATGTATTTCCTAATCCGTCAACGAAGTCCCAACTAGTTTCTCCTGGCCAGTTGTCTAATGTAATTTCCATTGTAATTTGATATTGAGTTGCTGTATCACAAGTTGTTCCTGAGCATGAGCCATCATCAATTGTAGCCCAAGGATTATAAGATATTTGAGTTGGATCTAAACATCCAGGTATACAAGGATATGGTGTATATGTAATTGTATCTGACATAGAACCATCTGCAAATTCTAATATAGCATAAAAGTCTTCTGACCAATTAGGTGGCATCTGACCTGGACCAGTATTAAATGCAAAATTATGAGGTCCTCCTGATGGCCAGTTTCCTGGAAATTGGTATGGACCTAAACCATTTTCATTTGTTATCCAAACACTTGTTACTGCACAATTGGGGCCTGGAGTAGTTTCCCATTCAAATATAGATAGTGCTTGTCCATTAGGTTGACAATTTTGATAAGCGTTAGTCCAAACAAGACCGCCGCATGGAGGATAAGTACAAGAACCATCTTCTATTGTGGCGGTTGAATCATAATTAATTGCATTGGAATCTGTACACCCAGATATTGGAGGTGCACATGGATTGATATTAACTAATGTATCTAATACTGAAAAACCTACTAATGCAGTAGAATCAGCATAGAATATCATTCCTTGACAATCATTTGACATTTTAAATTCAGGATATGGTGACATTAATTGTCCACCTTGATATGATGCCCATCCATCACCATAACTATCATTCAATGTAATAATATAAGGTCCAGAGTTGCAATCAACTATTGTATCTAAATATTCCCAGTTGCTTGTTGGTTGATGATATAATATTGTATCTCCGTTAGTATTTGATACAAATGTAAATGCTGATTCTTGTGGAGCCCAATAATCATATTGAACTGCAAATCTTACCCAGCTGTCTGTTGTTTGTGCAAATATAACCGAAGGTAATATAAGCAATAAAAATAATAATTTTCTCATAATTCAAATCCCAAATTAAAAATCATAAATCTAAATTTATTAGCTTCCCATTTTAGTTCTAATATTGTAAATGTACCTAATCTAAATTCTAGATAGTACTTTTCTTTTTTATTTCCAGCATCAAAGCCGTTTATCCAATTTATCATAACTTTATCCTTTAAATATTTTTTTCTTACCTCCATCGTATACGTAAGCATGACCTTCTTCTATTAACTGCTCATTTATACAAATGCTTTTTCCTTCTTCATTTTGAATATATATCTCACCTAATAATCTACCATATTTTCCAAGGCCATGAGATTTAATTCTAAATAATCCTGGTTTTGATGATACTGATTCTAAAAGTTCTTTGGTTCTTGCTTTTGCAGCTAAACCTTTTTTCTTCTCTTCCAAGTTTCGTGTTCTACTTTCCCATGTATCTATTGCTGAAAGTCTAACTCTTTTCTTTAACCAAATATCAAAACCTACATCAATAAGAGCATCGATAGTATCTCCATCAACTACTCTTTCAAGTTTTCCTCTGTAAATATACTTATCCATTACAACAAGTGCCGCTGTTTACTTTGCAAGCTTTACATTTACATACTTGCCAATAAGCCCAAGCAGCTGATCCAATTAAAAGTGGTAACCATAATTTCCAAGTTACTCCAAATGAGCAACCAGCTCCTATAGCTAATACGTAACCACCATAACATTTAACATAGCACAATATAGTATCTATCAGAGTTTTATTTTCTTTGTACTCTGCAACGATTTTTTCATCTAATTGCGTTTTATCTAAAACTTTTTTTACAACTTTCTTAGCTGTCTTTTTAATTTTCTTTGCCATTTTTAATCTTCCTTATTTGTTTTGAATATAATATAATACATCTTCTTCCCAATCATCTATCGAAAAGTTTTTGTAATCTTTTTTATCTCTAGGATTCAATCTCCAAGAATTTTTTAATGAATCAATATAAGCCTTTGTTGCTGCAGTACCAACTCTTGCTTGTTTTGCACCTTTCATTGCCATTTTCAACATTTGAGAATCAGACATCTCGTTTACTTCTCCATCTGTAAAAGAAGCATCAACTGGTGTTTCAGTATCTTTATTCATTGAATCTTTTATTTTATCTACATGACCTTGTACATAAGAATGCTCAGATTCCAAATTCATCATTCTTGCAAGTTTCATTATTTTATCTGCAATAACTTGAGCAGCTGTTACAAGTTTTTCAGTACCACCTCTTTTAATTGCATCTTTTTCTATTGCAAATAAAGCATCGTGTAATTTAGCTGACATAACTACAAATTTTTCAGTGTCTACTAAATCTTCATCTTGAATTCTTTTATATAAGCTTTGAGCTCCTGGGCATATATCAAAATGTTTTGTTTGATATCCGTAAACATTTACTTGACCTTCCATTTCTTCTTCTTTCAAAGATTGAAGTTGTTCTATCACAGCTTCTCTTTTAGGTCCGTGCTTTGCAACGATAGCTTTCCATTCGCCTTTTAATTTTCCTTTTAATCTATCTCCAAAGCCCATTGCATTAGCTGGTCCAATTAATGAAGCAATTCTTCCTTTTAAAATGTATTTACCATATTTTCTACCGTAAGGTGAAGTATTAATCCAGTACATCAAATTTTCTGCCATTTCTTTTGACATTTTAATTCCTTCAATAGAAGGAGTTCTACCTTTCATTATATCTTGTAATCCAGCTTTAACAGATATTTCATTCATAGCAGATTTTAACATAGGTTTAGCTATTTCTCTAATCATTTTTCTAAACTTTATTTCTGATTTGTTCATTTTGTTCTCCTTTAGTTTCTTGCTATCAGATTTTACTAGTTTTGCCTTTCCAGTTTTTTGGATTGCAGCATCTAATTGATCAGCAATACTTGGTGCTATAAATCTACCTTTAGTTGGATGGCCAGATATAGTTACCTCATCACCAGATTTTTTTACTACCATATTGATAGTTCTATTTCCTGCTTTGAATTTTTTATATGCATCCATTACAGCTTTTGCATCTTTTACTTTGTATGTTAAAGATTGGTACATATGATCACGTTTTACGTAATCTTCGTCTATGTCTCCGTGTAAAACTTTTCTTTTCTTTTTCATTTCATCTTCTGTATTGATTATAGTTACAGGATTGATTGGTCCTGGATCTTCAAATTTTTCATCAACTCCTCCTGAACCAGCATCTCCGTATCTATCATAGTCAACACCCATTTCTTTTTTAAGCTTATTATTCTTTTTATAATCTGCATAATTTTTATTGGATATTGCTTTTGCATCTTCGTTTTTCTTTTTCTTTTTACCTTTAGCTTTGTATCCACTTGCAAAAGCAGCTCTTCTTTGAGCATCAGAAGCAAAACCTTCTGCTAAAGCTTTGAAAGCTTTTGGAAACTCCTTTTCAAATTCATAAGCAATCATTGCTCTTGCATTTCCATATTTAGCTTTATTCTTTTTTGTAGCTTCGATGGAAGCTTTTAAATCTTTTACATAGGTAAAACCTTTCATCTTATTAGGTTTATCTTGGCCATAAGTACCAGACCAAACATAATAACCCATATCACGTTCATTAATTTTATTTTTCATTTCTTTCCCTTCGTCGATTGATGGGTGATATCCAACCCAAACATGTTTATGATCACCAAAGCCTTCTCCGTGATTTTTCCAAATATCATCTTCTGGTAATTCTGGAGCAGCTCTTAATTCTGCTGGAACTTCATTATCTGGTGATCCGTACCAATAAACTATATGATAACCACCTGTAGATTTCCAGCATACTTTTAAGCCTCTTTGTTGCTTTTCAGTATCTGCTTGTAATATTAATTGTTTATCAGCAGGTAATTTTAAATCTGAATTGATTTCTTCTTTTATAGGTCTACCTTTTTTAACGTAATCGTAAACGGTATTCATTGCTTTATACTCGTTCTTGTTTGCTTTTATTACATCTTTAGGTAATTTGTGAGTCATTTTAACAGAGGCTGCTACTTTCTGAACCATTTTTCTAAAGTCATATAACCCAAATGTAGATTTTACAGGTATAGCTTTCATCAAACTGTTGTTCTTTTTAAAATAAACCTGACCAGATTTTAATTCTGCAGAATATGGTCCGAAGGTTATTTTATATTCGTTTGCTTCGTTCATAGAAGTATTCCTCTTTCTTTTTTCGTATAAATATTCTTTAATAAATATCAAAAAACCAAACTAAATACTACTTTTTTGGCTTTCTATACTTGAACTTATCCGCTAATAGTTTGAGAGCTTCTGCTTCTGCAAGTGCATGAGATTTATATGGTCCCCCTATTTTATTTTTAGCATGAAATAAACTTATTTCTACAGAACCACCTATTGTTTCAAAACTACCATTCGGTAATTTCTTTTTTCTCGGTTGTGTTATTTTTTGTCTTATAGAAAGATAACCTACACTTTTAACGAAGCTTCCTATCTTTTCTGATTTACTAGGGTTTGCCAATATAATCTCCTTATTAAATATATAAATATATATTACTTTTTGTTAGGATGATCTTTTTCTTCTCTATGTTTCTTAACAGATTTTTTTCTTTTTCTTTTTGGTAATTTAATTTCACCATCATCGTCAATTACTAATTTATTGATATTAATTTTCATTATCTTGTCCTGACTTTTAATTTTTTAATTGAATCTAAAAATTCTAAAACTTCGTATTCTTTTCCTTTATCATCTTTTATTCTAACTAACCCTAATAATTCTGGAGTCTTATCTACCATGGTCATTAATTTAATTAATCCTCTTCCACCCCAAAAGGTTTTAAAAGAACTTTCTCCTAATAGGTTATCTTCGAATACAACTTCTTTTTCTGTGTCTTCTGGAAATAAAATAAAATATTGCATTATATTACTGCTCTTCCTTTTTGTTTTTCCCAATCTCTATTGGTTCTAATTATATTATTTTTTGTCATTGTTGCTTCTAGCATCAAAGGCATCAGTCCAAGCTTTTCAGCTTTATCAATTAAAGCTCTAACATCTTTTGGAAAGCAATGACCCCCGTATCCAAAGTCTCCATCTGGTCCTGGTACTTCTAAATGGGAATTACCTATCCTTGTATCATATTGAGCATATTCAATTACTTTATCGTAATCTATATCTAAAGCTTTACTGATTTCGTACATCTCATTTGCAAATGATACTTTTGTTGCTAAAAAACAATTTGTAAAGTATTTAACCATTTCTGCTATTGTTGAACTTGTTTTAATTATTGCAACTCTTGGAAATGCTTTTTTAAATAATCTTCTTACTTTTGTTGATGCTGGTCTTGGACCACCAATTATAATTCTATTTTGATTTTTAAAATCTTCAATTGAATTTGCTTCAGTTAAAAATTCTGGATTGAATACTATATCTAAATTTTTATATTCTGAGTTCCATTTTTCCGTTGTGCCCGGTGGGATTGTAGATTTTACAATAATTATTTTTTTTCCAAATGAATTTAATTCTTTTAATACTGGTTCTATGATTCCTAAGTGGCATGAACCATTAATATCCATTGGTGTAGGTAAACATAAAAACAAAACCTCAGATTTTCCATATATTTCATCTAAGGATTTACATGTTGATTCTTTACTGATATCATAAGTCTCTATAATATAATGCTCTTTTAAACCTTCAAAGACTGCAGTTCCAACAAATCCTTGACCAATAATTCCTAGTGTTTTCATTTTTCTGTTTTCCAATAATCGTAAATTCCTTTATTTAATTCGTAATCTCCCCAAAAGAATCTTTTTCTGTTTGGTTGTGTTTGTGCCCAATTCCACATTCTAGTTAAACCTTCTTCTAAATCTATTTCGTGTTTGAAATCTAAAAGATCTTGAGATTTTTCCCATGTTGACCATGCATGTTTTGCTTCGTGCCTTGCTTCTAAATATTTAGGTTTTAAATCAGTGCCAGTAACTTTGCATAAAATATTACAAGCTTCATTTATTGTATATTCTTTTATACCACCAAGATTAATTATTTCATCTATGCATTCATCTCTTTGTGAAGCATTCCAAAATGGGATAATTGAATCGTCAACATAACTGAAAGCTCTTTTTTGTTCACCATCACCAAATATAGTAGGTTGCATACCATTTATTATTTGATACATCCATATTCCTAATACATTTCTGTATTTATCCCAAATATTTTGATTTTGACCATAAAAGTTATGAGGTCTGATAATTGTATATTTTAAACCATGTTGTTCATAAGCAATCTTCAAATCTTGTTCTACACCAAACTTTGCAATACCATAAGGATCAATAGGGCATTGTTGTAAATCTTCATGGAAAGGTGGTTCATATTTATTTCCATATACAGACATAGAACTTGCAAAAATAAATCTTTTTACATCTTGTTCTATACTGCAAGTTATAAGATTTGTAGAAGCTATTAAATTATTTTCATAATTAAATTTTCTAATAAATGGTGACAAGCCTTCAGCAGCATAAGCTGCAAAATGATATACTATTTCTGGTTTATGCTTTCTGAATAGATCTTTTACTCTGTCTAATTCTTTTAAATCAAACTTATAAAGTTTTACACCATTAGGTACATTTTCAATATATCCACCAGACATATCATCTATACCAATTACTTTATAGTCTGTATTTTTTATTATCCAATCTGCTAGTCTTGATCCCAATAATCCAGCGACTCCAGTTATCAATATTTTTTTATTCATATCTAATTCCTTTTATTGTTTGACCTTTAGGCGAATGAGAGTTATCTTCATTTAATACCATATCGAATCCCCATTTATATTTATATAAATCTACAGCTTGTAATTCTGATTGCTTGAATCTTTCACCCTCTTTTCCATTTTTAGTTGAAACCGAACCAAAATGATAAAAACATAACTTTCTTGAACGCTTTGTTTCCATTCCAGCAATTTCACATTTTAAAAAGAAATCCCAATCGCAAATAAATGGAGATGGGTATAAAGTATCAAATCCTCCAACCATCATATACTTTTTCTTTGAAATTAGAAAAGGGAAGATGCCACCGTCATCTGTAATATTATTTTTTCTATGATTAAGCTCTTCATTAAAGAAATTTTCTAAATCAAAATTATCAGGGCTTCCCAAATCATTTGTCTCAAAATTAAATAAGCTTTCTGCTTTTTCTATTTGATTGGGTGTTAAAATTAAATTATCATTATAATCTTCTAATAATATTTTATCCCAATCTATAGGGAATACATTATCGTCATTTACTATTAGAACTTTATCATATGAAGCATTATAAACACCCATATTCAATGCATATTGCATACCTTTATTTTCAGGTAAGGGTAAAAAATTTACATCGTTTTTATATTTTTCTAAAACGTTTGCAGATTCTTTAGGGTAACCATCTAAAATGCATATTATTTCATTATCTTTATCTTGCCCTCTTAATGCAGACTCTAAACAAATATCTAAGCATTTTGGATTCCTGTAAGATGGAATTATTACACTAATCATTTATCTCCTCCCAATTAGTAAACGGTGATAACCATGCAGATTCACAATGAGTAGAAAAACCTGGAATAGAACTTAATGCTGGTATACCTTTTTCTCTAGATAATTCTGTAAAGAAACTAAAAGAATCTGTTATTCTATTAGAAGAATATTTTTCTAATAATTCTTTATCATGTTTCAATCTAGATACTCTTGCAGCAAAAGACATAACTGTTGAATTTGTAATTTTCCAATGCACATTCTTAGTAGTAACAACTCTTGTTACTTCTCCTCCCTCTTCTATAAAAGGGTTACCGCCATCTTCTTTATTGATGTATTTATCTGGGTGATCGTACAATGTAATATAACCGTCGTATTTATTTAATGCTTCTATTAATAACTCTTTTGATGATTCTTTGTGTAAGAAGTCATCCTCTAATAAATATACAAAATCAGATTCTAAATTCTCTTTTATGCATAAATTTAATGCATCTCTAAAAGTTCCAGAACCATTTCCATTAGAAACTTCTATAAATCTTATACCTAAATCTCTAAGCCATTCTATATGTTCTGTATTTAAATTGTCGCCTAAAACAGTTATATTCTCTTTTCCAAATTTATTTATGCAATTTTCTAAACAATTTTTTTTGTTTGCATTTGCAATTTTATTTTTGTGAATACCAGCTTGCTGATTTGATAATCTATAATAAACTTTTATTGTTTGAGTTTCTTCTCTTTTCTTTACAACTCCCAATCCGCAACTTCCATAAAAACCAAAATGATGATAATCAGCTATATCAAAAACCTTTTCAAAAGCTTCTCTTTCTGCCATTTTTTGATGATATATATTTTCTTTTATACTTAAATAATCTTGAGCTTCTTTACTAGAGAAAGGTGAGAATGCCCATTCATGATATAAATGTAATGCTTCTGGATATTTTTCTTTTAGTATTTTTGCCATTGGTAAACAAAATTCTAGCTCATGACTTGCATCTGTAAATACTATATCGAATTTAGTAGTTAATCTAGGTATCAGTTCTAGTGCATCGATATGACCATGCATTTCTAGCATATCAGATTTGTTATCTATATAATCTCTAAAAAGTGGTAATAGATTAGGATCTTCACTCCAAGACTTCAAGTCACAAGTGCATAATTTACCATTTCCATTTTCTTCCAAAGCTTTTAATATAACAATAGATGAAGCTCCACCAGCATGACCAATTTCCAAAACGTTTTTTGGTTTTTTAGTTCTAATATATAAATATAAAATTTTACCTTCATTATAATCTATTGGCCCAGCTCCAGCAACGTGACGGTCAGGATTAGCCCAGTGATTTAAAATTTGACCCATCAATTGATTATCCCAAAATTCATCGTATTCCTTTTCAAGCTTTGAGCAATCACCAAAGTGAATCTTGATTTGATTTTTTACGGTATCGTCTGTTGTATACTTTTTCTTTAAGTCTTTTATTAAAAACATATTTACTCTCCTGTTTCTTTATAATATCCACCAATACCAAATTTTGTTTTAGTGTTAATCGTTTCGTGGTCGCTGTCTATATAGTTTGACTTTTTAATTACTCTAAAGTCCATTGATATTCTGCACATTCCCGTTTTGTTTATTTTATTTCCGTGACTTAGATTGCTTCCGTCCCATTGAATTAATTCGCCATAATTGCAATTCATAGGTTTATAATCGCCTTTATCTTCTTCTGATTCTACCCAAATAGTATTAGTTTCAAATGCATCAGTTATCGGTAAAAAGTAATTTAGCTCTTTTACTTTTTCAGCCCATTCTATATTCCTATAATATTTATCTTTGTGAAATTCCCCAACTGCTATATTATTAGGATAGCAAACTCTGAAAGTAGGGATGGATTGATAAACTATTTCTTCATCGTAAAGAGGTCTTACCACTTCATTTATAAAGTCTGTATACATTTTTACAGTTGATTCCTTTCTTATCCAATCATAGAATAAACTATGGAATTTTGTATTCTGGTCAGTTTCTCTTTTGAATACTTCTACATTTTCATTTATGTTATGTAAATAATCTACACCAAATAATTTTGCAATAGAATTTTGCCAATTAAATTTTTCAGAATTGTATACTATCTTTTTCATATATAATATGCTCCATCTATTATGTTACTTCTTAATTTAGTTCTAGGTAAAATAAAAGTTTTAGTGTACCTAGGTAAAACGTCTACAGCTCCAGATTGATTGCCAACTGTAAATTTGCCCTTGGATCTTATTAGCAATTGAATTCTTATATCTATATCTTTTAAATCTAATTTTTTGTCAAATACTAATCCATGATTTTCTGATGAAGTCCAATAAGCTATAGGTAAATTTTGATCATTTAATATAGATTGAATAGTATCAATGCTTTCATTATTGAATCTATTAGATAACATTAAAGAACCAAATTCATCACCAAGATTATTTTTTATAATTTCATTTGCTTTTTCTTCTTCATCTTTTGTCCAATATATTTCTGGTTGTATATTACTTAAATCTTTTACTCTCCAAAACCTTAGAATTTGTTTTGCTAAAGGTTCATCTTTTGTTCCATCGTAAATATGATAATGATCATTGTAAATTTCACCTTGAAAGCTGTCTATGTAATTATCAACATAAGGATTATTATCAAATATAGTTTTAACTACATTGAAAGGGTTATCCCATGAAGACCATCTTTCTTCGTGACCCTTGAACAATTCACTAAGTAATTTAGGCGATGGAATATTTACTTTGCAATTAGGATATGCTTCTTTCAATTTTCTAGGTAAAGAAGAAATAATACCCCAATCTCCAAGGCCATGACATGTTCTTAATATTGTATATTCTTTAGATTCAATGTATTCTTTTGGTATATAAAAAGGTTCTTCAATTGGAAATCCTAATTTGTATACTTCACCAGCTGAAAAGATTTTGTTGTTTGCTGTTCTTAAAAACAATTTTGCTTTTGAAGTGTTTAATATAAATTCATCTAAAAGATCATCGGATTCTTTTTCCATATCTTCTAAGTGAGGTCTTACTTTATCTTTTGTATCTATTGCCCATTGAATATCGTCTAAGCCCCAAGCAACTCCATATTTACATAAAGGGAATTTTCTTTTATATTCTTCTTTGCTATTTTTTCCATCTGGTATTACAACTGATATTGCTCCGCATAATGCTGCAATTGTTGAATAGTATGTAGCTGAGTCATAGCTAATAAAAGTTTTTGTCTGATTTAATTTTTCTTTTAATTTTGAAAAGTCATTTGCAATATCTCCATCTAAACAAATAGAATCTTTAGAGTGCATATCAAAAGTTGCATTCTTTTTAGAACCAGCTCTATCTTTTGCTTTTCTAATAAGATGAGTATCGATAGACCTTTCCAAATTTTCATCTTTCCAATAATCAAGCTTAAAGTCCCAAATCTTCAGATAACCTTCTACATTTATTGACTTGTCTATTTTGAAATAATCACCTATAGAATATACTAAATCATTGTTACCCCAAGTATTTGAATCGCCTCCAATATATCCAGGACTATTTAAAACCCACCTGATTACATTTTTAGCATTTAAAGGATTACCTATTACTATTTCTGGATATATTATCCAAGCTTCATCTTTTATTCTTTCAACACCATAGTTATCTATCAGATTTAATCCTGGTAAACTTTTAGGTGAATACATATATACACTGCAACCTTTCTCTTGAAGTTTCTGTCCTAACTTATGCAATACAGCAATACCACCACTATTTGATCTGTAACTATCTACCCATATTACGTATTTCATATATGATACATCCTTTCTTTTTGTTTTGAATAAAATGCATGATCTTTTAGCCATCTTTGACCTAAGAAAGCATCTCTTCCATGCAAAGTAAATTTGTCATTAAAAATTATACAGTCTCCAGGTTTCCAAATCTTTGAGAAGTCATACATACAACCATCAACAATAACTTTCTCTAAGAATGTAAAAAATTCTTCTCTGATTTTCATTACCTCTGGTGTATTTAATTCTTCTTTTATTTGCCAATAATTCCAATTTATTTTATGACCTTCTAGTATAGGTTTTTTATGAATTTTGTCTCCATCTTTTCCATTATATTTCCAAGTAACATCTACTTTTATATCTTCTAAAAGTTTTGGATTATATTTTTTCAATATAGAAATCAAAGACTCTGTAGACAGCAAGTGAGTTTTACCGCCATATTCTGAAGGTTGCATGCAATATAACATTAACCAATCAGGACTTTCTGTCTCGTGATAGTAAGCATAATCTGTATGCAATGGTTGCCTAGTATTAGAAGCAAAGTAATGATATATTTCTGGATTGTACTTTATATCTCTTGACTTTGAAAATTCTGTACTTTTATCATTGACAGGATGGCATAATCTAATTTCACCTAATTTTTCTGCTGCTTCCTCGTATTCTTTTTCAAAATCTTTGGTATTTACGTTTTCAATATGATATGCTTTGAACTTACCCCAAACTGGCTGCAATTCCTCTAATATACTTTTAGAAGACTTGCTCATATCTATTGTGCATATTTTATTATATTGTTTCATAATTAAGTAATCTCTCTTTTATATCTTTAGAATCTATTATATCTAAAATTGATGTAGATGGCGTTCCCTTTAGAAATTTCAAATCTATACCATTAGCCTTAAAATCTTTCTTTGTATACAATTTATGCCCACCTTCTGCATTTACATAATTAGATATATTTTTACTTTTGCATATATTAACTAAGTTTAACAATTTATCTTCAGATTTTTTATACTCTATCTCAGAAGATTTTTCAAATTTAGTTTTAATACCTAGTTCTTTGCAAAAGTATTTGATTGATTGAATTGCCATATCTGAAATGCTTTTTGGTTTATCTTCAAAGATAGATTCTATTATTTTTATAGCTTTTGATTTACCTTTTAAATTGTATCTGAAAGTTTTTAATAACTTATTAATTTCTTTACTATCCCAATTAACATCAATTTCATTTATCTTTTTATTTTGACTAGACTTTATAAGAGGCACAGTGAATCTTTTTATTTCGTTATTCATAGTTATAGTATTTCTATTTATCCAACCTCTATTAATAAAATTAACGTCGTCATAAAAAACGAATATATCTACTTCATTGATCAATTGAAAATATCCCAAATAGGGCACAAAGTAAGGTTGCATTATTGCTATTTTCATGACTTATTATAAATTTCAAATTTACTCAAATCTGGATAAGTATGAGTTATATCTTTGTTCTTTTTTGGAGTTCCATCTATATTGTAAAATTGATTCATTAAAAGTAAACCTCTTGCGGCTAATTCTGGCATCATATAAAAGTTCCAACCAAGCATATCAAAATTGTCATCTTCATATGAACATTCTCTCCTTCCACTAAATCTAGCTCTCTTAAACCAAAGATAAGCTTCATGATCATCTGTTAATATGCAACCACCTTTACTAAGTTTGAAAGTTTTATATGGGCCAGTAAATGAAAGGCACATATGAGTTTTTGGTTTATACATATTATGAGTAAATCTTAAAGCCGAATCCCAAATATTTGAACCTTCTAATTTATAAGCACCAGTTAACGTTTTACTTTTTAACTTTTTCCATTTTACTTTTAAACCTGCATGTATAATTTCACATGGAACAGATGGATATGTTCTATTAGGTATTGTCACAAAATCTTCTTTTATTGATTTTGCAATATTTTTTTCGTAATATAAAGCTAAGAACAAGCCATTACTCATATTGTCAACTGTAACTGCATATCTAGCTCCCGTATAAGATGCAAGTCTCTCTTCAAATTGTTCTGTTACTTTATAAATTCCATTTGCCATAATTCTATTCCTTATATCGTTTCATAAAATGCATTTTGCTTTTCTTGTCTTCCAATATCCTTTGGATGATATAAAGCAAATTTTTCTTCAGCTGGTAAATTTGCAAATTTAGTATATCCTTTCAATTGTTCATGAACTGGTTTTATCCAATATATATTTTTATCATTTTTATATATTCTCATTTGCCAATCTGGAAAGTTTACCCAGCCATCTTCATTTAATCTCCATCCCCATTTAGCAATATGTTCATCAGTTATACCTGCAACTGTATTTACTCTAGGTACCCAATAGGCTTCAATATCAGGATTAGTTTCTAATATAAACGGAAGAGCTTCGATTAAATATTCATTAGGTATTTCATCTGCATCTATTTGAAATATCCAATTTCCATTACAATTTTTATTTAGATTGTTTTTATATGATGCGAAATTTTTATTTAATGCAAATTGATTCAAACTATATTCTGATATAGGTTTACTTTCAAACTTTTCGCATATATTAATAACTTCTTCAGTTGCATTCATATCCATTTGAACTACGACTTGATCCTCTTTTCTTTTGTGTTCAAATAAAAATGTTAATAATTTTTCTATTTCTTTATGCTCATTGCATACTGTTATTGCGTAACTTATTTTCATTTTTTAAATATCTCCGGGTTTTGTTTGATAGTTTGTCTAGTTATCAAATCTTTTAATTTAGTTGTTGACCACTTATGAGACCTTGAAGTATAAATAACCTTTGGTGGTAAGTCATCACCAGTAAAAGGTTTCCCAATATAATCTTCACCAAGTATTCTTATTTCTGGTTTCCAAAACTTTATAAGCTCGTATAACTCTTCTTCAGTCTGATAAGTGTAAACTCCATCTATATATTTTATAGACATTAAAGCTCTGTATCTATCGTACAATGGTATAACTGGTTTATATTTTGATTTTCTATGTAATGATGGATCATCTTGTAAAAAAACTAAAAACCTATCACAATGCCTTTTTGCTTCCTCAAATGTAATTATATATCCAGGATGTAATAAATCAAAATTCCCTGCTGTGAAACCTGTAATAATTTTATTCATTGTAAAAACTTTTCTATATCTTCGTCAAATTTATAATCTACTACGAATGTTGTTGTAAGTTTATTAGTAAAATATGTTCTATAACAATCATCGTACTTATCTCTTATATTTCTTAAAAATGATCCATAAAATCTTCTAGACGATTGGATCATTTCAAGCTTAGGGAAATTCAAACCTCTTACACTAAATTTTGGTATTAATCTAACGCCAACTTTACCAGCTAAGCCATTTAAATCTTTAGGTGAAAATTTTTCTAAGGTTATTGCATGAACTTTTCCTTCATAACCAGGATTCAAAATTAATATGAAAAGAGACTTTGATCTTCCCTTTTTATTAGTGTATCTACAAGAAACTATCATACCCTTTTCTAATCCCGAAGTTGAGACTCTTTGCAAACCTTCAGATTTATATCTATGTTCGTTAAGATAATTCATCTAAATTGTACCCATTTATTTGTTTACTTGCTTCAATAAATCTATCAAAGTATTGAGCAGATTCAATATCTAATTTTCTTGTATAATCTCCAACTTGATCTTCAAGGTCTTTTATCTCAGCATAGCACCATTTCCAATCTTCCTTTGTTCCAGCTGGAAATACTATTGCTGTTGCTGTAGATATTGTGCATGGGTACCAATAAGATTCCCCATCATCAAATCTTAACTCTTTCAATATAGTTGGCATTTTAGATTCATACTTTTCTATATCAAAATCTGGATTCTTTTTATAATTTAAAGGGTTTTCATTTGTATAGAAACCGCTACCAATACACATTTTGCTAATTCCATCAGCTGGATCTTCGTGCATTAAAACTTCTTCTCTATTTGTTATTGGACTTTTAATCCATTCGTTTTCTTTTTTCATTATATTTTCTCCAATTTTGGTAAATTCAATTCAACCTTTTCTGGTATATTATAATTTCTTTCAATAACTTCTTTTAATTTATCATTCATTGCAGCTAAAGAAAAGTTATCTTTTATGTATTTAGTTTGTTTTCTAGTTCTTTCTAAATGCTTTTTATAATTTTTAAATACATCGCTAATAACAGCTGAAGTATAATTTATATCAGCATAAAACCATTTAGATTCTTTTAATATAACTTTATCCCAAACTGCAGATTGATGAACTTGTTTTAATTCTCCAGCTAACATCAAACCGTATTCTGAAAGAAAATCTGTTTGGCCAGACCAATTAGAAGCAATCGTAGGTTTTCCAGTTATTGAAAATTCTTGTAATGGTCTACCATACCCTTCACCATGAGTCATTGATAGCATTGCTTTTACTTTAGGATGATTATATAAACCATTCATTTCCTCGTCAGTTAGATCTCCGTGTAATAAATAAACATTGCAAGAATAATTGCAAGCTTTTAAAACTGCATTTATTTTCCTTTTCATTTCTTCTTTATCAGTTATTGAAAAACCTGCTGCTGAAGTTTTTAAAATTAATGCTGGCTTTTTATTACCTTTCTTTTTAAATGTTTCACAGAATAATCTTATAGTGGTTCCGAGATCTTTTCTATCGTGACCAAAGTCTCCTTGCAACCAGTGCCCAACTGTTAGGAAGCAAAAGTCTTCTTTTACGTTTGAAAAAGCTTTTTTAATAGTTTCAGGTATATCTTGAGTTTTCTTATAAACTTCTAAGTCTGATCCTTCAAATACTACTTCTATAGGTTTTTCAACTTTTAAAGTGCCAACTTTTTGATTCGTTCTTTTATCATGCTTATCGTAAACTGTATTTTCAAATACTGCTTTTGAATGTTTAGATGGAACTATATTTAAGTCCATTTTATTCATACCATCTATCCATTCTGGTGAAACCATTGTTGTTTCCATTCCAGCAGTTATACCTATATTAAATTTTCCTATGGGTTGAAATTCATTTGGTACAGTTATTTGAACCCAAATATCAGGCTTTTCTTTAATCTTACCATCTTGTGATATCCTAGATGAGATATCTATATCTTTTGCTGTTAAAGCGTTTTGAGGACAATCGCCCCATTTCTGATCAATGATAGTAACTTGAGAATTATCTATTTCTATAAAACTTCTAATTAAATCTCTTGAATGGTCGCCATAACCAGATCTAGATGTTGCAGGACAACTTATATATATCTTTCTCATATTAACTCTCCCTGTGGATATATGCATTTACTTTCTTCAACTTTTTCTAAAGTAAATCTTTCTCTTGGTTTCCAATTTTCAAATAAACCCTCCATAGAATCGATGAAAGCTTTGCACATACCTTTATTATTAAAACCATTTTCTATTGCCCAGTTCCTTCCTTCTAATCCTCTTTTCTCTCTATCATCATTTCCTCTGTCATACCAAACTTTTAATTGATTTGCAATTTGACTAACACTTGCTCTTGAATCATAAATGTAAGGTGTTGCTGGTGAACCTTGCAAATTCATTTGAGGCCATAATGGTAAAGTCCAAGAACCGTGATCAGTTGATAACTCTCCAGTTGAATTACTTGGTATTTCCGAAGTCAAGTGGTCAACGTTAAACTCTTCTCCGTCTATTTTGAATCCCATTTGATCTTGTAAACCTCCTAATACAGTTGCTATAGTTGGTGTACCTGACATCATTGCTTCCATATGAGATAAACCGAAACCTTCAGCTGAAGATGGATTGCAACATAAATCGACTAAATTATACATAAAATTTAAATTCTTTTCGTCTAATTTTTGTGCACTAAATTTTACTTCTGCATTTTTACATAGAGCTGATGCTACTGCTGGTAAATCTGTACCATTAGGATCAACTGGGTCTGTATGCATTAAGAGTAAACATTTTTCAGATTTTTCTTTTGGAAGCATATCACAAAATTTTGAAAAAGCTAAAATTAAATCAGATGGGCATTTTCTTCTAATATTTCTAGAATTAAAAAATGCTATGAAGTCGTATTCCTTGTTTTTACAAATATCGCTTTTGAATTTTATAAACTCTGGATCAGTTTTGTCTATCGGTTTAAATATATTTTCATCTATACCATGCTGAACGTATGTTAAGTCCCAATTAGTTCTTGGTTTTCTTTGACAAACATTTTTATTTATATTATAAGTTTGTTTAGAAATAGCCATTAATAAATCGCATGATTCATAGGCATTTTCATTCCAATGAGGGAATGGTAAATCGTCCCAAATATTTAAATATCCAATTGGAATGTTTTGTCTTATTTCGTGTTCCATATTATACAACCACCCCCAAAATCTTGGGTCTGTAAAATGTACAATTGCATCTGGTTTTTCATGTTTAATTACATTTCTTAAGACATGAGGATCACCATAACCAGCAACTGGTAAAATCTTTACACTTGCATCATCTACTCCGCTCATCTTTTTTACATCTTGAGATATATCAAAAAAGCCTTTGTTTGCATCTGGGTGATTGAGTGCTCCTCCGATTTGAACCCAGTCATACTTATCTACTGTACCTCTTATTATTTCTTTTGACATTGTTCCAACGCCAGACTTTAGTCTCATATCATCAGATAATAGCAAAATCTTTTTTTTCTTTCTTTTGACAACTCTGCTTAGCTTGGGTAATTGCATATAACCTATCTCCTTTTATTTATAGTCTTTCTAAACTGCTCATCTTTTGTATACAATTCCAAAGCTATATTTACTAACTTTTGAAAAGTAATATCTTCATCAATTGCAATTTTCTTGAATTCTTTCCTTATATTGTCATTGACATTTACAGATGTTAATTTTGTTTCTCGACATTTCATAACCATTTCCTTCGTATATAAATATATAGATATATATTTAAACTAGGTAATTACGACAACTTTTTTTCCTAATTTTTTAGCATGTTTAACTGTATCTATTGTACCATTAGATGGAGCATCTTTTGGTATAAAAGCTATTATATAATCTACGTATTTTGCAAGTAATTTATTTCTATGGAAAAAATGTTTTGGAGTATATTCTTTTCCATAATAATTTTCATGCATAGCTGAATATAAATTTTGAACTGTATGAGCTGGGTTGAATTCCCTGTATTTTAATTCAAAATCTAGAGCATATTTCTTTGCATATTTGTCAGCTCCATGAGGACAACCTCCAGATACTATTTCAACGTTTTCACCAAACTTGTTTTTTAATTTGAATATAGTATCTTTTATCTTTCTTTTATTAGAGTATTCTCTACTTCCTATTATGCCTATTTTTTGTTTCATGATATTAATATAACAAATTTTTACGACATATCCAAATTACATTATTGTTTTTATTCTATTTTCTTTTGGGCAGTTAATATAATCAGTTTTAAATGGGCAATATTTGCAATTTCTACCTTTGACACCAGAAAGGGCTTTATATTCTCTATCTGTATTATATGAACCATCTTCATTAAATACTCCCAAAATAAAATCGTCAACTATTGCAGCTGTTTTATTCATAGTTGGTTTACCAGATGAAGGTGAAAATTGTTGTATTCTGCTTTGAGGAAAATCTGAATTTTCATATATGGTTCTTTTTACAATAAAATATTCTATATCAATATCTTCTTCTGGTATATCATATTGCTTTGAAAAGTATTTTTTATATAATCTTAATTGGAAAGAACTGTCCTTTTTCTTTTTCTTATCCCAAGTTTTATATGAAGTTTTAATATCGTATATTTTAATTTTATCGTGCTCTTTCATAACGACATCTAGAAAACCACCTATTAATATATTGGGATTGCAATCAGATTCTACAAATATAGGAACTTCAATACCTAAAAGCTCACAATTCTTTTTTGAAAAATAAGCTCCTCTTTTTCTAATAAAAAATTCTAATATTTTTACACCTTCTTTGTATATATCTTCAAGGTCAAACTTATTTGTGAAGTGTTCGCCTTTATTTCTTTTCAAACCCATCTTATAAGCTTTAGTCATTTCTTCCTTTAACATTTTAGGAAGATCTAAAGATTCAGCAGCTTTAGCAGTTTGAGTATACATTACATGCAAAAAGTGTTGCAATGTTTCATGCATAGCTGTACCAAATGTAAAGAATAAAGATTGTTGATATTCTTTATTCCCATCTATATACATAGTTCTCCATTTGTGAGGACACTGTGAATAAGTTTTTATTTGAGAATTAGATATCATCTTTTTCCCAAGCTTCTTTGCTTCACGTGACATTGCCAGTGGATCTTTTATATTTAATATATTAAAGTTCATAGTCTTTTGATACGACTTCTAAGTATTTATCTATGTATTCTTTTACTTTTAATAAATCTTTATATCCATTTTTAGTTTTCCATCTGCAAATATATTTTACTATATTTCCTTCAAAGAAATCTAATTTTTGATCAGCTATAAAGTCCCATACTTCTATTTCGCCTTTATTATAATGGTCTGGATGTTTGTGCTGTATTTCTTTCATATTATAATATAACAAATTTTTTGGACTTATCCAAATTATAAGACTTTTTTTCCACCTTGATTAGGTATAAAATCTTTATTTATATGACCACAATGATCACATTTAAAAACGTTTAATGGTATCATAGAAGCTTTACCATTAGGTGATAAAACTGCAGAGATCTTTTTAAATAAAAATGCTGGTACAAATACTTGACCTCCGCATTCATCGCAAACAACATCTGTTAAGTCTTCTGGGTTGATATTGATATTTTGTTTATTTTCCATAGTTACATTCCCATCATGGCCATTGGATTGACCTCTTTATTATCTTCAGTTTTTACTTTAGTTACTATACATTCTGTTGTTAACATTGTTCCAGCTACAGAAACAGCTTTTTCAAGAGCCACCCTTGTTACCTTTACAGGATCAATAATACCTGATTCTATCATATCAACAACTTTTTCGGATCTTGCATCGTAACCTTTATCTGGTCCAGCCTCTTCAACTTTATTCCAAATAACTTCTGAATTTAATCCTGCATTTTCCATAATAGAATTAAATGGTGAAGATAATACTTTTTGAACAATTCTTATACCTTCATCTTGATAAGGATTATCATCTGTAAAGTTCATCAAAGTTTCTCTTGCTTTCATAAGTGCAACTCCACCTCCTGAAACTATCCCTTCATCAATTGCAGCTCTTGTAGCAGCTAAAGCATCTTCTACTCTATCTTTCTTTTCTTTCATTTCTAATTCTGAGCCAGCTCCGATTTTCATTATTGCTACTCCACCAAGTAATTTACCTAATCTTTCTTGCATTACTTCTCTATCATAAGAAGAAGTTGACTCATCAATCATTCTTTGTATTTCTGAGCATCTTTCTTGGATAGCTTCACCATCACCAGAACCATCGACTATTGTAGTAGATTTATTATCCATTGTTATTACTTTTGCAGAACCAAACCAACTAGGATCAAATTGTTCTAATTTCATTCCTTTATCTACAGATACAAGAGTCGCACCAGTTAAGCAAGCAATATCCTCTAACATTTCTTTTCTTCTGTCTCCAAACCCTGGAGCTTTACAAGCAGCAACATCTAGAGTACCTCTTGCCTTATTTACAATTAAACCTGCTAAAGCTTCTCCATCAACATCTTCTGCTATAATAACTAATGGTCTTGATTGTGCAATAGCATATTCTAATATTTTAACAATAGATTTTAAAGACGTTAATTTTCTATCGTAAAGTAATACCATTGGTTCTTCCATCTGTACTAACATCTTTTGTTGATTAGTAATAAAGTAAGGTGAACAATATCCCTTGTCAAATTGCATACCTTCAACAACTTCTAATTCATCTTCAGCAGTTCTAGATTCTTCAACGGTAATTACCCCATCATTACCAACTTTATCCATTGCAGATGAAATTAAATTACCTATCGTTTCATCATTGTTAGCAGAGATAGTCCCAACTGATTTAATATCTTCTGTAGATTTTATATGAGAAGATTGATCATTTAAATTTTCAACGACATTCTTTACAGCTTTATCCATTCCTCTTTTTAATTCTACAGGATTAGCTCCATTCATTATACTTCTATAACCTTCCTTAAGAATTGCATGAGCCAATACAGTTGCTGTAGTAGTTCCATCTCCTGCTTCATCGTTTACTTGACTTGCTACTTCTTTTACCATTTGAGCACCAGCATTTTGAAGAGGATCTTCCAAATTAATTTCCTTTGCAACAGTTACTCCATCTTTTGTTGAATGATATTGACCATGGTCTTTTTCTAATACAACGTTTCTACCTCTTGGTCCTAATGTTGCTTTTACAGCATCTGCTAGTTTTTCGACACCTCTTAATAGTTCTAATCTAGCATCATTGCCAAAATCTAATTTCTTTGACATATTATTCTCCTATAATTGTTTCTAAATCTGGTTCTCTAATAATTAAATACTCTTCACCATCAATCTCTGTCTTTCTTGCACTGTGCTTTAAGAACATTACAGTATCTCCCACTTTGCATTGCATATTACCTCTTGAACCAGATATCAATTGAACGCCAGGACCAACAGCAATTACTTCGCCAGTAATGATAGCTTCTTGTGTAGTGTCAGGCATTATTACACCTCCACTTGTTACATCATCATGTAATTTTTTAATGACTACTTTGTCACCGATTGGATATATCATGTTAACCTCCATTTATTAATTTTATAACTTATTTTGTATAATATAAATATATAGTTTCGATTTAAGACTTGATAGTTTCATTATATTTTTCAAGTAAATCTACTATATATGGCATTTGTTTAAATTCTTCAATAGGAACAATACATTGCTTATAAAATAAAGTATCGTAATCAATTTCAAATTTATCTTTATTAGTATCAATTAAATGTAAATCATCTTCATTAATACAAATAGCTTTATGCCTTTCTTTAACTTTTTTATCATCTTCGATTTTAGATTTTACATAAAATAAATATGGATTATCTAAATTTGTTAATTCTGTACCTAATATTTCATTAGCCCAAACAGCAGCTTTTACATGTTGAGGCATTGTTTTAGTATAAGTATTAAAAGGTTTACCAAAGCCTTTGGCCATACCTATTTTTTGATATGGCTGGGATTCAACTTCTTTACGTAAATCTAATACCCAATCCAATGTTAACTTATTAGTAACAGCTAACTCAGCCATATCATTTAACCTTTTCTTTAAATACTCTGGTGTTTCTTTACGAATAATATTCATACCCCTAATAACCTTTTTACCAGAACCTTTTACAATACCATAATATCTTTTCTTTACATCACCGAAGTATATTCTATCAAGATAATATTCAAATTTTAAATCTAAAAACATGTAATCTTTAACTGGACCTGTATTATGCTTTTTAACGAAATTATTATATAAAGAATCATTATATTCTTTTTGCATACCTTTCATACCATTTTCATCTTTGCCATTAGATTTAATAAATACAGAATCAGTATCAGCATATAACGGTTTATGACCTTTATTATTAAAATGTACTAAACCAAATTTTAAAGCTTGCCTTGCAAAATAAGTAGTTGAATCAGCACATTCAAATAAACACATTCTGAAAAGTGAATATCCCATTGCACCATAAGCACTGTTCATAATAATTTTATATGACCATTGTCTTTTATGCATTGCTTCATATTGATCATCTGGAATTTCACCTGCATTTAATGCCCGGTTAATTTCAACCCTTTGTACAAATACCTTTTTAAGTATTTGAGGTAGAATACCAACTTTGTGAGTATGACCATAAAACAAATACCTCCTTCCGAAAAGATCCTTAGAATATCCAGTATCTACGTAATCTATATTATCAGCTTTCAATTGCTTGACTACATCTTCGATATCCATACCAGCTTTTTCGCACTGTTCTTGAGAGCATATAAAAGTTTCAGGTGAAATGTTAAATGCCATTACAGTTGTTGGATATAGTGAAGTATAATCCATAACAGTTACATTTTCATTTAAACCCGGTTCAGTTGGTTCAATAACAATAGCACCTTGATAGTCTCTACGCTTTTTAGTATATCTTGTTGGGAATATAGTTTCATTATGAAATTCCTTGCACATGTAATTATCAATTAGCATTGATTTAAAGAATACTAAATTTAATGTTTCAAGGTTTGCAATTTGTTGCATTGAAATATATAAATCAAATACTTGAACTTTTTCATTTATTTCTTTTAAAATTTCAACATCCCTAACAGCATATTTTAAGAAGCCTTCGTAATCATCAATCCAATTCTTCCAAGTAGTATCAGTAAGCTTTCCAAATTCTTCATCTTTTAAAATAACTTTAGCTGCTGTTGCTAATTTCCAGTTTGGTAAATTATATTTTAAATCTTGTAAAGCTTCCATCATATCTATATGGTCTAAACCTTTTATTTGAAATTTCCAATAATCACCACGCTTTCTGATGTAATAATCTTTTACAACAGATATCTCTTCAATAGGAATATTTAATCTTTTAGAACGATTTAATATATAAGGCATATCATAACCTGACGAATACCAACCAGAAAGAATATCTGGATTGCTTGTTTTAATCAAGTTTATAAAACCTAATAATACTTCTTGTTCCGTTTTACAAAATACGTATGTTACGTTTTCTTTGTCAACAAATTTTGGTTCATCAAACTTTTTAGTTTTTTCAGGATGCCATGAAAATACAAAATATTTATCAGCTTCACTTGAATATGCAACAATCGAAGTAATTGGCATATTAGGTGTTTCAGGTCTGTTTTGAGATGAATCGTTTGGATCATACCATGTTTCAATATCCAAATACATGAAGTGACGTTTTGAAGACCACTCCAATTTTTGATCAAGCATATATTTAAATTCAGGTTTTAAATCTGCTTCATATGTACGTTTGATAAATTTCTTTTGCAATTTATGTTTATTTTTAACAGAAGTATAATGAACTTTTAATAAGTCTTTACCTTCAACAGATTTATAGATTTTATCAGGGATACATTTTAATCCTGGGTAATCATCTATATCTGAAATGTTTTCTGCTTCATAAAAGAAATAATCATCGAACTTTTCAATTTTCTTTACATTTTTACCATTGTCGTCATAGCCAGATAAATATATATCATATTTACCTTTATTAAATACTGATGTTATTTTTGATACTTTCATATGTAACTTTTTTATTATATACTAATATAAGAAATTTTTTCGACTTATCCAAATTTTTTGAGAACTATTTTGTCCCAGTTGAACCAAAACCTCCAGTTCCTCTTGAAGATATTGAATTATATAATTCAGATTCTTTAACTTCTTCTACAATTGGATCTCCTAATGGTAATAAAACAAACTGAACTATTTTATCTCCTGGATTGATATAAACTGTATTTTTGCCATAATTAAATAAATGAAAATGAACTTCACCTTGATATCCGCAATCTACTACGCATGCTCCAACTTGTAATTCTCTAGTTGTTGCAACGCCAGATTTATTAAATGCTATTAAAGCGAAACCTTCAGGAACATCAACTTTTATACCAGATGGAATTAAAGCTTTTTCGTTTTTTCGTATTTCATGTATTGGCATATCATTTGGTACAAAAAAGTCAATTCCAGCATCAGTTGGATTAGCTCTTGTTGGTGTTTTTACATCTCTTACTTTTGCAAATTTCATTTTATTCTCCTATATATTTTTTTGTTTTAATATTCCTTTTTCGTTAGAGAAACAATGTAATGAAATAATTTTCATATCATATATTCCAAGTTTTACATTTTCCCATTCTTTATTTCTTTTCTTTAATTCATCTAATACAAATTTAGCTTTTCTCATTGCCATGTAAATATCATCTCTGAAGTGCCTTATTATATCACAAGAACGAATGAAGTAAAATAAATGTAACCAATCATCTCTTCTGATAAAATGATAACCTATTGTACATGGAACTCTTTCTTTATGATGAGCACCAGTATCTTCAGGGTACCATATTGGCAAAAATGCTTGCCTTGTATAAGGTTCTCTTTCCAATAAATCTATTACATCATTCATAGAACCATAATTAAATCTAACACCTTTTCTGTATGGTGGCCATAATCTTTCTGGATAAGTATGAGAAAATTTTTCATCTGCTTTGAATTGCTTATTACCTCTTTGAGCAAAAGGCCACCATTCATTACTTGGTGGTGGGTTTAAAGGTTTACCCCCTATTCTTTCTTCAAAGTGATCATCAGCCCAAGGTAAATTAGGTTTTATTTCTTTGACCATTTCTTTTACAGTTTGAGGCATTGCACATTTTACAGTGTGATTAAATAATTCCCACATAGATTGGTCTACGTCTACTGATTGCCATTTTCCACTGAATACTTCTTGACCTAAAGAATATAATTTTTCTTTAGATTTTTCTATTGCTATTGAAGGGTGATAAATTAAATTCATAATAATTTTTTAAATAATGCTGTTGAAAGGTTATCAAATTTATTTTCAAATTCTATTACATTGCCTAGATACTTATCTAAGGTTTCCATTATATGATAATACATTTTAGATTCTATTTCAAAATCAGAATCATCCCAATGATCACCTCTGCTTCTACCATTTGGGTTATCACCAGTAACATAGATTACTTTATCATCTGCATTTAAAATACCTTCGTGAATCATATGCATCAATAAAGTATGAGATTCTTTTTGCGATACTCTTCCTTCTATTACACCCCAAGCTAATGGCGATATTATACTTCTATCAGTTATAATATTATCTATATACCCATTATTAGATAAATCATGCAGCATTAATCTTCCCATGCCAAAAGCATTAGCAGCAAGCTTATCTCTGCCAAGGTCAAGTATATCGTACCATTTTGCAAATGGAAATTTATAAACCTTAATTCCAGACTCTTTTAATAAGTGTGTTTTGCCCGTATTACGTGGGCCTTCTATCATTGTAATCATATACTAAATATAACAAATTTTTTGGACTTATCCAAATTATTCACCATATAAATTGAAAGTTTTTGGTGGTGGCGGTGCTACTTCTACTTCTTGTACTGCATAAACTTTACCATCTAATGCAGCTAAATGAAAATCTCTTACACCGTCTCTTTGAAAGATATATTCTAGTCCTTCTGTTAACGATGGTAATATTATATTGGTGTCACCATTTACTGGAGACCATTGATCTCCTGGTGGTACTCTTTGTAAAACTAAATCCTTTTGCTCTTTTATTTCAGCCATTTTGTAACTTCCTCTTGTGTTGGTATTCTAATAAATGAATCACATTTTAAACAGCGCCATTGTATTTCATTTTTATCATTCATTTTCATAGCTTGATTTTTGTGATTGCAAGCTTTTTGATATTCCTTTATATCTTTTTGAATCTTTTTCAGTTTGTTGTTTAGGTCGTTTATATCTGTCATGGTTGTTCTCCTTATTGGACCCAATAACCATTTCCTCGTAATATAAATCTACAATCCAATCCTTATGTAATTTCACAAGAACCTCCTGCACAAGCTAATTCTCCAGATAGATCTGTATTATCTTCTACTTCTATAACATTTGATAAATTAACTTCTGTTAAAGTTTTCATCATTTCATCATATTTTTCTTTTGTAATATCTTCAAATGGTGCTTGAGTATACGTTCCACCATCATAAGGTAATACTGATAAACCGTTATAGTGTTTTCTATTTTCCCACATCCATTGACCAGCTAATTCCCAATCTTCTTGTTTCAATGATATAGTTGCTGAAACGTTGTGAGTATTAGAACCCTTTCTGTGACCCGACTTAACCCATTCCGTAGCTATTTTCTTTACTCTTTCTAATAATTGGAATGGAGATTCTGTTCTTAATATTGCACCAGCTGGAGCTTTTTGAGGAATTTGAATTACTGCAGTATCATGAGGTCTGAAGTATTCATCTTCTACTAACTCAGGGTGATTCGTTTTCAAATAATTATATATTGTTTCATTCTTTCCAACTCTTATTCTTCTTATATAATAATCGTTATGCCATGCATGGATACCTGATGATGTTCCTAAAGCTAATGATGTTGTTCCAGCAGGTTTAACAGTTGTGCATCTAGCTGCTTTATTTATTTCTAGAAGTTTTGCAACTCTTGCATTTTCCTTTTTAACAACTTTTGCTGCTTCTTCTGTATCATAACCTAAAACAGTACCAGAACCAATACCAGTCATAGATACTCCAATCAGTGCTTCCTTCTCTGTTGTTTCTCTCCATATATCTCTAAGATAATGGAATTGAGTATAACCAGCTTGTAAAGTACCAATTAATGATGCAGCTTTTACACGATTATTTAAATCTTCTTGATCTTTTATATCACTTGCATTTACTTCGCATAAATTGCAAAATTGAAATGGTCTTAATGCTATTTCACAACATGGATTAGTTCCCCAATCTTTATCATTATTAAAATAAATACCAGGTTCACCAGCACCAGACTTTTCAACTCTTTCCCATAAATCTAAAAAGAACTTTTTAGTAATCTTGTGTCTCATTAGTACAGCTGAATTATTTGCTCTACCTCGTTGAGGGTTTAATTCCCACCAGTTACCCGATTTACATGATATCATTGCATCATCATCTGCATTAAATAAACTAATTAAAGCAGCTCTTCTAATACCTCCAGCTAAAACAGCATCGGCTATATGACAAATCATATCGTGAGCTTCTAATGTTGTTATTCTATCACCAGTTTCTTTTGATTCTAAAATACCAGTCAATTTTAATATACATTCCTTTAATGGTTGTGGACCTGGAGCTTTACCACCTGACGTTATTAGTCTTGCTCCCTTTGGTCTAATATCTGAAAAGTCAAATTCTATTCTTGATCCTCCTCCATTCATATAAGATTTCATCAACACCTTTATTGCATCAGCCCAACCTTCAATAGAGTCTCCAATTAAAAATCTTCTTGATCTTTTAGGAAAAGGTTTATTTATTACAGGCAGCTTTGCAACGTGATGTCTTTGTACAGAATAACCAACGCCAGTACCACCTAACAACAAAAACATAGTTTCACTAAATGAATCAACAGAGTCGATAGGTAAATAAGCGCAATTGTATATTCTATTAGGCGATATTTCTATTGGTTTACCACCAAACTGTAATGATCTCATAGATGGAAGTACTTTTTTATCGTATACTAGTTTATAAGCTTCTTCTATTTCTTCTTTCATTTTCGGGTAAGTTTTTATATGCATTTCTTTATTTCTTGTTACTAACTCTTCCCAAGTTTCTCTTCTATTTTTTTCTGGTAAGTACTTTGCGTACTTCATATAAACTGTAATCTCTGATAATATTTGATTTGATACTTCCATTTTGTATTCCTCTATTCTGTTTCGTTTTTAGATAAAAATGACTGGCCTATGTTATAGCCAGTCTCCATAATAAATATGAATATATATTTATATAACCCTGTCTATGTATTTAATTCTTTAAATTTATTTCCTAACATTTTTCTTAAATATTCGGAGTTGTTATTGATATCCTCTTGAGCAGCTTGACCTTGAATAGTTGCTCCATCATAAATATCGATTTGACCATTTGATGCATTCATTTTAGAAGGTAAAGTAATACCATCTGGACCAAACCTATTTTTAATAACATGCCATCTTCCAGTTCCAGCTGCCTTATCTTCAATCTTTCTTGACAATGAAACCACAAAATCAGCAGTCATTATTTTAGAATATGATTCTGCAATCTTGTCTGCTTGTATAACATCTTCTTGTAATGCAGAACGATTTGCTTGAGATGCAGTCCAAATCGGTATTTCATATTCACCAGCTAATCCTCTTAAATCTTCGTAAATATTACCAAGCTCATGTCTAACTTCTCTTCCATTACCTCTTAATAAATCTGCATAATCAACTATAATTAAATCTGGACTCTTTCCTTGTATTTTACATTTTTCAATATGAGCACCAAGAGATAAAACCGTTGCACCTTTTGTTGGGAAATATTTAATAACTAACTCGCCAGGTATTTGTTTTAACCTTTTCTTTACATCGTCTAAATTATATTTTAAATCTTGAGCTGCAATGCCTGTAAATATAGAATCATATCTTAATCCTACATAAGCTTGATTTAATTCCAAAGTATAATGCAAAACGGTTTTACCAGCTTTAACAGCATTAGCTCCAACATTAGCTAAAGCCCAAGATTTACCAATACCAGCTGGTGCAACCATTACACCAAGCTCCCCACTTCCTAATCCTCCATCTGCCAAATCGTCTATAACTTCCCAACCAGTTGTTATTGTATTACGGACAGATTCCTTATATCTATCTTCTATTTCTTTATTATATTCGTGGCCAATATTTCTATCACCCCCGGCTTTCATTGCTTCATCTATTTTTGTTTTGATTGCATCAAATTCTCCACTTTGCAATAAATTAACAGATTCAACAATTGCAGCTTTTAATTTTTGATTTTTACAAAACTTAATAGATTCTTCTTTAATAAATTCCAAATCAGTAGATTCAACATTTCTCATTGAATCTTTTAAAGTAGAAACAACAGATGTTTCCAAAACTTCATCTGTTAGTTCTTTTATTTTAACCTTTAAAACTTCCATTGTTGGAGCAGCTTTAAATTCTGATACATGATCTTTTATACATTTAACTAAAAATGATGCTGCTTCTGATTCAAAGTATTTGTGATCAAGTATATCTGAAATCTGTTGCAGAAAGTTTTTATCAGTAAGTAATGCTGCAATTAACTTTGTTTGAAAGTTATAACCGAAATCTGAAATTTTATTTATCATCCCTTCCCCTTGTGTCTAATGATAAGAAGACATCTCTTATCCAAAATTCTATATTTTTAACAATCCACATCCTGTCCTCTAAAAGCATTTTCATAAAATCGTATTTGACAAAAGAAGGTATTTTAGCTTTAACTAAATTTTGTAATCTTTCTTTTGCAGAACCAGAAATATCTGTTTCATGTAATTGCATTAATTGATAATTTAAATTTAAATGGTCTACATTATCAGCAATCAATTTTAAAGCTTTTGTTTGTAATGCATTTGTTTTAGCATAATCTATTATATCGTCCATTGTTATTGGATCTGGACCAAATAATATTGGTAAATTTTTATATAACGTTTTATGACCTAAACCAGAAAGACCTGGAACATTATCACCTTTATCTCCTAAAAGACATTTATAATAAATATAGTTTTCCGGTATTAAATCGAACTCTTCTTTAACGTTTTCATCAAAGTAATATTGCTTTTTCGTTGGTGACCAAACTGTAACTCTTTTATCCACCAATTGTAAAAAGTCTTTGTCTGAAGACATGATAAAGCATTTGCTATTTTTTAATATTTGCTTTGTTATATATGCAATAGAATCGTCTGCTTCTATCTTATCAATAGATACTAATGTAACAGGACAATTGCTTAAATATTCTAATAACCTTTGTAGCTGATGTTTCATTGCAAGCTTGTTATCTTCATCTGAATGATCTTGATGAGCAGCCCTTAATAATCTTCTATTTACTTTACGGTTTTGTTTGTATTCAGGATGAAGCTTTCTACGTCTTTGTGAACCACCAGCCCCATCAAAGCAAACAATAACTCTTGTTGGTTTAATATTTTTAATGGCATAACCCATTGACAACATAAACCCTTTGATACCACCAATATGAATACCATCTTCATTAGTTGATGGGTTCATAACAAAAGCTCTGATAAATGTATTTAAGCCATCTACTAATAATACTCTATCATTAAGCTTTAAAGGCTCAGTATCTTCATTTAAATTCTTTAATATTTCGCTATAGTATTTTTTCATTTTGTTTTATTTACATTGTAAATATAAGAAATTTTTTTGACATATCCAAAGAAAATGGAAGAAAGTTATTAACAGAGGGAGAAAAAGTTTAAGCTACCACAATTGCTTAAGCTACCATTTTTTCTACCCTCCGTATTAATAACCGATTAGTTAATAGGAACGTCGTCGTTACCAATCTCTACATCATCAATACCAATATCGTCTGATTTGTAAGACATGGTTAACGCATTACATATAGAATTGTAAATACGTTCTTTCCTAGTTTCATCGGAGAGGATTTTATCTTCAAATTCTTTAGACATAAATTTGATTTCCTCACCAGTTGTTTGGTCAATATAAGTATACCAAGACCCACCTTGTTTGACTAAGTTATAGTCTTTCATAACTTGTAACCATGAACCATAATCATCAATTCCTCTATCAAAATAGATTTGGAATTCTGCAGTTCTTAATGGTGGTCCCATTCTATTCTTGACAACTTGAGCTTTAGTTTTAATACCAACTACTTGCTCTTTCCCATCAATCTTAGCTTTTATTTGACCAGCAGCTTTTAACCTAAGTCTACATGAAGCATGGAATCCTAATGCTTTACCACCTGAGGTAGTATAAGGATCACCAAATGATACACCCAATCTAACTCTCAATTGATTTGTAAATACCAAACAGATTCTCTGTCTACCAATTAATTGAGTAACCTTTCTCATAGCTTTAGATATAATAATAGCTTTAGAGGTTGCCCAACCATCTTTCTCAAAATCTGCTTCTTGTTCAACTTTGGTTGTTGCAGCTGCAACTGAATCAACTACGATAGTAACTAATCTATCATTATCCGATTCACGGATCTTTAGTATTATATTTTCAATTACATCAAATATATCCTCGATAGCTTCGAGTTGTACATAAAGTAATTTAGAAATATCAATACCAATAGCTCTTGCAAATTCCTCATTCATAGCATTCTCTGTATCAATGTAAACTGCTAGTCCACCTTGCTTTTGAGTGTTTGCTAATAAGTGAGCACCAATTAAAGATTTACCAGAAGCTTCTAATCCAGTTAGCTCTGTAATCCTTCCTACTGGTAATCCCCCATGAGGTCTATTTGAAATTGCAAGATCTAATAATGATGAACCAGTAGAAACCCATTCAGTTAAATCTGTTGGTGTCTCTTCCGCTCCATCTAAGAAATAAGCCACTTTCATTGACTTGAATTTCTTATTTAATGAGTCAGCGATAACTCCAGCAAGTTCATCTCTAGAATCAATAGCTGCTTTTTGAGCTTTACTTTTCCTTGCCATAAATTATCTCCTAATTATTAAATAAATCATCAAATGCTGAATCTATATCGTCAGATTGTTTAACACCAGCTGGTACTTCTTCTTTCTTATCAGTTGCTGGTACTTCATTAGAATTTTCATCATTTTCAGGGTTTAACCAGTTTTCTAAAGCTTCTTTTAAATCTTCATAAGAAACTCTTTTGAAAATATTGAAAATGTCTTCTTGACCATTCATAATATTGTCAGCTATTGTTTTATCCTCTGTTGCAGGTGTTTGGTTAGGTTTAACCATTATTGCAGTTTTAGGATATCTTTCACCTCCTTCAGCTGGAGTAAAAGTAACTGTAATATCTCTACCAGATTTAACATCTGTGATATCACCATAATCAGGATCAGCTATAAATGTTAATAGTTCTTGATAAACAGTTTTACCAAAGCCCCATAATTTAACACCTTCTGATTCTTGACCTCTAACTATAACTGGAACATAAGTTCTCATTTTTGGTGTAAGCCCTTTAGCTAATTTCCAATCATCTCTGTTACCAGTTTGTTTTAGTTTATCAGCAAACTCAACTATTGGGTCTGCATCACCAAAAGTAACAGGTGATAAATAATTTCTTTTGCCTAAACCATAGTGAAAGAATAATTCTTGGAATGGATTGTCCTTATTAAATTGATAAGGTACAATACGAATTACATTTTTACCAGGTTCTGGTTTCCATAAATTTGACGTTCTTGTCGTCGTTGTTTGTAAGCCTTGAAGCTTCTTGCGGATAGCATCTAAATCAATTGCCATTTTTTTCTCCTTTTAATTGTTAAATAAATAATTGTTACTAATATAATAAAAAATTACGATAAAACCAAATGTTTATCATAATACCTTTGAACAGCTTTTTCTTTCATCTTTGCTTCCACCATGCAATCGATAGAAAGACCGTGCGTGTTAATTTCGTTGTAAATATAATTTGAATGAGCTTGTTCACGTTTATCTTCAGCTCCTTCCATTAGTGCCATAGATTCGGAATAATGAGTACATTGACGAATATCTTTTGGCCAAGTTTTAGCTGCAAGATGTAAAGCTTCAGCTTCGGATAAACCACCAGTACAGAATCTGTGGTGATGATAATCGAATACAACTGGAATACCAATTACTTTGTATATACCTTCATATAGATCCGATACTGAATACATTGAAGCTTTGTCGTCGTTTTCTATTGTGAGACGAGCTTGTGCAGATGGAATGATACGTTTGAAATTTTTACAGAACCTAGCCATTGTAGCTTTTTTGTCGTCGTAAGTACCACCGATATGTATATTGATTTTGCATTCTGGTGTTTTTGGCATACCCATAAGATCCATTACAATTGCAGTTTTGTCCAAGATATCAATTGCCCGGACAACAATGTCTTCGTTGGGAGATGCAAGTACAGTGTATTGACCAGGGTGAGCTGAAAGACGAATACCATTGTCCCTTGCCAGTTTACCAGCAATTTCAAGATGGCGTTTGATTTCAGGATAATCTGGGCAATCTGTAAGATTGTAATGAGAATGCCATGTAAATATATCTGAAGACATACGATACAATTTAATATCATTGTCAATATTCCATTGTATAATTTTTACAAGATCTTTGACATTTAGTAAATTAAGTTCAGAAGCATATTCAATACCTTTTGCTTCGAACGTTTTTTGACGCATGTGACGATTAGTAAAGATTTTGTCTTTACGTAATTCCATATTGATACATGCATATCCTAGTGTTAGATTTTTGTTTTTCATATTGTAAATATAATAATTTTTTTCGACTTATCCAAATATAATTTGAAAAAGTTATTAACAATTTACTTCCAAAATATTTGTATACTAACTAATGCTACTGCTAATATCAAAGAAGTAATTGTTTTTGTTGTTAAACCCTCACCCATATAAATTATTGTTAAGATAGTAAAAGATGAGATACCAATACCAAAACCTAATAATCTTCCAGGCCATAATAGACCATTAGAAAAAGTCACTATATGTTTAGTGCCTGCTATAAAGAAGTATGATATAATTGTACCACCTATTATAGATATTATAAGAGGGTTTTCACGAAACCATTTCCATAGGAATTGACCGTTTGTTTGAAACCAAATTAATGTATGCCCAATGGCAAAAAAGCCCATTGCTAATAATAAATCTTTCATTTTTTACTGCTTAGTGTTAATTGTTAATGTTTATTAAATATAAGAAAAATTTTTGACATATCCAAAGAAAATGGCAAAAACCTTTAATATAAATATCAAATTTCTTTGATTTTAATTACCAAATTACTATTACCTTTGATGATCCTATGTATTTTACCTTTTGGTATGTTTATTATAGTACCACGTTGTAATCCGAATGGTAATTCATCGTCGAATTGAAATTGCCAACCTTTGCTTTCTAATACTTCAACTACTCTAGTTCTTTCATCAGTATGCCAAATCAACTCTTCTTCTGGAACATCTTTTTCAAATGTTCTTATTTTATAACCTGTATTATTTTCGTCTGTATATGGATTCATTTACCAGAATTTATTCATATTAGAACCTAAGCCTAATTGTTTTGCATATCTTGGTAAGTTACAAGACCAATATCCAGCTTTCGTTCTATCTTTCTTTTGATCACAGTTGTGCCTATCTGCGAAGTTTTTACTTGCTTTTGGATCCTTAATTTTTACAGCTAATTTTCCACCACCACCTTTTGCACCAAAAGCTATTTTACGAATGTTACCAGATTTAGGATCTTTTACATAAACGTAATATTTTGCAGAACCACCTCTTTTAGGTTTATTCAAATCTACTTTTCTACCTTGATACTCTGCTTCATTTATCATTGGAAAGTCTAATGGTACTTCTTCACCTTCATATAATCCCATAGTTCCCATATCCGTTTCTAGTATATATTTAGAATAAGGATCAAATTCAGCACCCTTGTTATGCAATTTTCTTGCTTCATTAATTAAATCGAAGTGAGATTTAGAGCCATATCTAAATACTGATTCATTTAATGATATTTGATTTCTAATATGATATTTCAAGTTTTCTGAAATATTGCTTTCGTGTAATAAATTTTTTAATTTAATCATAGCTCTTACCTTTTTATTTTTATATAGATAATATCTTCTACTTCAGTTTCAACTCTTTTTAAACCTTCCTCATTAGTTAACAACATTGTATTTCTATAATTTTCCCAATCTAATTGGTATGTTGTATCTAATACACCATTGTTTAAAATCTTTATTAAAGAATTTAAAGCGTTAATAGTATATAAAGTATTTGTTTGTTTTTTTCTATGCAACAAAATAGTATTTTCCAGTTCAGAATAATTTTCTTCTATAGATATATTATAAGTGCACATAAGTTCTCTATCATTATCTACATTCTTTAAAAGAAAAATCTTATTGTACAATATATCATACTTATCAATAATTAAATCGATAGTTTTTCTTTTATCTCTAGGATTAGTAAATGTGCATAATAAATTTGTTCTCATATCTACCTTTCAATAATCTTTATACCACCTTGAGAAATTACACCAAATTTAAATTTATTTCCAACGTATATTCTTCCTGGTCTGAATACTATGAAGGCATCAGCTGGTCCACTTGCAATTGCATTATCAACAGATTTTTGTACGTCAGTTGCTAAAGCTCCAGGTTGTCTAACGTATTTTAATCTTCTTAATTCAGTTATGATATTAGATAAAACTGTATCTTTAGTGTTACCTTTTACTAATTCTATTTTTATACTGTTACCAGATATATTAGAAGGTATTGGTTTGATGGTGAATGATTGAGGTCTTGTGTTAGGCCCTCTTAAATCTATTCTATTAAAACCATCTTCAGCAACTTTAGTTTTAGCTTCTGCTAATCTATAGAAAGTTTCATACGTTTTCATATCAGCTTTATTGAATTCTCCCTTCAATGTCATACCTTTTCTAGATATCATTTTATCTATTGCTGATGCAAAATCATTATCAAAGTAATCCTTTATATTAACAGACTTAACTAATTTTTCTAATAATTTTAAAGTGTCTAATATCTCTTGCCAAAATATTGTAGATCCTAATGCTCCTTCAGTTCCTAATCTAATTACAGCAGAAGCAGAAGTGTCATATACTTTTACTTCGTATTTTTTACCGCCAGCTTTTAAATCGAAAGAAACTCCTCCACCTTGTATCTCGGAGTTCTTAGTCATAACTGCTAACCAAAGTTCACCTTTACCTATTCCCTTTGCATCAATATTAAATATATCTCTTTGTACTCCACCACCAATTGATTTTGGAGGATTAGCAGAAGAGTATAGTATATCTGCAAATTCTTCAGCTTTTTTATCGTCTAATTTTTCTAGATAATTTTTCATCTGTCTTGCTGGATCACCACTAGGTAAATTACCTAAAAACTTTTTAAAAGCTGCATTTTTATTCTTAGCTTTTATAGCAGCTAATACTTTTGAATTTTTAATTGCTGCTTCATTTAATGGTGCTATTTGATGAATGAATTGATCTACAAAATCTCTATCGTACTTATGAGCTAATAGTATATTTTCTAATAATTCTATATGATCTCTATCATTAGGATTAGGCATACCATCATTTGTTCGCCAAGCCCATTCTTTAACTATAGAGTTTATGTTCATACTTTGCTCCTATTTATCTTTGAATATAAATATCAATAAATCACGTTAAAAGCTTCATATCATTGTAGTTCTTACCTACATGCATTTTAACTGGAAAATCTAAATTGTTTGCAATTTCATTTTTTATAATTGATATTTCTTCTTTTGCGCAATCAAATAAAAATGCATCGTATGTATAAAGGATTAATTTAGAATTATAACCTTTAAGGATATTATGAATTTTTTCTATTGCTTTAATGTTCCTTTCAGTTTCGTAAGCTTGTATTAAATAATTAAATAACTTTTGAGGATTCATATTTTCCAGATTGTTTTTATATAACCTTCTATTGAATACTGGTGTTTGTATGTAACCCTTATAATTATAATTATCCCAAAGCTTAAAAATGTACTGCTTAGTTTTATTAAAATATTCTATTGCTTCCAATTCTTTTGGAACACCACCATATAAAACTTGAAAAGACATTGCTTTAGATTGTTCGTATTCTTCTTTAGTTACAGAAGTAACACCATAAAATTGTTTTGCAAAGTATTCATGAACAGAAGAATCAGGTAATTTATAATTTATTAAATCTGCAATCAATCTGATATGATATGCATCAAAGTCCATTTCTAATAAAAAGCCATTAGAAAACCTACTAGTAAACCTTTCCCTTGAGCCATCAGCTTTATTTAATGCGGCATAATTTATACCATTGTTTGCATTTGATGGTCTACCAGTAATAGTAAATAAATTGTACTTGGAATGTTCATAACCATTTTTAGTGTATAAGCCATTTTCTTCTATTTTATTAAATAAAGGTAAAATCAGATTTTCGTAAGTTTGTGCTATGTTAATATCATACTCTGATAATTCAAAACTGTCTAAGCTTTTATCTAAACTATTTATATATTCACGATGTTTGCAGTTTGGTATAATATCAAAAATATCTGGCCTATTCCAGTACATTCTTTGATAAAATAAATGAGTTGATGTTTTTATTGAATCTAAATCTATAACCCTTCCATTCTTTATATAAGAATGAACGCACACTTTTTTCTCTTTATCTAATGTAACCTGTTTTATATTCATATTCCTAATATAAGAAATTTATTTGACTTATCGAAAGAATTGAGTAAAATCTTTTATAGTATTTTTTAATTGCGGCAATCTTTTAGATTCTATTTCTGTATTATGCCTATTTACAGATTCTGCTGTTATAGTAGTTCTTATTGAATCTAATACTGGTAAATTATTATTAGTTATGTACCATTTCATATTTGTACCCAAATAAAGACCGTCTGGTAATTTTGAGAATTTTTTTGTAAAATATTTCATTGAAACTTCAGTTGCAAAATTTGAATCGTACCTTGCTATAAAGTATCTATTAAAAAATCCCTTTTCATAATCTTTCTCTGTTGGAGGAATAAAAGTTGTTACAGGTGTTACAATATCATCTGGAACATCTTCTCCTATTATTTCAAAATAATCTTGTGAGTCATATCTAGATTTTGGATAAAGAGGATCAATTGGTAATTTAGATCTTTTAACTCTATCTGGTAATGCTTCTTGGTCTATTGGTTCTTGTTCATTTAATTTTGCCATTTTAATCCTCCAGTGGTTTCATTCTCATTAAACATGTTAAACTTGTAGTCCAACCAGAATCGCTTATACTTTGTGCAACTTTTGTTATTTGAAATACAACTTTATCTTTATATCTATCTGGTAAAACTCCTCCATCACTTATAGTTTGCATTGCTAAAGAATTTCCTTGATAGATTCCAGATATACCATCAAGTTCTAATTGCAATTCTAAAGGTAATAATCTAGGGTTTTGAGAAACATTAGCTTTTGTTTGTGGTGATTTCATCAATGACAAGTTTGGATATATCAATTGATTGATAATATTTTTTTGTATCTGTCTTATATTTATAGAGCTTTTTGATGCAGCTTCTTTTAATGTGAATAATGATCTATATCCCATTACATAATTTTTATAGTTTTCTTGTTTTGTTGCTAATAAATCTTGTGCTTGTTGCTCAAACTTTTTAGGCCTTTTACCTGTTACAGCTCCTCTATAAAATGAATCTACTATGTTTTCTCCATATATATTAAAAGTATTCATTTTCTTTTCTGAAGTATTTGAAGGCGGTCTTTTATTAGATATAAATGCCATAGTTTGGACAGACTTTGGTAATTTAGAATTCATCTTAACTGATTTTAATATATTACCTACCCCTTTACCTTTAAATAAATAGTTGTTTTGAAATTTAAAATCGAATTCTGAAGCAGCAGGAGGTTGACCTGGGCCTTCTTTTAACCCGTATTTATTGTTACTTTCAATTGCTTCATCGTCTTGTACCATATTATCTTTTGGTAAAGGACTTATCGGTGCATCACCTATAATAGTTCTACCAATTATATAAGGATTAGGATTTTCTTTTTCTACACTGTCTGTGCAATTTCTATCTACAACCTTTAAAACATGAGCATCTGTTTCATGAGCTTGTAAAACAAAATCCCAAGGTTTACCGCATGAATCGTTTATATCATTTAACAAAGTTGTTACCATAGTTTCAAATGTTCTTTGCGAATTTAAAACTGATATTAAATGGTCTACGTTTACTAATATATCTCTAATATTTGCTGTATCATAAGTACCAAAAGTAGTAATTGATTCTCCGTTTGCAGTTACGTCTTCTACAAATCTACCACCGCATTTTTTTTCATAGTCTTTTTTATGATTTAATAATTTATTTGCAGCGGCTGTAAATGGCATAACATCTGCTAAAGAATCTAAGTGATCAAGACTTTGTTTATCCCATAATAAGCAAACGTTTGTATCCATTGATAATATAGAAGGATGATTAACGCATTGATTGGGAAAAAGAGTTGTTTGCCCTTGACTCTCGTCTTCTGCTAGATATTCAGAAACATGTGTAGAACTTAATGTTAATACTGGAAAGCCTGGATCTGTTAATACGTCTTCTTCACCGTCTCCTAATGCTCTCTTTTCTCTTGGTTGTGCAAAAGATAATACAACGTCTTCAATAAATCTCCAAGTTACAAAATCTTTTGTTATTCGGTTTTCACCATCAGGTGAAGGAAACCATCCTCTAATTGCATATAATGCTCCTTCCGTTAAAGGTTTACCTGATTGTTTAGAAGTTGAAAAAGCAAAATCTGTTTGCCACCAGTATCTTACATCTTTTCCATTTCTTTGAAACTGAGCTTCTGGTTTTGCATAAAGATAGGAATAATTTCTATTTCTAAAAAATATTTGTTTCTTTTTTACTTTTTTGTATTTTGTTTTTGAAAAAGCATCTGCAAATAAACCCATTCCATCTGAAGCGTGATAAATAAACTTTTTATCTTTACCACCAGGTAATACAAATGATCCATCTGAAGAAAGAGGATTGATTTGCGCTTTAGCATTAACTTCAGCATTTTGTTGTTCTTCTATTGCTTTTACTTCTTGTTCACCTTTTTCAGTATCTCTTTTTAATTTAGCTTCTGCGTTTGCCAATCTTTTTTCTACTCCAGGTAAATTATCTTGTATAAAATCTAATTCATCTTCAATATGAATTACTGCCTCGTCTGCATCTTGAAATAATGCATAATTTCCACCACTTAACTCGAGAAAGTCTGCTTCTGAAGAAGGGTCATATAATTCAGATAATGGACTAGTGCTAAATGGGAATACATCAACATATTCTTTAAACGGACCGTAAAAATACCAATGCTCTATAGTTGTCTGAGTTCCTTTGATTTTACCCTTTAATAAAACTAAATCGTTACTAACGATATATGGAGCATTAACACCCAGAGGATTCACTGTTCTATTAAAAGTTGCATAAGCAGTACCCATTGCTTTTGTTGCTGCTTGTATTGCATTATTAGCTTTTATTAATTCGGCTTTTCTTTTTTTAGCTTGGGCTATTGCTTTTTCCAATTGTTTTATTAAAGCTTTACCAGATTTCTTTTTAGAATTCAATCTTGCATTAGCTGCGTCTTTTTTCTTTTCCAGTCCTAAATCGTATTCCATTGGATACTTAGGTAAAATAGCTGGTAAGTCGTCTTCTGAATCTAAAGACAGTATCTTCTTTATAGATCTTGCTATAAACTCTGGATCTGAAATTGGTGTCTCATTTACCTTGGATACAACTTGACCACCTTCTTTTCCACTTTCTCCTATATATTTCTTTTTCCTTCTACTCCAAACAAAACCACTTGCTTTTTTAGCATTTAAAAGATGAGTTTCTAATTCTACACCCATTGTTAAAGAGTTTGGAGATATAATAGATACATTTATTCCGTAACTTCCATCTGAATCTAAAGACCAATTAAATTTTGTTATAACTCCTAACATTCCGTCATATTGACCAGGTTTTAAAGATAATACATCTGCAGGCTGTTGACCATTAGTTATCGTTAAAGGTCCTGATGGTATTGCTAGTTTTTTTCTTAAAATTTCATTTTCTAATTCTATAGCAGGTTTACCTTTTAAGCTTTCATAGGTAACGGTATCTATAGGTGTAGTACCAGTCCAACCCCATTCTAAGAATAATGTTATTCCTGGCATTAAATAAGCTCTTTCTATATCTAATATATCATTCGGATGAAAGCATCTTAATTTTATATCTGCAGTTTTAATAGACCCTAAAGTACCTTTATTCGTAATATTTATTGCTTCTACTCCTGGTGGAGGAGTTAAGTCGTAATCTTGTCTTGCATATCTAAATTGAAAATCTCTTACAGCGTTTGGCCCAGATAAAAGTTGTTCAACAGTAGTTTGTTGAGCATTATCCCAAATGGGTCCTAATTTATTATATAAAGGTTCTGTATATTCTCCTGCATCGTTTTGAAACATTGCATTGGATCTTAAAGAATACCAACACGTTTTTTCATTTAATTTTAAAAAAGCATCAGCACCAGAAGTGACATTTAAATTTTGCTCAAAGTGAAAACCTATATTACCTCTATTAAAATAAGAATGCTGCTCTTTTAATTCCTCCAGTCTCATTTGAATGTGTCTGTGTATAGGTTCTAATGATATACCTCTAAAAGCCATATTGTAACTATCCTCTTATTTTATTTTCATATGATTGAGGGTTAGCAGGAATTCTTAATTGACTACTTGCTGTTACATATAATGTTCCCTTTCCCATATTATTTGCTAAAGCTATTACCCACCAATATTTTGGAGTATTATAATATTGTTGGGATATTAGATCTAGTCTTAAACCTTCATTTGCTTGAATATATAAATCACCTAAAGTTATTGGTATCGTAGGATAACTTATAGTTTCTGTGTATCTATTACCAGTTTCTTTATTTATTTTTATTTTAGATTTAGAATATCTCATTATATAGTACCTCCTATAATAAACCTTCTACCAGAATCGTTAATTCCATCTGTACTTGTTGGAGCTTTAAGATCTGTTGCTCTTCCTTTCTTTCCTCCTGCTGGTAACTTAACTCCGTTGGGTCCTTCTAGATTAGCAACCTTCCAGAAACCTTGTCCATCTGCGTTTGGCATTTCTTTTTCTATTATTGTATAAGTTATTGATACATTAAATGCTCTTGGTACTTTAGGTCTATCTGTTTTTCTATTACCGCCTATTATAGGTGGAAGGAGATTGTCTACTAATCCTTGTGGTACTATTTGAGCAACCTGAGGTAAACCTCTCATTGGATCTTTACCCATATCCCAATAAACTTGTTCATCTGGAGATATACTTAAAGAAGCTATAAACCCTGGTTGGGAATTCATATAGTCGCCAATAGTTAATTTTGTTATTGGACCTTTCATAAAAGATTTTTCTTCATTCCAGCCTGGTTTAGTTAAATTGATTAATTCATTTAATCTATGATACATATCTGGCATATCTTTTACAGATGGAGCATAAACTTGAAAAGAAAAAGATAAATTTTGAGAAAAGCCAGAATATGTGTGTACTGAATCTGGTCTTCCAAAATATTTCTTACTTGACCATTGAGGAGTTATAGAATGACCTATAGTTTTTAATGTACCTCTAAAAGTTAATATCCCGTTACCATCTGTTATTAAATTTGAAAATTCTTTACCATCGAAATGAGGAAAGTTTTTATGCATTACTTCAAAGTAAAATGGTATTAAATCGTTATTAGGTTCTTTTAATCCAAGAAGCGAAGCAAGTTTACCTTTTTTGTAAAAGCCTTGATCATCTTTATTAAAGCCATGCTTCATTGTTAAAGATTCTAATACACTGTAATTAATTATATGATGAGGTATTTTAGCTAATGTTCCACCAAGTATAAAAGCTTGTTTTTGAAATTTATCTAATAAACCTTCTTCTCTTATTTTAAAACCAGCTCCTATTTCATAATTACCTGTTGCTAATAATTGCGGAATTATACCTAATCCCAATTGGAATCTTGATTGTAATTGTAATATAGTATTACCCTTTCTTCTATCTAAGAACCCTGAATTTTCTATTGCAGCTTCTAATCTAATTTTATGTTCTGCAGCAGCATCTTTCAAAGTTGTTGGTTCTAATCCGCTTTTTGCTGAAGTTGATTTAAAATTTAAATCTAATGAATTTTGTATTCCTCTTTTAACTAAAGGACCGCTTCCAGCTATTCCATCAAATTTTATTTGTATTTTATCGAAATTTGTTTGAGTATATAATTGCTGTAATGTTTTTGTACCAACAAATTGATTAACTTGTACTTCTGTATCTAATGCTTGAAATTTACTAAATAGCTTTTCACTTCCTTCGTATCTATTTGTTGAATTAAATGTATTTGAATATAAGCCTTCTATTACACCAGCTTTTCTATCATAAGTTAATGCACCAGGAGAACCTTGTATCCCTGTGTATTTAGATGGTATACCAGGCGTAAAGTTTTTAGTAAAACCTGTTGCATATTCTGAATTTATATCTAAGAAGTTTGTTTCATTTAAAGTTTTGTTTGGTCCCAATAAAGATAAAGTCTTTGCTTCTCTATATGATGGTGTTCCCGCAGCTGATATGCTTTTCCAAGTTTCTCCAGATGTACCTAAAGAAGACAGAGGTGACATAACATTAGGTGGTTGAGGTATACCTTCACCTAAAGATAATAAGCTTCCATTTGGATTAAAATACCCTGTTGGATTATTCATTGTCACAGTTGGTGGAATGTTTGGATCCGTATAAGCATTATTAAATGTTAATGTTCCTGGTACTCCTGTTGCAAATACTGGTGGAGTAAATGCTGGTATGTTTGGAGGGTTTGTTAATGATGTTACATTTGAAATTGCAGTTGTAGAGAATGGGTTTAATATTGCATTAATATTCAGTCCAGCAGGCAAAGCTGCAGTAGAAAATGGATTATTTATTGTAGGAGAATTTGACCCATCCAATGGAGTTGTAGAAAATGGATTATTTATTGTAGCAGCATTTGACCCATCTAATGGTGTTGTAGAAAATGGGTTATTTACTGTTGCAGCATTAGTTGCTCCTAATGGTGTTGTACTAAAAATAGTATTAGCTTGTCCAAGCGTTGAGGAACCAGCTGAAGATTGTAATGGTGTAGTTGAAAATGCATTCCCTGCTCCATCATCCAAGCTTGAACCTTGTTGATTGTAATATTCTAATAAGTTTGCAGTTAAATTTATAGGCATTATGCTACCCCTCTATAATTTTCTGTTTCAGCTAAAGCTGTTGCTAACTCTTTACCGTCTACTGACATTACTCTATCTTGAATTGTTACTTTGATTAGTTTTTCCATTAATTCTACTAATCTATCTAAAGCTTTATTATCACCAGTTCCTAAGCCCTCGTTTAATCTTGTTCCACCTATAACTAAATCGTCTTTTCTAAATTTAATTAAACCTCTATCTGATAATATAAAGTCTTCTACTTCTTCTCCTTTAAATAAACCTGCTAGTGGGGGAGCAAGTGCATTTTGTATAGCTGGTGTACTACCAATCAAGTCTCCAACTAAACCTCCAAGAATACCTCCACCTAATGTACCAACTACTGGAATTATTGAACCAGCTATAGAACCAAGAGCTCCACCTAAGATACCAGCTCCTGTTCTTACAACTTCTTTTGCTTTATCCATTGCTGGCATATCAGAAGATAAGATTGATGCTAAAGCAGCAGCATTAAATAATGCTCCAACTAAACCACCCTTAACTACTTTTCCACCTATCTTTCCAACTCCTTTAGCTGCTTTCTTTACGAAAGCTCCAGCTTTACTAGTTAATCCTTTTTTAAGTTTTGGTATAGGATTAACTGCTGATATTATTTTAGATCCAGTTTTCTTTACAAATTGAATACCTTTGGATGCTCCTTTCTTTACTGCTGAAGCACCTTTCTTAACAGTTTTTACTGCTTTGCTAACTCCTTTCTTTATTGCTCCACCTATTCTACTAAATAATCCACCTTTCTTTGCTTTAACCTTAGGTTTCTTTTTAGCAAAGCTTTTCTTTAAAAATCCCCCTAATTTACTAGCTAATCCACTTAAAGATTTTATTCCACCCTTTAAACTTTTTGTTATCCCTTTTAACCCTGATGCTCTAAATAAAGATTTACCTAAACCTTTAAAGCCTCCCTTCTTAAATGCTCTTCCAAATCTTCCTAATCCACCTTTTCTTCCACCAAGTGAACCTAATATATCTCCGAATACACCATCTGTTTGTCTAACCCATAATGCTCTAGATTTAGATGTTCCATCTCTGTCTTTGTCTGATAGTATTCCTAGGTATTCTCCTAATTGGGTAATACCAACTGTACCACCTAAAGCTATACCAATAGAAGTTAACGGGTTTTCAGCTATCCATGCTGTCCATTCTTCAAGCTTAGTTTTGATAGGTTGTATATAATCGGTTTCAAATTTTGTAAACCATGAAGGTGCTGTACCGGTTGCAATCCAATTTGCTACTTCACCAATTGAATTTGCAACTCCAGTTATGAAAGCAGAACCATCTGGTCCTGTTAACCATGTATATAATTTATCTTCTATTGCAATTCTTAAAGATCTAAGAGCTTTAGCTATTGGCATTAAAACTCCTCCCCACTTTCTTCTTCTTGCTTCATCGGCTGCTGCTAAATCTGCATTACTTGCAGCTCCTGCTACTCCTGCTCCCCCTGCTCCAGCTGCCCCACCAACATTAGCTTGATCAGCTAATCCTGCTTGCATTTCTAATGATTTTTGCAATTGACCAACTTCTAATCCTGCTGCTTTTGCAATAGCTTCTTTTTGTACGATATTCATTTTATTGAATTCGTCTATTCCACCTAGTTGACCCATTATCTCTTCGGAAGCTCCAGAGATATCACCATTTAATGCTAATTCTCTTGCTTTATCAAAGTTTATTTCTTTTCCTGTTAAAACTCTAGCTTCCATTTCTGCTTCTATACTAGATTCAATATCTAATAAGGATTTTGCTATAGAAGCTTGTTGATTTAAATTTAAACCTATTTTTTTACCAATTAAAACTTGCTTTTCTAATTCTTGATTTTGTTTACCAAACATTGCTAATGTTTCATCAGAAGCACCAGCTATTTCTTTTATTATTTCTGCTTGTGTAAAGAATGTTCCATTTTCTTGATTTAATTGTAATATTTTCTTTTGTTGATTTTTAACATATACATCTAATTCCATTCCTAAGTTTTGAGATTGTCTGTACATGTTTGCTATTTGATCAGCACCTAATCCTGCATTAGTTGCAAGCTTAGCAACCAAGTTATTTTCTTTTTCTGTTAATTTAGGAATGAATCCCATATCATCACGAATTTGTGCCACAGCTGATGCCCAACCTGAACCGTATCTAACCCAGTCTCCAACTCCAGCTCCAATATCTCTTACGTCTTTTTTAGACATTTGCAATGTTCTTGCAGTATCAGTCATTGCAGTAGAGAATTCCATCATTGTTTCATTAGATGTACTTAATAAAGATTGAAACAATTTCCAAGCAGCAAATAATCCTCCTAATAATAAACCAGCAGTTACAGCACCCATTATTTTAAATGTTCTTCTCCAACTTCCATCAGTTTCTTTCAACCATCTGTCCATCATTATTTTTGCTTTATCAGTAGCTGTTTGTATTCCGTTTGCAAATGATTCACCTATTATAGGAACCTTAGAAACTATGCCTTGTACTTTATCTGAAAAGGATTGCAATCTGTCTTCTGCTTTTGAAATAGAATCTTCAGTTTTTCCAACTTCACTAGCTAATTCATTAGCATTTCTTGTTGCATCAGCAATGGCATTAGACATAGCCGTTGCTTTATTTTGCATAGCTTGGAACTTTGGGTCCATTTTATCCATAGTCCCAAGTTGAGCAATCAAGTTATCAAGTTTCTGTTGTTGAACAGATACTTCATCTCTTGCTGCTTGTAGTATCTCTTTCCGAGCTCTTAATTCGTCTTTTAGCCCCATAGATTATTATCTTCCGTACATTTTATCTATATCATCAAATTTTTGTGCTACTGTTTTTAGACTGTCTTCTAGATCTTTCATCTTTCTTTTGTATACAGGATCATTTATATTTTTCTTTAATTTTTTATAATCTTTACCTGCACCAGATAAGAACAATAAAGCTCTGCCTATTGTTTTACTAAATAAACCTTCGTCTATTTGATTTTTTTCTTTCATTTACAAAACTCCTAGCTAGATTATTAATTTAATATAAATATCTAGCTAGGATTGTTTTGACGTGTTTTTAAGTACTGTTGATATGCTGCTTCTTGTCCTTGATCTGCAGATTCTTGACCGCTTGCATTTTCATTTTCAGCTTTTTTCCATTCTTTATATTCTTTTAAATAATATATTCTAAGCCAGATTGGCATATTGTATAAATCGTCATGAGTAAAGCCTGGTACTTTATACAGCAATAAAAATATGGTTGAATGTAAATCTTGTTTATATTTTGGAGTCAGGCCAAAAAAAGCTCACTTCAATGGGTATCTCCACCTCCCTTTCATCTCCAGTTTCATTGGATATAAACTGATAGGTTAGATCTACATCTGGTTGTACTGACTTTAAATAATTTCTAAAGCCTCTAGAATCTAAAGCTAACATATGATTATCTACAAAATCATCAATTATTTTTCTATCTTTTTCACCGTCTACAGCTGTGATGATATGTTTCAATCTTGTAGACATTGTTCTGTCTACGTCATCTTTAATTCTTTTTTGTTGCTTTTTTAAATCCTTTAAAGCGTAATCTATTTTTTTCTCTGTACCATGAGTCATTAATTTAAAAGTAACTCTTTTCTTTGATACTGGTAATTCAAATTCAAACTCTGAGTGGTTTGGAAACTTTGTAATTTCTTCGTGCAAAGGTAAATGATCTATCTTTGTAAGATCTATAGTTTCTTCTTGAGGTTCACCAGCATTAAATGGGTCTGGAATAGATATGGCATAATCTTTACCATAACTTAATACTCTTGCAGCAATCATTACTGCATTTTTATCTCCAACTAAAATATCATTATATTTTACTTGTTTTCCTTCACCATTAGAAATAATCAATGCTTTAAATAATTTATCTAATACAGTTCCTTGTGTAATATAAGATTGAGTTGTTAAAATATCTTCTTCTTTAGCAGTCATATATTTCATTTCAATCTTTCCTGAAGATAATGGATGATCTTCTGGATATGGTATACCTTTAGAAGGCAAGTCAATAATTTCAGTTGGAAATTTATTGTCTTTTACTATTTCTGTTTTTTCTTGAAAATTTGCCTTATCAATTAATTGATCTTTTAATTCTTGATCCGACAGTCTTGTTGGTTTTCCGCTCATAATAACCTTTCCTATTTCTCTATAACGTTAAACTTCATATAATATAAATATGAAGAAAGCAGAAAAAGGCTCTATTCCAGAGCCCTCTTCTAACTTAAATTTATTTTAGTATTGTAATATTGCGTAATCGTATGCAATACCAATAGATATTTCCATTGGAGTATCAGATGACCAATCCATCTCTCCAAAACCTGCTGAAGTTACGAATGCACCCTTTAATGTCCATTCTTCAACTTTATCACCTACTGGACCTAATACGTTGAATACAATATCTTTCTTGTAAAAATCTGAATATCCTGCTCTACCAGTTACAGACTCATATCCAAGTCTTACCCATTCCATAGTTGCTTGTGCACCTGAAGGAACGATTGGATCATAGAGTGTTACTGTGATATCATCCCAAGAAGCTTTACCTTGAATCTTTCTTTGTGTATTCATGTGATCCATAGTAATAGTATTAAATTTAACAGATGGTCTTGCAGCTTTCTTAATTAAAAAAGAAGGAATCCCGTCTATATACATTACATACCTGTTAGCTACCTTTGGTTGAAAGGAAGTAAACATCATTTCATTTGGGTCTATTAAATTAGCCATTTATTTTCTCCTCTTTGTTATTTTATTATTCCCCGAAGGTTGCTCCGGTTGGCATAATATTAAAGTCTACTATTATAAATTCTGCAGCTTTTGCTGGTTGAATAAATATTTCACCTTTCATTTGATTTCTGTCAATTACATCTGGTGTATTATTAGATTCATCCATAATAACCCTGAAAGCAAATAGACCTTGGTTTTGTTGTACTTGTTCCATATACGGATTAACTGTACTTAAGAATCTATTTCTTGTAGTTGAAGTATTGTTTTCAAATACTAAGAACTTAGTTGTAGATGCAATAAATTTCTTAAGGTTAATCAATAATCTTCTAACATTAACTCTATCTAAAGCTGTTGGTCTTTTTTGTAGAGTTTTTTGTCCCCAAACACAAACCCCTTGACCTGGGAATGTTGCTAGTGGATTAATTCTTGATTCGTATAAAGTATCTCTGTTTGCATGAGTTAATCCTCTTTCTGCTTGAATTGCAGCTCCGATTCCTCCTCTATTTAAACCTGCTGGTGCGAACCATTCTGCAGCTACTTTATCATTGAAAGCAATTACTCCTCCCATTACTACTGATGGTGGTACCCAAACATTCTTTCCTAATCTAGAAGCGAAGATCTTAACCCATGGCCAATACATAGCTCCGTATGAAGTAATCAATTGTTCTGTTACTCCTGTTACAGTTGCTAATGAAGTTGTATTATGATTTACTGGATCAACTATAAAGAAAGCATCTCCTCTAGCTTCACAAACTTCTTTTAATAAAGTTGTAGTTGCTGAATCATTTTGTTGTATTATACCTGGAGCTAGGATCATATTTACATCGTATTGATCTTGATTCTTTAATAATCTAAATGCTGTTTGGTATGTATTACCATCTTGATCTGGATCATATCCTTGTGCATTTCCATTTGCTATATTATCAAAGAATTTTGGTGCTGCTTTAACTGCTCCATCAGATCCAGCTTTAAATGTACCAGAAACTGCTGCTGGTAATGATGCTGTATATAATCCTAAAGCATTAGTTAATGAACCAGTGTTTCCATTTTCATCTAAATAATCAATTGTAGTTTGATTTGAGCTTACATAAATAAATTGTGATTTATTTGCATAATCACCAGTTAATTGTAAGAAAGGATCTGTAGTTGTTGAATCTGCTATAGTATATCTTTGATCACCAATTACTCTTCTTATATAATTGTTTGATTTAGGATCTAATGATAAATCATTCCATGTTTCAAGAATAATCTTATTTGTGTGAGTATCATTTCCTTGTCTAACTAATAATGTAAAAGTACCAGTATTTTTATTTACGTTGGTAATTTCCCATCTATAATTGTTTTCTGTTCCATTGGTTAATAATCCATTTGTTCCTTGTGAACCAGTAGAGTTTAAGATTGCTCCATCGAATCTAGTTTTAATTGCAAACGAAGAACTATGGTTAGTACTTGTTGATTGTGCATTAGATTCTGATGTAGGAACGAATGATTTATCTAAGAAGTTTGAAGTTGCGTTAGAAAAACTTCCTGATAAAATTCTTACTACTGTTAATTGTCCAGCATTTTGCAAATATTGTTCTGCTGCTAAGGATGTTAAATACTCATACTGATCTGAACCACTGTTGAAAGTAGTACCGAATATTGTTGAATATTCGCCAAAGCTAGAAACCACAGTTGGTACTAAAGCTGGCCCTTTTACTGTTGGTCCTACAATTGCAGCGCCAATCTCAGCTACACCCTGGGGTACAAATGAAAGATCATTTTCTCTGGTAAATACACCAGGACTGACTATTTTTTCTGCCATGTTAATCTCCTAATTTTATTTCTTTAAGTAATTCTACTATTATTACTTTCGTCTCGTATATAAATATCATAAAGAAAAATCAAAATGATTATGATGCAGGAATAAATTCTCCTGAATCTATATCAATTGTACCTTTACCATATTTATCTATTAATGTTTTTGCTACTTCCTTTTCTTTATCGAAGTTAGCATCTAATTCTTTTAAAACTAATTTTTCTTGTTCATCTAATTGTATTTTTTGTATTCTTATTTGACCTATTTTATAAGATACTTCAGAGAACTTATCTCTGATATCTGTTAGACTTTTTAATTCGTCTTTTGTAAATTTTTCTCTTTTTGGTAATGCCATTTTTATCTCCTATAACTTTATTAATAATTTCCTGATAGAGCATCGTCTATATTACTTGTAACCTCTGACCCAAATACTATTTGAGAAGTAGAGTATGTTTTTGTCATTTGACTATTTACTTGTTTTTGTATTGTTTGCGGTATTATAAAACCGTCTAATTGCAAATTAAAAGAACATTTAGTAGCTCTGTCTGTTCCTTTACTTATTTCTGTTGCAGGTGAGAAAGAATCTATTTTTGATTTAAAACTAAATTTATTCGGATCTCCCCAATATGCACCTTCTGCATAATTTATAGCTTCAACTACAGAGTTCATTTGTGCTATTAAATCTGTCCATATAATACATTCATATGAAACTCTAACATAATCTGGTACTACAACGTTATGATATTCTTCTATTTTCTTTCTTCCATATAATCTTGAAAAATTATCGTATTGGTTTTTCTTTGTATATTTCATTTTTATACTTTGAAAAACTGGAGCATTAGGGTCTACTTTATTTCCCAATTCTCTATTTTTAACGATATCTGTTTTTCTATACATAAACAATGGTAATTGTATTTTACCTCTAGCGTCTCTATAAAAGTTTGTTTTTTGTACAGATTTCCATCTTTCAGATGAACCATATATAACAGGCAATTGCATGATAGACCCATTTCCATTTAATATGTTTGGTTGTATTACATTATCAATGTAAAATTTTACAGCTAAATCTATATCATATAAACCAACTTCAGGTATAGAAACTTTATCGTCTCTTTTTATCTGAGCTGATCTATCTATAGATTTTTCTCTTGTTTCTCTTGCTGTTGGATTCTTAGCCATTAATATAGATCCCTATCATATCCTGTATTAGTTTGTTCTCTGTCTACTTTGCTTCTTCTTGTCATATGCGTTTCACAAATTACAGCTAGATTGTATCCATGTTGATCACCAGCATAATTAGTAGAAGGATTTCTACCCATGAAATATTGATTACCAGAAGATACTTTATCTATTTCCCAATAAGCATTATCCCAGAATAATAAATCGCCTATTTCTAATTTTAAATTTGCTACGTCTTTTATATCGTCTCTTAAGAATTTAAATGTTACTTCTTTATTTACATCTGGTCCAAACTCTGTATCTGTAATTTCTGTTGAACCTTGTTCTATTAAAGCACCAACTCTAACATTCTTAAAATATTGTTTTCCTATTGCTTCACCGTATAAGTTTTCTTTTATATCTCTAATTGCATATTTTATTATATCTACTTTTGTATCTACAATCTCATTGATCAATTCGCGATTAATCCTCCTAAATAAACTTATATCTCTTTCTCCACCGAATAATGGCATATGTTTATCCTAGATAAATACCTAATGGTACTTTGTTTATTAATTCTTGTTGAAATTCTGATTCTTCTTTGGATCTTTCCATTGAATTTCTTCTAGATGCAGCTTCTAGGTCTTCTCTTAATTGTGCAATCAAACCTTCTTTTTCTGCAGCTCCTTCTGATCTTAAAGCGTCTCCATCTAAAGATGTATCAGCACCTGGTATTGGCACTGTTGAATATTTTCCTCTAACAGTTCCAAGTAATTCTTTAGTTAAAGCTAATGTGTATTTTCTTATCCAAGATCTACCTGGATCATTAATATGTGTATAAGGTATATTATCATAAGCAACATTTGAAAAGTCAGAAATAACTCCTTCTGTTGATCTACCTCTTCTATCTGATATTTTTATATATTGGAAATAGAATGTATAATTTGAAATTGGTTTTGGAAATACTCTTAATTTATTATTTATCAATTCAAAAGTAAATGCTGATTTTCTAACGTGATCATTAAATTCTATTTGTTGCATTCTTAGCATATCATCGTATAATGGCATTACTAAATAATTGATAGAAGGAGAATAACCACCCCAACCAAAAGATTGCATTAATTGTGAAGCTCCAGCTCCTGTTCCTACATAAGGATCAAATAATCTTTGTATTGCTGGTGTTCCTTCATGGAATATCTTTTTAATTTCTATTGCATCTGTTCCTGGAGTACCTGATTCATATGAACATGAATTAGCAGTTGAAGCTAAATCGTAAACTTGTGATCCAGATGTAATTGCTATTGAGCCGCTATACCAATCTATATTACCACCAGATCCAGCTTCAGATCCATAAGTTTTTGCTATTTGAATAACTCCATCTAAACCGCCTTCTATATTTTTACCAGTATAAGAAGAACCAGTTGCACCACCTTTAACAGTTAATAAATTTTCTCTTATATTAAATCTATTTACTTGAGCACCATATTCCGTTACAGCTTCTTCAAAACAAGCAAAAAATTGTTTATCTTGTAGTTCTATATCTACTATAGGATAACCAAGACGTTTTGCACACCAATCTGCAGTTTGTATTGATGCTGTAACGTATGCGTCATCAGTATCATATAATCCGAATGGTGTATTTCCTGCTACATCAGATAAAGAAGCCGACCCCGGCCATATTGGTATGTTAACTGCCATGCTTTTCTCCTTTTATATAAATATCACTTTCTCTTGTTAACTTTGAAGAAATTATGATATATTGGTAATATATTGTCTAGTATTGGGTGACGATGATTTGTTTCTAAATTTTTAACATAAAAACCTGATAAATTGGTAATTGATTGTAAAAAAGCTAATCCGCTTGTCGAAGCATTTTTTAAATCTACTTGATCAGTGTCACCACAAAATAACATCTTTGAACCTTTACCTAGTCTTTGCAATATCATTAGAGTTTGTTCATTATCTAGGTTTTGACATTCATCTATTATAATTACAGATTCTAAAAAAGTTCTTCCTCTCATATATGATACAGGCACTATCTCTATTTGATCTGCTCTTATCATTTGATCAACTCTTTCTCTTCTTAGCAATTGATACATGTTACCATATATCGGAGAAAGCCATGGTGCCATTTTTTCTTCTACTCCACCAGGTAAGAATCCTAGATCTTCTTTTGAAACTGTTGGTCTAGTAATTATGATCTTTTTATATCGTTTTTCCAATACTCCTTGTAATGCAATTTGACAAGCTAATAACGTTTTACCAGAACCAGCTTTACCAGTTATAACGGAAACGTCATTTTCTAATATATAAGGTTTAGTTAATTTCTGTTCTTCATTTAAAGATAAAAGAAATCTATATCCTTTTTTATTATTCTTTGGACCATTCGTAAATTTTACACTCATAACAATCTCCTATTCTTTTATATAAATATCAAGTTGCAAAAGATAACGCACAAAAGAGCCCTCGTTATGAGGGCCCTAATGCATTTTTCAATTAATAATATTAAATAATTAAATAGATTAATTATTAAATTTGATTTAATTGTCCTATGTAGATCTTACCGTAGAACTCAGGTCTAACAACTTTCTTAGCGTATCTTGTCATTACACCTTTTCTTGGAGTAAAGTTAGTAGGATCATAAACAAGTGGAGTCATAATTAACGGAATGTACGGAGCATAAACAGCACCAGTTTCAAGGAATTGTGCTCCCCTGAAGCCCATTAATAATTCATTGTCTTGCCAGTAAGGATTCTTGTATACAGTATATCTGTTGTTGATAGCACCAACTTTAGATACACCCATTGCAAACTGATTTTTAAGTCCATCAGTGTCAGCTCCAAACCCAGTTAAAGATTCTAAGATTGTACATACATCTGGAGAAGCTACTACGAAGTTTGCACCCCCTCTCATTGTTGAAGCATGAATCTTGTTAGAAACTTTCTGTAGTTTAGTACCTAACGTTTGGAACCAAGTGTGTTGCGTATAAGCAGCTACGTTATCAGATGCAGTTAATACATCAGAACCAGCAGTAGCAATCTTACCTAATTCAGCAATCCAGTTATCAGTGTGAAGTGCAGCATCAGATACCATTTCTAAGATTTCCATATCAATTTCCATTGATACATACTCAGATAGCATTGAAGTTAATTCTGCTTCAGCATCGATAGAGTGGTATGCATTTAAGTCTTGTGCAAACTCTGGAGTCCAAACAACTTTTAGCTTTCTAGTTTTAGCAATTAAAGCTTCTTGCTTTAAAGCTACATCGATTTCTGGAATAGCTAAATCAGTTTGACCGATTGTACCATTTGCAGCAGCAGCTTGACCACCTGATCTATCCTCAAAGTCACCTCTTGATAAATTATCAGCAGGAGCTTTACCATAAAAGATTTTTCCGATTGCAGTTGGAGCAGCTCCACCAGCAGAATCTTTTGAAGTAAAGAAGTATGAGTTAGTTCCTGAAGTATAGTTATAAGCTTGTAAGTTATCAGCTACATCATATTTACCACCATCTGAAGCAGAAATAGCTACAGACTTAACAGCGTCTGCATCAAAATCAGTTGGATAATTAGATGAAGCTAAAGTAACTTTCATTACTTTACCAGCAGCTACAGATGCAGAAAGTGCACCATCATATCCTAAGTCTTCCCAAGATGCAGTAGCGTGTGTTGCAGTTACAGCAGCTGATTCAGTTAAAGCAGTAGTATATCCAGATTTACCTCTTCCGTAAAGACCACCAGTTGGTGTGCTTGAAGATGAAGTATCACCTAAGATATCAGTTCCATCGTTAAATCTTCTTCCGTTAGCATCTCCCATAGCATTTGAGCCATATTTGAAATCTAACCAGAATACTAGACCTGATGGTAAATTCATCGGCTGTACGCTAACGAATTCTTTTGCGCTAAGTTCACCAAAGATTCTTCTAACTAGTGGAAGAGCAACGCCGTTCCATTCTTCTTTTGAAGTAGTTGAAGTAGAGTTAGCCTCTGTAATCAATTGCTTAGCTTGATTTTCTAAAAGGATAGCAGTATTGTGCTTATCGTATTCTTTATCGATACCTTCTAGAAGACCAGTTTTTTCCCATTTATTAACAAGAACTTTAGTTTCATTTCTTTGTGCACGAAATGAAGCTTCTGAGTTTGCTAATAAGTTTGAAATTTGATTTGACATTTTGTGTCTCCTATTCAATTTCTAAGTTAATAATTTTACAATAAACCTGCTAATTTTTTCATTCTATTTGAAAAATTAGAAGATTCAACAATTGCACCTTTCTTTGGTGCCGTAGATCTTGAAGCTTTAGAAGCAAAGCCTTCAGTAATCTTTTTAGTTCTCTTTGGAGTGTATCCTTTGAAAGATTCAGCTAAAGTAGAATAAACTAATTTAACTTCTCTTACAGAGTTAGCTCTATCGAACGTTTCAATTACTTTCATTTTTTGCGATTCTTTCAAATCATTACTTCTGAATAATTTGTTTGAGAATAAAAGCTTAGCGTTAAGTAAATTAACTTCATTGATAGTTGCTTTTAAAGATCTAATAGTCTTGTAAGCTTCTTCAAGTTCGTCTTCATACATACCTTCTTCTTTCTTTTCTTCTTCATCCATATCATCTTCTTCACGTAATGCTTTGATTACTTCGTCAAGGTCAAGGTTTTCATCCATGTCTTCATCTTCATCCATGTCTTCAGCTTCTTTCATGTCTTCTTTTTCTTCATCCATGTCTTCTGCTTCATCCATATCTTCAGTTTCATCCATATCATCCTCTTCCTCTAATTCTTTGATGATTTCTTCTAATTCATCTTCGTACATGCCTTCTTCAGTTTCTTCTGTTTCGTCCATATCGTCAGCTTCGTCCATATCTTCACCTTCTTCCATGTCCTCGCCTTCTTTATGATAGCCTTCTTCAGCGTCTTCTGTTTCGTCCATATCTTCAGTTTCGTTAGTTTCCTCATCTTCTTCCATTTCCTCGTCTTCAGCAAATACGTCGTTCTTGCCTGGATCTTCAGTTGCAGCGTCATGTTGTTCTTCTACATCATCATTCTCATCCATGTCGTCTTCTTCTTGAATCTTAGCAGACAACATACTTTGAAGTCTTGGAGTGAAAGCTTCTTCTAAAGCTAATTTTGCGTTTGCAATTGCAGTTTCTCTAACAGCCTTCGCATCAGCAATAGCTTCTTTTAACAAATCTTTTGACATTTGTTCTCTCCTTTAATATGTTAAATTTGGAAATAAGGTTATTGGGAACCTTAATAGGAATGTTTTTAAATACATACTGCATTATATAGTGATAACGCATTTTTGTATGCTTGATTCGAATATAAATATATAGAAATATAGAAAAAGAATAGTTTTTCCACAACAATTTAGACAATAAAATTAACTATTGTCTAAACTGCTTTAAAATGTAATAATTAAATTATTGAGCTTTGCCGTCTATAATAGAAGTCCAGATATGCTTTTTATCCCAAGCTTTTTCAAGTCTTGTTTTCTTTTGCTGTAATCTGATAGCTTTGTCCATCTTTTTAACTCTTGCAGCAGAAGGCTTTTCATAATATCGCCGATCTCTCAGCTCCTCCAACTTTCCAGTGTCTTTCAATTGTCTTTTAAAGATTTTCAAAGCTTTTTCTAAATCACCAGATGTATTACCTGGAACTTTGACACCGGAAGGTATACCCGGTATAACAAATTCATGTCTTTTCTTATAATTAGAAATAGGTTTACCAGATCTATCTCTAGGAACAAATTTTTTCATATAATTTTGTTTTAGTGAATAATTTTAATTACATATAAATATAACAAAAAAAATTGACTTATCCAAAGAATAAGCCAACTTTTTTATTGAGAGCGATGAGGGTTGTATTTTTTACCAACCTGCTTGAATTTTTTGTGGTTTAGCGCCTTCTAATTGTTTCATTCTTCTATTAAAATCTATAAATAAATCTTTCATTTCTTTTAGAGTTGAAGCCATTCTATCTTTATGATAATCGGTTTCTCTACCGTCGGCTTTATGTTTCAAAGCAGATTTGTTTTGCTCTTGAAATCTTTTAAACTTTTCCATTATGTTACCATATAATGTTGAAGCATTACCATATTCATTATTCCAAGTGTTCATGTACATTCCATTGGATAACATTTTTGTATGATTTTCTACAGCCTTTTGTAAAGTTTCAGTTGCACGTTTTACATAATCTCTTGCTGATTTCCAACCACCTTCTCCAGCTTTCATTGTTAAAGCATCTTGGTATCTTTTTTTGTTATTTCTTAATACATCTCTTGCTGAAAGTAATGCTGTTGCTCCAGCTTTTGCAGCTGCTCTTGCGTTTGCTATATCAACTGAGCTTGGAACTTTAGTTGTATCTATTTGATAAACTTCATCTGCATAAGCATTAAATTGTTTGAAATTGTGAACGCCTTTCTTAGTATAATCAGCTCCAGCTCTATCACCTTTTCTATTAACTATATTACCATTAGCTCCTAATATCTTCTTTCCTAAAGTCATACCAAGTAAACCTGGTTGTATAGTGTTATAGTAATAGCCTCTGTCTTGCATGTTTTGCTTTTTCTTTGTTACTACAAATACATTTAATATGTTTGCTCCAGCATTACCTGATGTTGCTTTTTTAATTGCAGAGTCTGGTGTGTTTGCCCAATCAAATTTCTTTGTTGCTGCTATTTTTGTAAAGATAGTTTTACCACCTGACCATCTTTCAGCTGATAGCATAGAGTATAGATTTGAAAGCTTTTTCGATTCAAATTTTTCTGTTATAAGAAGAGCTTGTAATTCTTCTTTAATTATTTTTCTAATCATTTTAGAATTCATTATTATCCTCCTATTCTAGAATATGTTAACATATCGTTCATAGCCTTAAGAGCTTTTTTCTTTGCACTATCAAATTCTCTACCATATCTTCCTGAGCCACCTGCTTTTTTTAATCCTGAAAGAGCTAAATAAACTTTTTTAATATTTTCTGTTTCTTTTGCTGTTTTCATTCTTGGTGCTGCTTCATTTTTCAATTTACTTAAAGATAAATTTTCAGTTTTCTTTGCTACAACTCCTAACTTGTGATGTAAGTACTCATCAGAATCATCTACGTCACCATCATTATCAATATCTTTGTCTGGTAAATCTTTAAAGTCCATTTCAGCTTCTTTATCATCTATTTTATCTACTGCCTCTGCAATTTCGTAATATTTACCAAGCTTGTTACCTATATCTTCAAATACAGATTCCATTCTTTGTTGTAAAGTTGTAATTTCATTTGCAGTCTTTTCAAATAAGCTTACTGCAGAATTTACTTCTTTCATATCTCTTTTAACTGAAATTTCATCGAACCAATCTCCAGCTTCTGTTATAGCTAAATTAGAAGCTTGCTCAGATAATTCTTTTAGGGTTTTTGTTAATTCTCTAATATCAGTTTCTCTGTAAACAGATTTACCGTATTCATTGAATTTAGAAACGCCATCAAGAATTCTTGCTCTTTGTTCTGATGTTAGCTTTTTAGCTTTATCTTCAGCATTTTCTTTTAATAAATTTCTAAGTTTCATTATTTTCTCCTAGTAGGTAAAGAGCATTTGCATGTTAAATCGCAAAGCATTTCGTTAATGATATTGTTTAATCTATCATATTTTGTATTTACTGTTTCCATTGTAACTGATTCGTTTACTGGGTTCATAAAAGCACCATGTGTAGAAGGATTGGAAACGAAGTCCCAACAAACTAATTCAAAATCGCCTTGTACTTCTAATGTTCCATCTTCTGATAATTGTTTTACAGATCCCATTCCTCTTGAAGATATACCTAATCTTATATTTGCTTTAAGCAATTCTTTTAATATATTTCCAGAAGGTGTAGACAGAATTTCAACTTCTCCTAATAAGTCGTTTTCTTTCCACCATATTCTATTGATATTGTGAGAAGCATTTGCTAAATTAACCACAGAAGAATCTGGGTGATCTAATTCCCCTAAAGCTCTTCTTTCTGCAATTTCTACTTGTTCATATTTCTTTGCTTCTCTTGCTAATATCTCTTTTGGGTAAACTCTTCCATTTTGATTTTTAGCACCGGCTCTTTGTAAAACGCCAGTAACAATTATTCTTCCTCCATTTCTTTCTTCTGATTCTCTTATCAATTGAGGAGAAACGTTAAATGGTATAGTATCTATAAGTACTTGTTTCATTATTTACTCCAAACGGTTCTTTTTCTATATAAGTCAAAAAATAACTCTGCAATTTCTTGTCTAATGATTTTTCGTATTTGTTCTAAATCATTATTATCAAGTTTTTCTGTTATTTTCTTTTTAGCTTTCATTAAAATCTTCTTAACCTTTCTGTAATTCTTGCCATTCTTTCCGCAATTTTTTGCAGGTTACTTCTAGTAGATTTCCAATAACTATTTCTATCTACTCCAGTTTCAGATTTTAATTTTATATTCTGATTTACAATTCTTTCAATCTTAGCTAATTTGCTATTTATTTCTTTGATAGAATTGTTTACTTTTTGCTTAGAAGTATAAGTTTCATCTTTCTTGTATTCTTTATAAGATCTTTCATTTAGAAATGTAGTTTTTGCTAAAGTCATAAACTTTGATTCTTTTACTTTCTTATAGCCAAGTACTTCTATATCTTTCTTTTTCTTTTTACCAAAAGCATAAGGTGTATTATAAGGGCCATCAGCAGTACCAGTTACATTTGCTTCGTCCACTTCCTCTTCTTTTAACTTATCTTCTAATTCTTTTAATTTTTTATTTAGTGACATTTTTAAGCTCCCTTAATAAATCATAAGAACGAAGTAAAGAAACTAAGTGTACATCTTTTAGTTTTCTTTCAGATTGCATTTTTACAATTTGATCTTTTACTTCATTTAATTTAATTTTAATAACTTTATCGTCTACTTTATTTACCTTCTTATTTATTGCATCAGCAATTTTAATTGCTTCTGAATCTGAATACTCTTTTAACTTTTTACTATTAGAAATATTATTTATATATTCTCTCAATAGAGTTTTTTGGTTAACATTTAATTTACCATATTTACTATTGAATTTTTCTAATAAAATTTTATAAGATAAAACTCTTAAGTCTGTATCTTGTTTCTTGTATTCTTTAATAACTTTTTCTTTTGCATCATTAACTTTGATAGGATTATTACCTATGATATGCTCAATAACTGTATATCTTGATCTAACCTTATCACTTGGATTAGTATATTCTCTATCTAAAGTTTTAGAAATAGATGCATTTAATTTATAATTTGAAATTTTAGTTTTAAAAAAGCTTTCTAAATTATAATTAGATTTTATCTCTTTAATTAAATTATACTTTTCATTTCTAAGAATTGATTTATTTATTTTCTTGTTTTCTTTTATAACAGCGTCAATAAATCTATTTGCTTTAGTTTCAGAATTAAACTTTTGATTTTGCAAAGTATGATATAATTGTATTTCTTTTCTAATATTTGTTTTAGAATTGAAATATTTTTCCAATATCTTTATAGCAGGAGAATTTTTTACTCCGCTTAGAGTATCGCTAGTAATTTGTCTTACTAGTAGTTCAAATAATACGCCTGTATTTTTGAATTTCGAATGTTTATTAGTTTTCTTTTTCATATATTCCTGCCTATAATGTAATTATAAATATCACAAAGTATATTAAATATCGTCGTCTAATAGATTGTTTTCATTTAATATAGAGATCTTTTCACTTGAAGAAAATAGCTTTTTAGCTATAGAAGAATTAGATTCTCTTTTCAATGGGCTTTTCCTAGCTCCTCTTATATTATTAGATAATTTAGAAGTCCTTTTTCTTATCTCCTTTGCTAACGGATCTCTTCCTCTAGCTGAATCTTGAGTTCCTGGTTTTGGACCTTCTGGCGGTCTTCCGTTTCTTTCGTTCCTATTTTCAAAAGCTGTTGCAGTTTCTCCTCCACTGTCTCCTTCATCGTCTTGATCTATCATAGCAAGAGTATGAGGTGTACCAAGAGATTCGCCGGATTGTTTTGGATCATTACCTTCATCTTCTAATTGTCTCTTTCTAAATCTTTCTTTTGCATCGTCTACTACTCTTTCTCTTTCTTCTGTCATATCTCTATCACTTAATTCAAAGATGTTTTTGTATATCCAATCTTCAGAAAGCATTTGACCTTCTTTTATATTTCTTGCTAATTCTATTTTACTATTCCATAATTCTATTTTTTCTTGTTTGTAAATAGTTGATGGATTAGTTAATTCTAAATCAAAATCTGCTAGTTGTTCATCTGTATACCCTTGAGAATATAAATGTACAATTGCTATCTTAGTTAATTCTGAGGTAATTATTCTTTGTATTCTTTCTATCGTTCTTGCAAATCTTACATCTTGTGCTGCTAATGTAGCTTTACCTTCAACGCCTTCTTCATAACCAATAAAAGCTTTAGGAATTTTCAATGCAGCAAACATTCTTTCTTTTAAATAATTTACATCATCGATACCTGTCCATTCCATACCCGAAAGTGTATCAATCTCTGTTCCAGATTGACCTCCTCTAACTGGTAAATAAAAATCTTCCATCATATTATTAAGATTGTATTTCATATCGTATTGACCAGTCTTTTGATCAACAAATGGAGTTTTCTTTGATTTGTTAATTACTCTTTGCATGTAGGTATCAACTTCTGCAGGAGGTATATTTCCAATATCAACTTTAAATATTCTTTTCTCTGGAGCTCTCATAATTCTATGAATCATCATTGCATCTTCCATAAGAGTTAACTGTTTCCAAACTTTACGAGCTGATTCTATCATAGATTTACCGTATGGTAAAAAGTTAGTATCTGATAATAATCTAAAGTGAGCTATTTCGTAATTATCGTATTCTATCTTAGATTTTGTTTGAGAATTATAACCAGTTGTATATCCACCCATAGATTGATCTTGAACAAACTTTACTAGCTCAGGGTTTGCAGGATCAAATCCTTCTGACCTATACATTTCATATGAAGATAAAGGTAATACTCCTACAATACCAATTTTTTCAGTTATATCTAATTTTAAATAGAAGTCGCCGTATTTACACATGTTTCTTATCCATGGCCACAAGTTAAATTCTATATTTAAAACGTCATAAAATAAATTGTGTAATATTTTCTTTATTTCTTCATCTTTAGAATTAATAGTTAATACGTCTCCGTATTCATTTCTGAGTGTAGATTCATCAGAGTAAATATCTAGTGCTGCTGATACTATTGAATCTTCATCCATTACTTCATAATCACCATATAATTGCAATTTTAGTGTATGAAAGTTTGGATCATTAGTTGGGTTTATAATTCCCATTGTAGAATAAAGTTTACTAAACCTATCTACTAATCTGTTTGTACTTAATTTTTCTTGTGCTTGGGTTTTATTTACATCTATAACCTTTAATTTATTAGTTCCAATACGTCTTACGATTGTATTAGTAGAAAATAACCCTCTTAGTCTATTAAAAAATGTATTGTTTTCCATTTTATTTATTACCCTCTATCGTAAAAGCCAAGTTAAATCTTCTTCATCATTTCCAGTTTTCATTGTCCAGCCATCATTAGGAAGATTACTTTTGTTATATATACCACTACCCCTTTCAAAATTGTTTAGTGCTAATCTATTTAATTCAATACCTTCATTCCTTAATTTTAAAGCATGATCTCTAACGAATAAAGATATTGCAAAAGCCATTACCAAGTCATCATTATAACCCTTTTGAGCTTCTGGCCTATTGCCATTCCATACAAAAACTAATAGTTCATCTATCAATCTTTTGGACTTGACTACACAGGACTTCTCTCTAAAATAAATATCAAGTTTTGAAACTAAAAGGGGTCTTGTGCGAGATGATGTTGTAAAACCAGGAGTCATTTGAGAGCGGTCTTTTAAATCATACCCTTTAGTTAATTGTGTTGTTGCATCTGTAACGCCGTCGTGTTTATATGTATAATATAAGTTTCTATAATTTCTATCTATTGCTGGTTGTAATGCTGCCCAACCTACATTGGCATTTTCAACAACTAATAATGCTTCATTATATTCTGTAGCAACATTTACTAACATGTTACCAAATTCTTTTGTTCCAGCTTGTCCTTTGTATTCTGCAACTTGTGTAACAGTTTCAACATCTATTATTTGAAAAGTTGAATAATCTCCACCATCTCCACGAGCTACATCGGCAACAACCATATAATCTCTTGAATAATCAGGATACTCCCATATCCAATATTCTCCATTAGGACCTCTTTGTTCTACTGGATCTTGACATACAGTTTCTTTATACCATTGTAATAACTCAGATGGTACAACAGAATTACCTGAAGATAGGAAATCACAATCGCATTCTTGTGCTGCCATCTTTGGACCTAGTAATTCGTCTTGATCTTGTCTCCAAGTTTCATCTCTATCTGGATGTACTGACCAATGCAATCTTATCGTATTGAATTTGTTTTCATTATTTTCAGCTTTAACCCAAGTTTTATGAAACCAGTTACCCATACCATTTGGTGTTGATAATGCTATACATTTACCACCAGTTGCAAGTGTTTGTTGTGATGATGCCCATATATCATCTATATGGTCAATAAATGCTGCTTCATCCATTACTAATAAAGATAGTGCTTCAGAACGACCAGCTTCTGGAGATGAAGATATGGCTTTAATTTGAGAACCATTACTTAATCTCAAAGAAAGTTTATTGTCTTCTACTACTCCACCCTTTAACCAAGAAGGTAAATATTGGTGCATCACTCTAACTTTTGTTACTAAGTTTTTTGCTACATCTTGCTTTGTTGCAATTACCAATGCGTTAAAGTCTTCATTAAATAACATGCACCATAAAGCATATCCAGCAGTTAAAGTTGATATACCTAATTGTCTTGATTTAAGTATTATATTATAATCGCTTTCTGCTATTATATCCAAAGACTTTTCTTGGAAAGGATATAAATCAAATAATATCTTTCCTCTATTTGGATGTTGAATATAAGAATATTTTCTCATAAAGTGCGTTGGGTTAGTAGCACACTTTTTATATTCTGCTGCTATAATTTGTTTAAGGTTTTGACTCATAACTATTTTTTACGTTTTTCGAATGAACGTCCTCCAAAATAAGCACCTATTACTGTGATTAAAACTAATTGTAAAAGATCAGTCCATTTTTCTTCTACCTCAAATGCAATAGTTCCTGCATCTATAAATATCATTAATACTGTACATACAACTAAAAATATTAATACCAATGGTCTTACATTTTTAGATAACCATGAATCAGAATTCATATCAGATTTCCATCTATCTGTAATATTCTGTTCCATTTTAGTTTCGTAATCTGAAATTAATTGTTTCATTTTACGTTTAGCTTCTAGCTTTTCTTCTTTGCTTGTTGTAAGATTATCAAGTACACCACCAACTGATTCTACCAGTTCTCCAGCTCCACCTGAAAATAATTTTCCTAATCCTAGTCCCATAACTTATTCTCCTTTTTGTTTTCTAAATTTCATTATCTTATCTTTTTTCTTGTCTAAATAATAAGATGCATTTTCATCTAAATCAACAGGCTCTTGCATTAAAGCTGCATTGAAATCTGATTCAGCTTTCTTTACGATTTTATGCATTTTAATTAAAGCTTGTTTTAATTGTTCCCTTTTCTTAGGGTTCTTTTCTGCTACAAAGGCTTTTCTTAATTTTTGCTGCTTTAATTGAACGTCTTGATAAGCTTCAATTGCTTTCTTAAAACCCTTTGTCATTGAAGCTTCAATGATTCTTTCCATCTCTTCGTTTATTATTTCTTTTATCTTTTTAGAGTTTTTCATTTTTTAGCTCCATTATCTTTTTAATTTCTTTGTCAAATAATTTTTGTAATTCTTCTTTTGTTTGACCTGTTCCCCAATCTTCTATATCGCCGTGTTCTGAAATCATAGTTTTAGATTCTCTTTGATTTAAGAAATCGCTATACTCTTCTTTAATTTCTTTTAACCAAGAATCAAAGTTTTTTGACTTTACAGATTTAACATATTCTAACCAATGCTCTTTACCCTTCTTTTTTATATTCGTTTCGAAATCTGCTAAGCAATCCATACAAAATTTAAAATGTGAATATGCAAATTTATCTGTTATATGTCTCATTCTTTTATTACAATTAGGGCAACATAAAGGTACAGCATTTTCTTTTCTTGCTTTATCAAGTTTATTTACAGTTTGTTTTAAACCATTTTGTATTGTCCAAGTTTTACCTCTTTCTTCCCAGACATCGCCTTCTTTTCTAATAATTCTTTTAGTTGTATACCCACTTCTTATTTTAGACTTAGCATGAATGTTACCTGTAGCAAGGTTTCTCATTCTTTGAACTTTTGATTCACTAATAGATTTTCTCATTATAATAACTCCCTTGCATGTTTTAACCATTTAACAGCAATTTTATTTTTTGGTTGTTTATTTAAAAACTTGTTTATCTTTGATCTAACTCCATTAGGTAAATTGTTTGTTTCTTTACCTTCTGTAGATACTTCTGAAAAATTAGATCCAAACATAGATTTATAAGTTTTTAAATTGTCCATAACTGATTGCCAAGATCTTTCTACTACTTTATCTAGCAATGTTCTTTCTTTTCTAGCTCTGTTTCTTTCTAAAGCAGTTTCCAAAGAAGTAGATACAAATATCATATAACAATCGTATCCCAATTCTTCTATCATTGCTTTCTTTTTTCCAAGAGCATTTGATGATGCTCCTGTACCATCTATTATAATACCCAGTTTACTATCTACATAAAGTTGCAATTGTTTCTTTGCTACCTTTACAGCTTTAGCCATAAGCTTACCAGCTTGAGATCTTTGAGCATCATCCATGTCATTTTCCGATGGTGGTATTTTATTTTTAGCTTTTAAATATTCATAAGCTTGATCTGAGTTTATTACTTTTAATCCTGCTCTTGTTAAATTAGATTGTATCTTTGATTTTTCTGGTATTCCGAATAATTTATTAATAACAGTTGATTTACCAGACCCAGGACCACCAGCTAAGAAAATAGCTTTAAATGCGTATTTATTTTTAACTGCTTCATTTAATTGATCTTTTATTTTTTCACCATCAGGAGTTTTTGAAGGAATCTCTTCTTTATCTAAAAAGTCTATAAACTCATACCCTATAACTAATGCAATATCTTTTATTCTTTTACTCCATCTTTTATAAGCTTGTGTACCTTTGTAATCTTTATTCGTTGCTGTTGTTACACCTGGTATTCCTGCTGGATAATAAGAAGGGATGTTGTCATTTACTCTGCCTTGCATTGGTTCTTCATTAGACAAAAGATAATCTACAACTTGCATTCCAAGTTTCTTAGCCATCATATCATTGTCTTTTTTATATGAAGCATTATTTGTATACCACGTTGTAGGTCCGTCGTCTACATCACCAGTTGCAGAAGTTGAAGTTGCACTGGCTTCTAGAATTCTTTTGACATTACCCGATACTATAAATTCTTCAACAGTATCAACATCAACGTGATCATACATTATATTTTTAGCTAACCAATTTGCTAGTTTCATATTTTCTTTCTTAGCTCCAATTCTTTTTTAATCCATTTCTTTGCAATAGGATTTTTAATTGGTTTAATTACAAATGAATTAGCAGCTTTTTTAACTACTCTTGAAAATTCTTTATATTCTGAATTATCAACAATTAACATATTACTTGCTCCAAATAGAGTTTGAAATTTTCCCATGTTATTTTGTACTGCTTGCCAAGATTTTTTAACCATATCTTCTGGTAACTTTCTTGGTCTTTTATTA